GGCCAGCCGGTCGGTGCCGATCACGCGAAAGTGGGCGCAGACATCGCCGAGCAACGTCTCCGTGAAACGTACAACTACCCCGTCTCGAAGATTCGTAACGTCCACAATCTCATCAGCCATCACATGTTCCCGGCCTTCTCATCGCCGAAAGGCGCACGCAAGTTCCTCAACCGCGTTGGGGATGCGGCGGATGATCTTCTGACGTTGCGCAGGGGCGATATGACTGGCAAGGGCCAGACCCCCGAGGAAGTGGCTGCGCGCACTAGCGTAGACAAGATGCACGAACTGGTCGAGGGTGTACGGCACGCTGGAGCGCCGACGAATCAGAGCATGATCAGCGTCAACGGCGACGACCTCCAAAGCCTGGGCTTGAAACCGGGACCGCAGATTGGTACAATCCTGCGTCAGCTAACGAACCGAGTTGTTGAATCGCCACAGGATAATGCCAGAGATCGGCTACTACAATTGGCGAGAGAATACATCAATGCTTTGCCAGATCAACCTGTGCGACCGACCGGCCCGCTCCAAGAAGAGCGGCCTATGTGAGGCGCACTATCGTAAACAACTTCGCTATGGCGATCCTTTGGCAAGGCGATACGGTGGTCCCTATGCAGGCGAGGAATGCGCTGTTGAGGGGTGCTGGCGACCAGTGGTGGCGAAGGGCTGGTGCCACGCTCACTGGGAGCGGCACAGGAAGGCCGGAGATGTGCAAGCGGATGTTCCGCTCAAGGCTCAGGGCCGTCGAGGGTTCGGAACAATTGATGCGCGTGGGTATCGGATCATTTATCGCAATGGAAAGCGTATAGCGCTTCATCGTGCCGTTATGGAGCAGCGTCTTGGGCGGGCACTTCTGCCCGACGAGGAGGTCCATCACAAGAACGGAGTGCGCGATGACAATCGTAACGAGAATCTTGAGCTTTGGTCGAAGTCTCATCCCGCTGGACAACGAGTCCAAGATTTGCTAGACTGGGCGGATACAATCCAGCAACGCTACCTACCGGAGGCAGCATGAAGCTCAAAAGCGCACTCAAGTATACGTCCCCCGTTGGTTATGCCGCTGTCAAGGCGTCAGAGCGCAAGAACGATCCCGAGCGTCAGGCTAGGAAAGATCAAGAGGCTGAGAATAAGAGCTTTCAGGAGCAGTGGCAGCCTGAGCGTATTGCTCAAGCGGCATCCGAGCGTGGCGCTGAGGTTGCAAAGTTCAAGATCAAAGTTCCCGTAGGGAAAGATGGAGGGCTGCCCGGAGGTACTATGGTGCTCTATGAGCATGGTGAGGTTGCAATCACGCATGGCAAACTTGTCAAGGCGAGCAAGCGTTATCAAAAGGCTGGCTCTATCATCGGGGCTGAGGCTTCTATAGATCAGACCTCAAAGTCCAAGGCAACGTGGACTGTTGGCACGGGATTGCTTGGCGGCAAAAAGATCGCCGGTCATGTGTTCCTAACCATCACGGGTCCAGACATAAGTGTTACGCAAGAGTGTCACGAAATATGCTCACGCGATGCCCGCAAGTTTGCGGTTGAAGTCAACCGTCTTGCGGCACAGCTAACGCCAGCCACGGCTGACCCCGCTCCTGTCACATCTACATCGGACGAGCTTGCCAAACTGGCATCGCTTCGTGAAGCGGGTGCGCTGACGGAGGATGAGTTCAGCGCAGCAAAGGCGAGGTTGCTAGTATGAGGGCGCAGGAGTACATTCAAGCACAACCGGAGGCGTAGTGCAAGCCTTTCCATCGTCAGTCAAGTACATCAACCGAAGGCGGCGTCCTAAGCGTGTCTTCATCAAGCGAGAGGACGGCACTCTTGAAGACCTCTTCCAAATCTATATTGTTGATCCCGACCACCGACCTGCCGAGGCATGTGCTTTGCTTTGGGATCAAGACGCCGGATCAGACGATCATCGCGTACGACAAGGAGCGCCATGACAGTCGTTCTGAGCGATCCGGAGGACCACGCTCTATTCGCGGCCTTCTACCGGAATCGACAACGCCCGCGTGAGGATGGCGGCACCAACGAGCAGTGGGCGGCTTATCGTGTCCCCGTCAATGAGGTCACTCCTGACGGCATAGATTGGGCGGCAGGCCAGCCAACCGTTCTCTACAAGCAGGGCGACGAGTGGTTCTGGGCGTGGGAGTGGCGATATGGCCAAGAGTGGCGATAGAACTGATGGGTAATAAGCATGACACGAATCGGTAATATCCTCGACCCCATTCACGCCGAGCTTGATCCTCGTGTCTGGGACAATCCGGCTGCCGAGAAGCCGAGTCTCAAGACGGAGCACGCGCATTGGATCAAGCGCGTCATCTATCACACTCTCAAAACCGCTGGCTACACCAATGTCGAGGATTGGCTGTCTCTCGTCCTTACGGGGAGCATTTGCACATACCAGTACTCCAACGACAGCGATATCGACATTTCGCTCTTCGTGGACGTTGCTAAGTTCCCCGAGTGGTCGCGTGCCGAGATGATCGCGCTGATGGTGAGTAAACTTGATGGCAAGACATTGCCGGGAACCCCGTTTCCTCTTCAGGACTTCGTGGTGGGCGGTGGCCTCAAGCCGTCTGACCTATACAAGCCGGGACTGCGTTCCGGCTATGACATCGACACGAACCAGTGGATCGTGCCTCCCGAGAAGAACCGCGTGCATGATGTGAAGGCGGAGCAAGGTGGTTTCTACGCCTGGGCGCTCCAGATGGCCGACAAGATGGAACGTCTGTTGCGCTACGAGCCCGACCAGGCCATCGAATTCTGGCACTCGATCCACAAAAAGCGTCAGCGTGACATGGCGAAGGGCAAGGGAGATTTCGCGGAGTCCAACATCATCTACAAGATGCTGGCCAATCGCGGGCTCTTTCCTCAGATCAGCGGCGTAAGCGGCGAGTACATCGCTAAGACGGCCGCAAGCGATTGGTTCGCCCCGAGCTATATGGTGCCGGATGAGACGAAGCACGCGATCCACGAGTGGGCGCACACGCTTCCGTGGCCACTGGGTTCGCGCATGGCACCCCCTGATCGCTATCACGTCACGGGCGTCTACAGTCCGAGTGGTTTTGGGGACCCGAGTCACCACGACTGGGCGGAGTCACATAGCGGACTCACGTATCCTGTGCAGACAACAGGGGTCGAGAGTTTCTCTCCGCCCAAAGTCGGCGAGCAAGCACCGGTCGTCATGCGCGTGCATCATCCGCAATTGGAGGCAGATACGGAACGTTTGATGGACGAAGCGCAGCAACGCGGCCTACCAGTCTCGCGCTTCCCCGGTGGCTACAAGCCTCATATCACTCTGGGCTACAGTCCGACTCCGCTAGAGGTCGAGCATCCGAACATGAACTTCAAAGTCGGCCCGCTACGCGACCTCCATTCCTACTACGACGAGTTGAAGCAGCAGCGCGAAGGAAAGACTTCCGTGCAGACCCCGATGGGCTTCCAGACGATGTTCCATGTTTCTCCGCGCAAGAATCGCGAGTCGATCCTAGAGCATGGTCTAGAGGGACATGAGCAGGGACGCCGCGAGGAGTCGCCGTGGGACTACACTTGGCCGCAGCCTCCGGGCAACTATCTCTTTGACAATCTCGATGATGCGCGCGCATACACGCACACGATGCATCAGCAGATCAATCCCCGCGAGCCGGGAGAGTACGGGCATGATAATGAGGACTACGAAGAAGATCGATACGAGTACCCTGATCCTCCCGAGGGTTTTGAGGACTGGCCCGAGGAGGAGCAAGAGGCGTGGCACGATGAGGCGGAACCTGTCGAGCGAAACGACGATCCTAACGGAATGGACATCTACTCGGTGCAGGCTCATGGTCTGCCCATAGCTCCGGACCCCGAGGCGCTAGTAAGTCAGAAGGCGCATGACAACGACTGGGACCTCGGTCGCATTCATGATGAGCAGGAGAGGTTGCGTGCTGAGGAGACGGGGCGCGGATACGATCCAGATAGTCCAAACGAGGAATTGGGCGGCTACCACGGCACCGAGCCCAAGCGTTACTACGTGCCAACGGCCGTACAGCCATCGCGCCTCGCATTGGAGGAGCACCATCCCTCTTGGGGCCTAACGCCCGAGCATTCAGAAGAGGCTCACGAAGAGACAAACGACAAAGAGATACCGACGCCATGGGCGAAGATACCCTTCACGGAACGTCCGGTTCCCGGTCATGAGGCGAAGATCGCAGGCAATCCGCAAGTGGCGAAGTTCGTGTACCACCCGAACAGCAATCGTCTACTCTTGGGCCAGATGGGTCGTGAGGAGGGCGAGCATTCAACGCACTCGGAACTCGCCCATCACCCAATATGGGAAGATGTGCTACCTAAGGAAATGGCGTTTGGGGACATCAACGAGAACGGTTACGTCACAACGCATGCTAGGCCGCAGATCAGCTTGGACCACGATGACATGAATCAGTATCAGAAGCAGTATATGACCGAGGAGGCTCTTCGTCGCGCGGTGCCGGGGGCTCAGTTCACGAATCCGACTAAGAAGCTCAATCCTGCTTGGGAGCTACCGAGTGATCCTGAGGTCACATATATGGGTAAGCCGCCAGTCGTGACACCACGAAATGAACCCGAGGAGCGTTGGCAGTTCAAGGCGAGCAACCCAGTCGCCCACAAGGTCTATGACGAGACAATGCAGATGGGTGGCAGCACGCGTGATCTCTACGGCAACGGGCCGACTGCGCGTTATGGCTTTGCTCCTGACCTGGCCACCCAGACGCCGATACCCGAGGATCAATTCAGTCCTCAGGCCGTGGAAGACTTTATCGCCAGGTTCAAGGATCGTCTCCATGAGCCGGGGAAATACGTCGGGGCCTGGAAGCACGAGGGCAACATTGTGCTCGATGTGACCGAAGGCCATGATGATCACGATGAAGCTTATCAGCGAGCCTGGAACGGTCATCAGAAGAGCATGTGGGATTCGGTTGCGAATCAGGAAGTCCCTGTTCGTGGCCTAGATTACGAACAGCCCTTGACAGCGCAGTAGCGTATCCTGTATACTATGGGCTATGCCCCGATACCCTGAAACCAAGTTGGATCGCGCCGTAGGGAGCGCCATTGCTCGCGAGAACGCGGCTGTACTTGAGGAAGAGCACACAGGCAAGCCTGTGGATACGCCGGACCGTCAATGGTTCCGTGAGCTTATCGCTGAGCCCCTAGATGAGGAGCAGTCATGATCATCACGCCATATAACCACGAGACAGACGAGACGCCAGAGCTTGGCGTCTTCATCGAAGCCGACTCGCTTGAGGAAGCTGAGGAGAAGCTGCGGGAGCTTGGACGCGAGGACCTTCCCCTGCTCATGACGAATGACCCCTCGGTATGAGCGTCACGGAGCCCGACAAGATGACGACGGCGCTGCGCATCGCGCAGACTGCCACTGGCCTCTTTTCGCCTGAGGAGATAGAACAGTCTCTTGCGCGCGATCTCGACCTGGACGAGCGACAGGTTTCTGCTATCATGCAGAGAGTCAACGCACGGTGGAATTGACGACCGTACTGCGTCATAATGACTGAATGTCGTGGTCTAAGGTTATCTCAACGCAAGATATAGGGTCCTGGGAGGAGGATTACTACCGTCTCGCGCTCGCCGACGCGCCACCCGAGCTACCGGCGCACTCTTTGCGTATCGGACACACGGACGCAACATGGTTTTCGGTCACGCCGGGGGTCGCTCATGTCTTCGCCAGTGGGGGTTCGATCCTCGACCGCGAGTATGCTTGCCGCATCGTGGAGGCGCAGCTAGTTGGCCACGGCATCGAGCGGGCGCAGTATCGTCTCGATTGGGATCACGCCGACACGCAGTTGATCAAGGAAGCGGACTGGAACGATATCGAAGCAAAGGCCAAGCGTCTTATCCAGTCAGGCAAAGTCCACATCCTGCGCAACAGCGCTCAGATCATCGCTGGCCACGTCGAAGGCGATCACGGCGACTACACGACAGAAATCACACGGCAGGACCCAAGCTCGCAGGCTATCTCGCTCTGGTCGTGCGGCTGTAAGTGGGATCAGTTCGCCTGGCAACGCACTCGTCAGTGGAAGAAGTACGAGGGTCGGGTGTGCTCTCATGTGCTGGCCACCTACTGGCTTGCGCAGACAATGCCTCTCGATGAAGAAACGGGACCCGGCGCTGAAGGCCCGCAAGCGCCGCAGGAAGGCGGTCCTGGAGCCGTTCCAGCGCCAGAAGGCATGGCGCAGGTCCCTGGTGGCGGCACGGGTATGGTGCCTCCAGCGACCGCTCCTGGCCCGCAACAGCCTGGGATGCAGAATCAGATAGCCCCCATACCGGCTGGACCAGGCACGCCTCCTCCGGGGCAAGCGCCCGAGCCACCTGAACTCATTCCGCAGTACCCGCATGATCCCTCCCTTCAGCCCGCGATCAATCCTGTGTCCGTCCCTGGCCTCAAGCCACAGACGCCACTCAACCCGATCCAGTCTCCAGGCGGCACGTTCTCCCACGTCGCGGCGCAGCAGTTCACGAACGGACAGATGGTCCAGTTGAAACAGGAGGACGTTGGGCAGACCGTTGGCTTGAATGCAGGCCAGACGGCCACTATTCCGGCCAACAGCATTGGCGAGGTCCTTGGTTCTGATCCTCTAGGGCTCGTGAACGTCTACTTCGCGGGACCGCAGGCTCAAGCTGGTAGAATGGAACCTCACGGCATCACAGGATGGTTCTGGCCAAAGGACTTGATCCCACGCGGAGGCATTCAGCCTCCCGGACCCGCCGTGCAACGACGATGAACCTAAGGTTTGCCATCAAAGAAATCAAGAACCTGATCGTCTGCCGACTAAAGCAAGCGGGTGAGCTATGGGCCTCGTGGAATCCGCAGCCTACGTGGCGCGAAGTCTTGCGTTTGACGATCTACGAGACAATCGCTGTTGTTGTGCTAATCATCTTGATCGAAGTCGTTACCGAACTCATTGCTTGACTTTGGTTCATCGCTCTGATATTATCTAGGGCTATGCGATACGAAAGTGGTTCTGGCAGTGCGCAGTTGATGGACGATGCTGTGCGCGTGAGCAAAGGCGTAGCGGCCAATCAATCGCAGGAAAGCCTGGACGACCAGTTGAAAGACATGCTCGTCCTCGCTACGCGCTTTGGCCTGTACGACGCGGCCGACTGGCTCAAGGACCTTCTGGGTCATCGCGAACGGTTCCAACAAGACTACGGGGAGCTACCGACATGAGCGCGGGAGAACTACTTCAGAAGTACGAAAGCGAGTACTTCGAGTTGCGGAAAAGGATGGATCACGCCGAGGCCGTCTGTGAGCTTCGCTCGTACGACTATGAGATGGGTCGGCGAGCAGAATGATCGCGGCGCTCTCTTTCGGATGGGCATTCTTGGGCGCGATAGGCGCTTGTGTGCTCATCAGCTATCTGGGCTATGTCCTCTTGGGAGGGCGACTCTGATGTGGCGCGATTCTCAATCGCCCCCGGAGGGCCAGCCCGAGCGCAGAAAGCGCAGGGCTCGCTATCTCAAGGCTCGCCAGGAGCAGCGCAGCTTGGCGGTCGCTCAGGCGCATTACGGCGGGATGCTCGATGACATCTCGACCGAAAGCTTGATCGTACAGCGCGTGAAAACAAGCGAGGACGTATGCGCTTGGCTTTTGACGCTACGGCAAATCCACAACGCTGAGATTGCTTTGGCGGAGTTGCTAGAGGAGGCATGATGACATTCGCTGATCTCAGAGCGTCGCTTGAAGACCGCGTTCGGACGCTCGAACATGCGTATAGCGCTGAAATCGATGTGCCACTTGCTAAGCAGAACCGGTACAACGTTTACACGCTTGAGGGTCGGCTGGAAGAGGCACGCGCCATCCTGCGCCTTGTAGCTTCCGTAGACACGCGACCTGCGCTCATGCAGATAGATGCCGATGGTAGCGTCGAGCTTGTCATCAGCGACCCCGAGCCCGAGTGGGGTGAGCAGCAGCGCGGTGACTGGCCGATATCTACCTTTGCTGATCTATTGGTCCCGCGTGAGGAACGAGCGCGTATCAAGAAGATCGTCACGACTCCCGTTGCAACGTGCGAGGACGATGCTGAGCCTGGCACTGATCGACACGATCCAGGGCGGTGCTAGATGATCTTCCGTGAAATCACCCCATCTCGCTATCGCGTGCTCGCGCATGAGGGCGACACGAAGTTTCGTGGCGTCGTAGAGAAGCACACCTTTCGCGACGAGAAAGGCATCACGCGAAGCTGGTGGCTCGCTCGTGGCGCAGACGCCGGATGGAAGGTGTCTACCAAGGGCAAGTTCAAGACTCGCAACGAGGCTGGTCGAGCGCTGCTTCAAGACGACAAGGAACCGTACGCAGACAAACGTATGTCCTGGAAGAAGAAACAGGGCACTACGGTTGGGACATGAGGATGGATGCATTCGAGGCCCGCGATCAACTGAATGAGCCGTTTGAGGGTCAGCCCACGCAGGCGCATTTCGAAGCGATCCGTGTCCTGCATGATTTGCCAGCCGACGCTGAGATTGCGTGGGACCCTCATCGAGGGTGGTCCTATCGCAAGCCAATCGATCTCGATGAGATCAACTTCACCATCACGGTGGGCACATGATCACCGAGGTCCTTGAGGAGCGCGGCATGCTCGACCTGTCCGCGTGCCGGGACTGGAAGACCGGTGCCTCTCTCGGCGGGATGGCTCGCTGCAACCGCTGCGGATGGGAGGGCCTCCCTACATACTGGCGGGGCGAGGTCCTGACCGAATGTCCGAAGTGCGAAGGCTTCGAGGACGGCGACCTTGATCTCTCAGATGCCGATCCGGATACGATCATCTGTCGCATTCGGCAACGTGTCCTCTTGCGCCCTCAGGCACCGAAGCAGGGACGGAACGAGCCATGCGCCTGCGGCAGCGGCAAGAAGTTCAAGAAGTGCTGCGGTCGCTGATGTTCTACTACCTGGGCATTCCTGTGGAGATCGTGCCTGATCCCAACGTCAAGGGCAAGCGGGCCATTGAGTTTGGGTTGGGCTACGTCAACGCACGTTGGCCAGATGGTAAGGTCTACACGCATTGGCGGGCACAACTCTATCCGACGCCTTGGCCATCGCTCTCACTCGCGCAGGCCGCTCTTGCAGGCGTTAGCCTAGTCTGATATACTATATTCATGCTTTCTCGCTACACCTATCGATACGCAGAGCGGCTGCGCAAAGCGCAGTTCATCATGAAGAATCAATGTCAGTTTACTGATGCAGAGATTCGCAAAGCAAAGCGAGTCATTCAGGAGGCCACAGTCAATGACTAAAAAGGACTATCAAATGGTGGCGGCTGTCCTCAATCGACAGCGCAATGGTTTCTTGGCTGACGCATCAAACGAGAGTCTCAGTCGCATGTCTCAACGGCTGCTTGAGAACTATAGTCATGGGATCGAGGTCAGCGCTGAAGCTCTTGCAGACGAATTCGAACGGGAGAATCCTCGCTTTGATCGCGACCGCTTCCTGATCGCTTGTGGGGTGTCGCGATGATGACTCATAAGGAGGCCAAGGCCATTGCTGCTCTGCTCTCCTATGGGCGCATCGATTGGTCAAGCGAGCCCGAGTTCGGGCACCTTGAACGGGTGGCGGTCAAAGTCAAGCCGCGTGCCAAGGTCGTCGCTTGGTTGCACGATGCGGTCGAGGATGGCCCGACCAACTTCGGAGCGCTCAAGAGCGCTGGCATCAGCGACGTGGAGTACTCGGCGCTGTTCCTCCTCACCCGCATGCCGGAGGAAACCTACCTTGACTACATTCGAGGCATCGCAATGGCCGAAGGCGAGGCCGGAGAGATCGCTAAGGAAGTCAAGCTGGCAGATAACGACGACAACTGCACTCGGCCATGTCCTGCGGATAAGCAGGGGATGCGCCAGCCGGGTGGTCGCTACGACAAGGCGAGGAAAATCCTGCGAGGAGAAAAGAAATGAGTCCTCGCCCCATCCATCTCCACTTCTGCTACACTCCTACGTCATGACTAAGATACCGATCACGCTAACGACTTATGCCTCCATCGATGTGCAGGATGACGCCGTTCTGGACCTAGATCGAGGCGAGGCCATGTATGGCGTTCCTTTCGCCAGCGAGAAGGCACTCCTTGAGCATTTGGCCATCAATCTGATCGGTCTTGGGCTCTCGCTATCCAACTTGGACGGGTGGGCGGATTTGCCCGATGATGCGGTGACCGTGAAAATCGATGACATCGTGAGCGATGACTGATGGCCGCTGCTGATTCACAAGCTCGTCGGGAGTACGATGCAAGCGTTGAGGCGGCTATAGATGCCCTGACGAACGGGACGTGTGATGATCCGGACTGCGGTATCTGTTACCGGAGGGTCAGTCCCGCGCCCACGACTCACATTTCCTTCGTGGAGCCCGACGTGCAGGCTCGGCAGGAGATTGATGCATATCTCAATAACGGCGTAAAGCTCGACATCCTTGCCACGGCCGACATGGCTCCTGACTTGGCATACCGTCTGCGCAAGATGCGCGAGACGGCAGATGAGTTGATGGCCGAACGCGACAGGGCAGAACTCGCGAGCGAGGAGTGGGAGCAGCTTTACTCCATCGCGATTGGGATCGTCCACGAACATAGGGATGATCTCCGCGAAGCGTGCGCTGAACGTGACAACTGGAAGGAGTTGGCCTTCGAGGAGGCGACGCTTCGCGGGTCCGTGGAAGCGAGCCTATTCGTTGCTGAGACTAGGGCGTCTGAGGAGGCAGCCGAGGGCGCTCGACAGACGCAGCTAGCCCAAGACCGTCTTCAGATCATCAGCTTCCTGGAATCGGCTGTGCTGACCTATGCCAACCACGCTTGGAATGACATCAAGCGTGAGATCATGAGACGTTGGCCATGAGTGACGTGATCGATGAGTTCCCGACGCGTCAAGGGCGTCCTCCGATCTACCCATGGGGCATCTGGAGCGACGGCCAGGTCTACAAGCTCTATGCGGGCGAGGACTTCAATGGGCAAGCTGCATCATTCCGCGTGCTCGCGCACCGGACGGCTAAGACCATGGGACTCAAGGTCGAGACTGCCATCGTTGATGACGGCGAGGCCATCATCATCGAGTTCAAAGAAGCTGACGGATCACCCTTGACTTCGTAGTTGCAGTCCTGTACACTCACGATCAGAACGACTCTGATCCCCAAGCAAAGGAATATCATGAAGCGCATTCTTGTAGGACTCGTGGCGACGGCGCTTCTGGCGCTTGGCGGTACGAGTACAGCATTGGCAACGAAGGCCGTATCGGCAAAGGCAACGTATTCGAACTGTACGACGGTTACGGGTACGAAAACCAAATGCAAGAACTACTACGCGCGAGGCCCGGTTGGTCCCAAAGGTCCTAAAGGCGCTCAGGGCCTTCCGGGCATCCCTGGAGTAGCTGGTCCGATTGGTCCAGAAGGCAAGCAGGGGCTACAAGGGGCCATCGGAGCAACGGGTCCTGCGGGTCCCGAAGGCAAAGAAGGTTCCGCCAGCACGGTGCCGGGACCCGCTGGTCCGCAGGGTCCTAAGGGCGACACTGGTGCTACTGGAGAGGCTAGTACCATCCCCGGTCCAGTGGGTCCGGCAGGTGCGACTGGTCCTCAGGGTCCGGCTGGCACTAGCCCGCTGGTCTTTGGTCCATATTCGTCCACGAGCGAAGATACGTCTGGATGTTCAGGGCCTCCGGAAAACAGCGACCATGAATCGGTTTGGGCGAACGATACGTTCACCAGAACATTCATTGTATCTCCCCAGTCGGACGGTACATTCGTCGTGACGGAGTTGTTCAACGGCACTTTCGTAACCAATGGCGGCGAAGGCGTAACGCCCAACTGTCAATCGCTGAACGCGGGTATCGAAGGGCAATTCGTTGGCGATGAGGTATTCACCGTTCCCACGCCCGTTGGATTCAATCCGGCAGCAGCAGGCGCAGTGAGCAATACGGGAGACTTCTTCAAAGTCTTCTTCAATGCTTCTGTGCCTGGTAGTTACGCATGGCAGTTCCACTACATCACTACGAGTAACGGAACGTGGGACAATGCTGACGCTTCGGGCGGCGGCAACGTAGGCAGCATCCATAACTAGACGCTAGTTTAGTTCGCTCACGAGCGCCTCGCCTTCGGGTGGGGCGCTCTTGCGTTAGACGCGATTTCTTGGTAGACTCCAGGCGAAATGTCATGACATATTCAACAGGAAGGCATATCGTGAAGCACAACTTCAGGTACATCATCGGTATCGTCGCTGCAATGGCAGCGCTGGCCGTTCCCGCATCGTCCTTCGCATGGGGCGGAGGCGCTGTCACTCTCGTTTCTTGCGGGGAGGCAGATGTCACGCTTCCCGCTGAGTCGGGTCCATGGCAGTACAACATCGAACAGGATGGCCATCTTGTGCTTCACGGTACGAGCAATGGTGCAGCGGGCAAGGTGTTGTCTATCGGCATTCGTGCGATGGACGACAATGAGCACTCCATCCTCGTTTGGGTCAGCAACGCTGCTAGCAAAACAGACGGTTATCAGAGCGCTACGGCTACCTTTGTGAACTGTGGGCCTGTTACGGGTACACCTGGCCCTCAGGGTCCAACGGGACCGGAAGGTCCGAAAGGCGCAAACGGTGTTGGCTCACCGGGTCCGGCGGGACCCAAGGGCGATACTGGTCCAGCAGGACCTAAAGGAACTGATGGAGCGAAAGGCTCAACCGGTACTGAAGGTCCCGCAGGTAAAGAAGGGGCGAAGGGGCTAACTGGTCCAATCGGTCCTCAGGGTCCGACTGGTCCGGCGTCAGAGGTACCTGGTCCGAAAGGCCCCGCAGGTCCTCAGGGTCCCGCAGGCCCATCCGGTCCTCTAGGTCCGCAGGGTCCTGAAGGTCCTATCGGTACTACGGGTCTAACTGGGTTCACGGGTACCACGGGCACACAGGGTATCCCTGGTATCTCCGGAGTAGCAGGTCCGGTTGGTCCTCAGGGTACATGTTGTCCGTGTGTTGTGGCCCCTAAGAAGGTCGCGGCACCGAAGCACAAGAAGGTCAAGAAGCACCACTACAACCCAAACGCTCAGCCTACTGAAACGGGTAGAGGCTAAGCAAGTCGTTATCGATGTACGTCAAAGGGGCTCGCTGCGGCGGGCCTCTTTTTCGTTCTACGTTAGCATCATTAGCACTACCTTAGCACGATTCACTTAGAGAAAGAGGAAAAGCTGGGACAACGTGGAGGTAATACTTGCAATGGTGTCTCTCCTGTCCCTGACCGATGAATGACGCAACAAAGGAAATCTCGATGGCCCAGTCTGTTGCGCGATCTGTTCCTGGGCGGGATAGCGTTGGTAATCCTGTACACCCAACTCTTTTCGGACAAACCGGCACAGCCCATCTTGATCTTCCTGGTGATCTTTCTTTTCGGATCAATTCCGGCCCTTCGAGGAGACAACAAAGGAAATCGTCCGAGCACATTCGCACGGATTATCATGTCCCTGATGGGGGTACAATTCCCAGAGAACTACAGCGAGAACGAAGAGGGCACGCAACCATCCGCAGATGGCCCAACACCGTCGCCTGGGCCTTCGCATGCGGGGCACTCGGCGTCCTCCTCCAAATCATCATCAGCGTCCAGTAAAAGGGGCAAGTGATGGCGACTCAACGCTTCCGTCTCTTCATCATTGCTTCAGTCATCGTGGCTGCATTGCTAGTGGGATATGGGTTTTCGCAGTTCGCGGCGCAAGCCGGGCGCATTGAAACTGAGGCTACGGCTCAAGGCCAACTAGCCGTCAAAGTAGCGGCGATCACAAAAACCAATCTTGCTAATCGCGCAAGTAATGTTGGTACATGGTGCGATGCAATCAACGCGAACCGCATCGAATCGAAACGGGTCATCCCCGCTTGGAAACTCAAGCCGCTCAACTGTAAGGCACTTGAGGCCGCGACGACTGCATCAGGCGCACCCGTTCCGATTCCTACGGGAGTAAGCAAATGACTTTCTCGACACGTTTTCGGATATTCATCATCGCGAGCCTTGCCATAGCTATCGCTTTGGCTGGAATTGGGTTCACCCAGATACAAAGTCTGGCTTCACAGCGTACGCACGATCAGGCTATCTCAAATGCCTATCAGGCAATTGAGAACTCGAAGATCGAAACACTCACGCGGCAGAACCACGTCCTGGTACTCCAGGTCACCAAACTTGAGCACGGCACTCGTAAGTTCCTTGCTGGTAAGGCGGGTCTACCGGGCCTTCCTGGCATCCCTGGCGTAGGTCAGATTGGAGCCCCCGGTCAGCCAGGTGGTATCGGTGCTCCTGGTCCTCAAGGACCCGCAGGACCATTTGGGCCTATCGGTCCTGTAGGTCCTGGCGGGGCTGAAGGCAAGGCAGGAACGAATGGCACAGACGGAGCACAAGGCGCTAAGGGCGATACTGGCGCGCAGGGTGAAGTAGGTGCAGTAGGACCGCAGGGAGCCCAAGGCGAAGTCGGCAAAGAAGGCGCTGTCGGTCCTCAGGGTCCAGCGGGTGAAGTAGGTCCAGCAGGCCCTCAGGGCGAACCGGGTCCTCCAGGCCCACCTGGACCAGCAGCCGAAGTACCAGCGACGTGAGTAAATGACCGAGAAGCGCTTTCGTGCATTTATCATTGCCAGCGTTGCGGTCCTGGCTCTACTCGCAGCCTTCTCCTTTTACAAGATCGAAGGAGACATCAGCGCTCGAAAGCACCTTGCCACTCGCATCGAGCGAGTGGAACGTGTGACTAAGCTCGTGGAGCCTGTCATTCACAACAAGAAGCTCGTGATTGCCGGTAAGCAGGGCGCACCTGGTCCCCGAGGCGCAAAGGGTCCGGCAGGAGCAAGAGGGCCTGCGGGTTCTCGTGGTGCTACTGGGGTTCAAGGCGGTCGAGGAGCCACGGGGCCACCCGGACAGTCAGTACACGGCCCTCAAGGACCGCCTGGCCCGCGAGGGGCAAATGGAGCAGGTGTCGGCATTCCCGGTCCCCGAGGTCCAGTGGGCGAACGAGGTCCTTCGGGATTACGCGGTCCAATCGGCCCCGTAGGTCCGATTGGTCCAGTCGGTCCGACCGTCAAAGAAGTGATCAAAGAAATCGTCGTTCGCCTACCGTAGAGAAGCAAACAAGGGTTATCCGCCGAGGTAATAGGCGATGGCAAACACGAAGTCACAGGAACGATGGAAGAAGACTCATCCTGCGAAGATGGTTGAGCAAAACCGAACCTGGAGGAAACGCCATCCAGAGAAGTACGAGGCTCATCGACTCGTCAACGGAGCGCTGAGAAGGGGTGATCTTGTTCGACCAGCAATCTGTGAGGCATGTGGTCGTTACGACGGCTGGAATGGCGAACCACTTCCGGGGCGAGGAGTTATCGAAGCTCATCACCGTGACTACACGAAACCCTTTGATATCGAATGGCTTTGTCGCTTGTGCCATGGAGAGGTAGACTGATGGCAAAGCGCATTGAGATACCTTTCGTCGTAGACACGCTCGTTGAAGTCGGAGGCAAGCAAGTCTCGACTCCGGTCGTAGGCGCGAGCGTCACAATTACGCACCGTTCGGATTCGAGCGGTGCTGTCGTATTCGCGGCCGAGACGGGCTCTGGCACTATTGTGCCGACCACAGACAAAGACGGTAAAATCGTCGGTTGGCTCCCGGAAGGCACGTACGACATCGAAGTCAACGGTGGCAAACCGACCATCGCGCCGACGATCTACGGTTGGGATGCGCTCCCTGGTGATGGCGTCGAACAGGTCGGCGAAGAAAGCGTTACGCTCAAAGGACTGGTCAAAGCGGTTCAAGAAGCACTCGTACCTAGCGGGACGATTCTTCCGTTCGGCGGAGATGCTGCTCCCGAAGGATATGTACTCACAGATGGCACGAGCTATCTACGCACGGCACACGCGAAACTCTTCGGGGTCATCGGCACCAAATACGGTACTGCTGACGGTACGCACTTCAATGTCCCCGACACACGCGGGCGCGTCGTCGTAGGCGCAGGTGCAGGCCCCGGCCTCACGGTACGCACGGTGGGAGACAAAGCCGGAGAAGAGAACCATGTGCTGTCTATTGGCGAGCTAGCGGCACACACGCATACAGTCCCGCCGATGGGCTTTGGCGTATCGGTTGGAGGCTCTCTTAGCGGCTCTGCATCAGATCACACGCACGGCCATCCAAATCAAGGCGGAGGAGGCGATGGCGCAGGTTACCTCTGCTACAAGGAGTACGATTCTGCATCCAAAGTCTTCGGGGCTACGCTTGGCACGCCAGGACGTACCGCGCAGCAAATCTCAGGCTTGGGCACGCCCAACTCGAATGAAAGAACGGGCAACTCTGGCTCTCTTGGTGTCTCGGTCAGCGGCACATTGAGCGGTGGCGCATCGACCCCATCGACAGTCACGTCATCGACCGGAACGAACACGGGCCACAACAACATGCAGCCATTCACGGTCGCCAACAATATCATCAAGCTGTAGGCGCACAGGGACGCGCTCAGGGCCTCCCTAGAGCAAAGACGATGGAATCCACAGCCAAGACCTCAAACTCCACAGAAGGGCTCACAGCGCTGCAAAAGGCAGCCGCTTGGGACAAGAGCGATATCGAGATGACTCCAGCCGAGCGCATGTACATTCGGACGCCTCTCGAATACGAGGTCCATGACGAGCAGCAGCAACGCATTCGCGAATGGCAGATGAAGAAGCTCACGCCCGAGCCCAAGACAGCCAAGGCGAAAGACGAGCTACATGTCGGGCTCGACATCCCTAAGCAGGCTGCGACCGAGATTTACAACTGGGTGCAGGAGCAGGACTGGCCGGAGAGCACGGAGCTAGAGCCGCTTGAGGACTATCACATCACGATGCTCTTCGCTCAGGGCGACGGCGCAGGTTCTCATCATGACGCTAAGTGGATCGAGCACGAATCACATGCAGTCACGGCCAAGGGCCTCAAGGAGTTCCCGCCGAGCGAAGAAAAGGATGGCCTGCATCCTATTGTGCTTCTCGTGGAGTCGGACACGATTCATGATCATCACAACAGGCTAGCCGAGGCAGCCGAAGCCGTAGGTGTGGACCCAGGTCCTTACTCGAAAGACAAGTACGCGCCGCACATGACCATCGCCTATGGTCCTAGCCTACCCAAAGGACTCAAGCCGCCCAAGCTCACGTTCGAGACTTCGATGTCATCCGTATCGTCTCCTCGCGATGATATACTCGATGATGATGACAATCAACGAGACGATTCTATGGGCGCTCAAGGAGCGGTGGATAACGGTCGATTTCGCGACAGGCCAAGTGTTTCGTCATCATCGTCCGATCAAGGGCAAACCTTGGAGCAGGGCGATTGGGTACGTAGGGGGTCAAGGATACATGGAAACGGAGCTATCGTTCCGTCGCCTCGGGATCAAGTCCTACAAAGTCAAGCTGCATCGGGTAGTTTGGATGGCGAGGCACAAAAGGATACCGCCGTCCAACAAGGTAGTTGGTCATCTCAATCACAATCCTTCGGACAACCGGATCAGCAACCTACGGCTCATGACTCAAAAACGGAACGTAGCGGAAGCCATTGCACGCGGGACGCATTCGTTCAAAACGACGTGTCCGCATTGCGGGCTCCCGCTGTAAAGACGGCAGAGAGCACTGTTAGCACGCCACGCGAGGAGAAGGAGGCTTCAGTCGTCTTCGTCCTCGTCCCCGGAGTCGTCAGAGAGCCACCAGAGGTCCCTCCAAAGAGCACCGAGCGCGAGTCCAAGCAAGAACCACATCTAGCGCATCCAGACTTTCGCCATGGCAATGAGTCCGACGAGACAAGCCCCGCCCCACAGAATATCTCCAAGCATGCACACATCATAGCAGCCCCCTACATGCGTGAGCTAGTGAAGTTCGCTGATTCGTGGAACCAAGAGCACGGCCCGCTGCGGGATCAGCCCGCGTTCGAGCCGACCGACCGCGACTGTACTTGCGAGCATGGGCACAAGCTTGATTGCCCCGTCCATGGAATGAACGCCGATGAGACGGCGTATGAGCATGTATGGGACTTCCCTAATCCTGCGAGCCCCGTGGGCTACGACAATGCCGATGCTCCCCGCACATGGATGCGGGCGCAAGCAAAGGACAAGGTTCGCAAGACCGAACGTCCGCACAAGTGCAAGTACTGCAAAGAGCCTGCGACCAAATCGCTGCTTTGGGCCGAGGGCATGGCCTTTATCCCCGTGTGCGACAAGCATGAGCAGAAAGCACGCGAGAAGGTTGGCGAGGACGAAGTGTGCGGCGTCCACGAGATCAAGACATCAGCCGATCAGGCAGATACGCGTGAGATGCCTGATCAGATGCCAGCGCTCATTCCTCACGATGAGCCAGCACAGCGCACGCCACATCCCGAGGACCCTCTAGGTTGCACCTGCGACAAAGGCCATAAGCTCGACTGTCCCGTGCATGGCCTACATGCGACCGAGCAGGGCCACGATCATTCGTGGAGCATCCCTGAGTCTAATCCAGTGGGATATCCCCAGGATCAGCCCCGGAACTACATGACTTCGGAGGGCTCAGTTCACGATGCTGGCAAAGACCACGATGCCGAGCGGGATGGCGAGCCCAATGAGCACGCTACCAGCAAGAGCACCGATCACAGCGCCAAGCCCGATGAAGGCCAGAGCGTTAGGGTTGAGATGTCTCATTGGCACATCATAGCAGCCACATGGACTTGTCCTGCGTGTGGCAAGGATGACAACAACGAGCACACCTGCAAGAACTGCGGGTATGACGTGCATCAAGACGATCCCACCATTGATCGCGAAGAACATCAGTGGCATAGGAACCGCAAGCCCGACATAGCCCAGACGGGAATCGTACGGGCAGACATGTAGCGCTGCTATACTGTCGCACATGCATGAGGCCATGAGATTCCGTCTTGTCGCAGACGACAAAGGATGGACCGTGCATACGGCTGTGAAGCCCACACCGGGAGGGCGGTTGTCGTAGCCAGTTCATAGTCCCCACCATCAGTAGCCGCCCTCATATGGAGGGCCGACACTTCGTTGACTCCGCACGCGAACCCTGTAGCTGCAAGGACGGCTCGTGTGACGTGTGTTACGCCTCGTATGATGCCCGTCGCGAATCGCACGAACCTTAGATTCACAGCAGCGGTGAATATGGGCCGAGCAGTAAATCTACGCCTGCTACAATGCAACGAATGAGCATTCCTGATATCCAATTCTTCGAGCTTAGTCTCGACACCACCGTGCCTCAGCCGTGGATTCCCTCAGACGAGGAGCTAACGTCCTGCTTTGGCGAGAAGACAGAGCTAGAGCGCCTTGATGAGATCGATGTGGATCATGCGCTCGATCACGATGAGCTAACGAGCCCTGTCGAGATTGCGTGTTACGAGATCGACAGCGAAAACTTCTGTTGGGAGCATTGGGACGCGACCTTTTCTGCTAGCCCCTTTGAGTGCGCGCTACGCAATCTCGATTACGAGCTTGAGATCATCGCGACCTTCGGCGTGTGGAACGGTGTTCCTCTCGACAACTTCAATCCGCACAGGCAGGCGCTTGAAGCCGCAGGCTTGCCTGTGGACTACATGCGGGCTGAGGTTCTTGGACTAGGGAGCGCGTACACGGCTGTCGTGCGCAAGTGCATCGAAGATGATGTCCGTAACGGGTTGGCGGTCATCGTCATGGCCATCGCTAAGCCTTACGAGCGCCGCATAGAGGTCAATGGTAAGCCCATCCATCGCAGCATGGGTGTGGAGATCAGCCTTACGGCGCTCAAGCAAGAAGCATGGCTCACGTATCGCACGCTGCGTCCTGATGGCGAGGGCAGCACCAATCGTCGTATACGTAAGCTCACGCCCGGTGAGTCCATCACGAGCGACGGACATCTGATCTACTTCGAGGCGGAGGAGTTGACCAAGTACGATGGGTTTCGAGGCATTCGCTTGCCCTCTTCTTCAACGCCATCGTGCGAGCACGGCTTCAATGTCTACTGTGTACAATCTGGATTCGTATCTCCGTACCTAGGCAGAGGATGAGCTTCTTCGAAACGCAATGCCCTTGGTGCCTAGCGCGATACTGGACCGGAGTCGTCGGCATGACGCTCATGGGGTGGCATGATTGCGACTGGGCAGACATCACGCATATCTCGCATCCATGGATATGGAACCCGATTACATACCCTGGCGGCTACGCCGCTCATACGTTCCCGATACACGATGATCCCGAGCGCGGCTACGAGTGGGTTGCGCGCATCGACCGACGACCTCGCGACTAGATAACTTCAGCCAGGGCCAGCGCGAACAATAGGGCGCACAGGATGACGGAAGCCGGGATGATCCAGGCATTATCGAACATCCGGGGAGTGTAGCATGCAAATCCCTTCAAGCGCGAAGGTAATGTACATGGACCTCATTGACAGACTGAATGCAGACAGTGAGAGCTTCGAAGAGTTCGAGGAGCTATTCGGTGTAGAGGAGAGCGAGCAAATCGGCGACCTTCTCATCGCAGGCTTGGACAACCTCTTCGAGGCCGAAGAGCCTTTTGACGACTCAGAGGAGCTTGCTATGCTTTTTTGGGTTGACGTGCTCGTTTAGCCGTTTGCGTTCCTCAATCTTGAAACCGCACCAAAGCAGCAGGGCGTAGAAGCACGCCAGGACGCCCCCAAGCGCGCTCCAGTCCATTAGAAATCCTTCCGATCTTGCAGGCAGATGGCTTGCATTCTTCGAGTATAGCTGCTAAACTACACGATTGTGATGTTTGATCTGCGATCCACAGTAAAGGGGCTATAACGTGAGCGAGTTCGTGAATGTGACGACACAAGCGGCGCTGGACAAGGCGCTCGCAAATGGCGATATACCCGTTTGCCGCGACGGGTTCTTTGTCGTAGGGGGCAACTCGACCGTGAGAGCCTGGGACAACTCGACCGTGAGAGCCGGGGGCAACTCGACCGTGAGAGCCGGGGGCAACTCGACCGTGGAAGCCTGGGACAACTCGACCGTGAGAGCCTGGGGCAACTCGACCGTGGAAGCCGGGGACAACTCGACCGTGAGAGCCGGGGGCAACTCGACCGTGGAAGCCGGGGGCAACTCGACCGTGGAAGCCTGGGGCAACTCGACCGTGAGAGCCGGGGGCAACTCGACCGTGAGAGCCTGGGACAACTCGACCGTGAGAGCCGGGGACAACTCGACCGTGAGAGCCGGGGGCAACTCGACCGTGGAAGCCGGGGGCAACTCGACCGTGGAAGCCTGGGACAACTCGACCGTGGAAGCCTGGGGCAACTCGACCGTGAGAGCCGGGAAATACGTTGCGATACATCGACGCGGCTTGGCCTCGACTATCAAAGGCGGCATAGTAATTCAGGTTCCGACGTGTGAGACTGTTGAGGAGTTTTGTGATTACTACGATCTCAAGCCAAAACGCAAAAAAGTGGTGCTCTTCAAGCTCGTCAATGATGATTTTCGTAGTGATCACGGCGCGGATTATTCCCCAGGGTCGAAGACTACTTGTTCCGATTGGAACGATCATCCCTCGTGTGGCGGAGGACTTCATTTTTCGCCGCGTCCAATGTTGGCAAGAAAGTACAGCAATGGCACGCGATTTGTTGCGTGCGAGGTTGCTCTCGATACGATAGTCACGATTAGTGACGCCGTGGTGGGCTCAACAGTTGATAAGGTCAAGGCCCCGGCATGTCGAGTGTTGTTCGAGTGCGATGAAGATGGTGAGCGCATCACGTCGTAGTTTTCGTTGCCCCCTGCTAAAATGCGTAACATGACGGGTGACAGTTACGACTCTCTTGCTGCCGAGGCGTACGAGGATGCGGTGCAGATACGCATGCTTGAGCTACGCTCCGCCTTCAACGATAGCGTCGAGGGGATGGCTGGACTCGCCTTCGAGGATCACGAACCCGGCGAATGCGTGCAGTGCGACGCGTACAGGCGACTAGCACAGGATGGCTAAGAAGGATGACAAGAAGGAGACGATGGTGGCTGAGATCGAGATTACGTCGGCTCTTGGCACCGAGCGCATCAGGAGCTTCGACGCCGCGTGGACGCGCATGGGTGAGATAGGCTACGAGACGTTGCCTGTGCGCTGTAAGCTGGTAGGTTTTGTGAGGAAGGACTCGTGAGAGTCTGTCCTGCGTGCGAGACTGAACTAACGCCCGTACGTGGTCGTCGGCGTGGCTCGAAGTCGTTGTGGTGTTGGCGATGCGAGCGCTATTGGAAAGCAGGTGTTGAGCGCGAGTCAGTAGTGCCCGCCTGCTATGCTTGCAGGGATGGTGGCAGCCGACACGCGGACTTCTGTGAGAACGTATGACTGATGACTACACAATGGAGACGCGGTTGTGTGATGACGACGGCATGGTCAGCGACACGCTGCTTGATCCGCCCAAGGCTATCAACCCAGACCTGACCTACCTTGGGCTAATGAACTTGTGGGTCGGCAAGACCCGTGCTATGCGTGGCAACAAGCATGAGCCGATCACTGAGCCGTTTGCATGTACGGGTCACGCTCATCTGATCGGCGAGCATATCCGCTGTACGAGCCCTGCGCATGGTCGCCCACTCAACGGATGGCAGCACAGCACGAAAGGACCACATGCCCAATCCTGAACCTGGCGACTTCATCCTCTGCCATCGTAAGGGCTTGGCAAGCTCCATCATCCGCATGGGCGAGCGCCTACGCTTCCGTTCGGGCGCACGCTGGTCGCATGTCGTCTTTGTCGTTCAAGCACCCGAAAGCGGGACCGATCCCGGTGGGCACAGTGGATGGAACAGCCCCGGTTACGTTATTGAGGCTCTGACGAAGGGCGTCGTCCGTACGCCGCTCTCGGACTACGACAACATCGAGCGCCAAGTAGTTTCAACCCATCTCGCATCTACAGACAGAGCGCAAGCTATCGGCTTCGCTCAAAGCTGCGTGGGACAGAAGTATGGGTGGACCGTGATCTTTGCTTGTGCGCTGCGCTTTCTCACGCCCGGTCGGGGACTCTGGTTTGGCATGAATGGCACAGAGATATGCAGCGGCCTTGTTGCTCAATGCTTGGTACGCGGTTGGGCCAATTTCAAGTCCAACCCCTCAAGCCTCACGCCAGCCGAGTTGGCGGAAGAATACGGTGTGCAATCGGGGAGCAAGCCGTGACCGACAAAGAGCAGGCCATCGCATATGCCAACGAGCATAGGCAAATACACGTCGAATGGGTCAAGTACTATCGTGAGCGACAGGAGGGATTTGGGGGCAATCAACATTTCTCCGATATCGATGGTGAGGAATTGCCTGAACATGAGCGAGTGGGTTTATCTTCGCCCGAGGAACACATAGCGCATCACGAAGAGTCAATCGAGCGCTATGATCTGATCATCAAGGTGCTAAGCCACAGCGAAGACTGGAGCGAATGATGGGTTGGATGATTGGATATGACGATAGATGGGGCCGAGATATCGGTTATGGCGTACCCGCAATGTGCGATCATCCAGGGTGCGATGTCGAGATAGATCGCGGGCTCGGCTATGTCTGCGGCGGCGAGCCCTACGGTGGAGAGATGGGCTGCGGCCTCTTCTTCTGCTCTGAGCACCTGTTCTACAGCGATCCTGAAAACGAGGATCAGTTCTTCGAGGACTATGAACCCGATGAAAGCCATGACGCGCCTCTTGGTGCATTCGTGTGCGAGCGCTGTCGCGACTGGAATGAACGCGACGCGTATGAGGGCGAATTCAAGACCTTCGACCCGAAGCCCGATATCGAGGAGTGGACGGAGTTCAAGGCCACAGACCCGTCGTGGAGTGAGTGGCGTCACAAGCAGCCATGTCCGTACGACACCGATGGCGATGGTGACTGCGGCAAACGCTTCTGTCCGTGGTGCGGCGAGGTACCTGTACATGCTTGATGACATAGTGGTGCAGGTGCTCGAAGCCAAGGGACCAATCGTCTTGGTTGTCATGCCCCATGCTGAGAGCGCCAGCAACCTCGATGCGGCTCTGCGCGACCAGTACAAAGACATGGCCAGCGGCAGCCCCAAATGTCGCATTCGTCTCACGGACGGCAGAGAGATCGACATCATCTCTACGCATCAGTCTGGGTGTGGCCGTGGAAGGCTCGTGAATGACCTGATCTTTCATCCTTCGATCATCGACCAGCGCGTCTATGACGCGCTTCTCCCATGCCTGATCTAACGCGCACCTTGAGAGAGGTCGAGGAAGACCTGTGGTCGGCTCAGATCGAACGCGACGACTGGGAGGGTCGTGTCCAAGAGCTTGAGGACGAGCGCGTTTGCGTTGAAGACGCAGAAGCAGAGGCGGCTGAATGCGATGAGTGCGAAGGGAGAGGCGAAATCGATGTCGAGTGGGATACCGATGTCGATGGTGAACCCGACTACACCTGTCCTGTCTGTCACGGCACGGGAGAACAGCCATGAGCTTGCTGCGCCATCAAGGTGGCTTCGCTCACGCGCCTGGGACTGTGGCAGAGCTACGGAAGTGGGCTAACGCGGGCCTGATTCGCAAGTTCGGAGCGGTGGACCTGATCGATGATGTTCTGGCTGATGCGCTCATGACGATACGCGAACACCTGATCCCTCCATGCGCGCTATGCGGCGGCACAGGCTTCGTCCGCGTGCATGGGCCTGAAGACTATGGCAGCAGCTTCGAGAGTGAGGAGTGCGACACCTGCGAGGGTACAGGCAGACGGCTGTGAGTTGGGACGACAACATCACAATCATCCTCGACCGCCATGAGGCCGTAGCGCTTAGCGCAGCCATCCTCACACTGGGCGAGAGCGGTCATCGAGGGGAGCAGATTGAAGCCGTGCGTCGCAAGCTCAGGGCCGGGCTCAACCATCGAGCGCGGGACCAAGACGAGCACGATGCAGAAGCGGCTATCATCGCTCACGAGTACGTTGATGTATGTGGACAATGTGGTGGCACCGGCAAGCATGGCGTGGCGATCATGAACAACAAGATCAGGCATCCCGCCTGCTGCGATGCCTGTGACGGGACAGGTAAGCGTCTTGTGAGCCCGGAGGATTACGCCTACTCGCATTGCCAAGGGTGCGGCCAAGAATACTCGGCGTGTGAGTGCGAAGCGTGGCGGCTGTGGCGTGGTCAATTTAGCGTCTGAGAGTGTCGGCTAACCTGACATATGCTAATCGTGTTACTGAGGACATAGTTACACGCGAGAGCCAAACCTGCCAGTTGATGCCACCGAGCAGGGGTGGCAGCTAGCGGTTGCGTTTGCCGTCGCGGCACTTGTAGGAGCGCTTGGCAGGGCGTTTGCTAGTCAAGTGCCATTTGCCGCAGGTGGTGCAGCAATAGGTCCAGAGCTTCTTGCCTTCGACCGCTTCGATGTTACGTCCGCGTTTCTCAGCCTGGTCTTGATTCGAGTAGGCTTTCTTACTGCATGACCCCATTAGCGTTCGAGTCTGTCGAGCGCCCAGGCCATGGCCTTGAGCACGAGGTAGACTGGATAGAGTAGAAGGAGCGTGGGGAGCTTGACGCTCATCGCAGCCTGCCTTTTCGGCACGAGCGCGTACATCATCGGGGATGCGCTTGCCGTTCACGTACCAGACGCTAGGTTTAGGCCGAGGCCAGAGCCACCACCACAGCAGGAAGATGGCGGAAGACACAGCGCCAGCGATGAGCGGGACCAAGATCATATGCGGCCTTCTCCCTCAAGCACACGCATGTCGTTGTGGACCTGATGGGAGCCGAACACGTCACGAGGATAGAGATCGGACTCATCTCTGATCACGTCCTCGGAGGCAGCCATTAGGGTCTTGGGGTGATGGTGTAGCCACGCAGCGAGGGCATCGCGTCGGAACATGGGATGCGGGAACTTCCTCACGGCTGCTAGTATATCAACCATGAGGCGTTCGATCATGTGTGAGCTACTGCTAGAGGACGATGGTCAGGCGATGCTGCATCTCGACGCCGAGTTGACGAGCGAGGACCGCATGGCTATCGCCAAGCTCTTCCCGCGTGGCTTCAAGCAAGAGCGCCCGTGGGTGCATCACGAGCTAACTACGCTCCTGCGTGACGAGGATGGCGAGTACGTCGAGCATAGCTAAGCGCGGCGGCGTTCTCTTCCTGGCTCATCCCGCAGTGCCAGATGCCCCAAAGGGCACATGCAGATGGTGCGGCCACAAGCTCAAGGGAAGCAGGGCCAGCATCAGGCGCTACTGCTACCCAGATCGCGAGGGCCGCGACTGCGCCCAAGCCTTCCGCGACTCGATGACCTGGAATCCGCGTCAAGCTCTGTTGGTGATAGCGCAGAGGGAAGGCAAGGAGCTACGCTGCGCTGACTGCGGCTTCTTCGTGGGCGTGCGTCTCAATGACGAGGGACGCTATGAAGAACGCGCCTGGGAGGCTGATCACGAGATACCGCTATGGGATGGCGGCGAGCACACGGTCGAGAACCTCAGGGCTCGATGCTGCCCATGCCACGCGGCCAAGACGGCACGAGAGAGCGCGAGACGAGCGGCAAGCCGCTAGGACGCAGTGAGCGACTGCGGCTCAAGCCAACGGCGCAGACGATCCTTGAATGCACGCACGCCTCGCTGCCAACCGCGTCCTTCGCCTAGTTGCTGACCTGCGTCGTGGCCAGCCTCATACCAGAACTTCACGGTCTTGTTGTAGTCGGGGTGATCTTGAATGATGTCCATGCTCGGCATGATAGCAGATCACGACCAATGGTCGCGGTCATAGTCTTCGTACTTCGATACGAACCACCAGAGCGCAACGAACGTCACGACGTAAGCAGCGACGACAAGCGCTGTGCCCATGGATCACTCGTCGCAGGCGAGCAGGCAGGCAACGCCAGCAACAAAGAGACTGAATGAGATCGCAAGCTCGCGGAGCGTCGGCGTGATCACGCCCACAGAGATCAGCACAGCGATGACGAAGGCGGCGAGACTACAGATGAGCAGGAAGCGTCTCAGGGCAGAGAGAACGCCAGTGGTTTGAGTACGTCGTGACATTGACATGGCTCTAGTGTAGCACGAGTAGCGGCAATCCGCCCCCAACTGTTATGATGCACGGCATGTGGTCATGTCCTGAGTGTGGAATGCAGTGCTCGTACCTCGGCCAAGTATGTAGTCATTGGCTGAAGGCATGCTCTGAGCAGGTCATGCGTGATGCACCATACAGGATCGGTAGCACGTATGATGACAGCGATAGCACAGCCAGCCACACGCCAGGCACGAACACAGCACACTGTTGACGTACGCTTCAACAACATGCATCGTTGTCCCGTGTCCAGGGACTAGGGACTACCAATCGTGTCACGTTCATGGCGATAGTACACGCCCTGAGTGTAGTCGAGTACATCACGCGCAGCCTGCCTGCTGCTCTTGCACTGCCTGCCCTGATGTGCATCCCCTCCCGAACCATCCCCCAGCTAGCCTCCTTCTCACGCACGGGAGTATACTAAGTAGGTGTGAATGAGTGAATCAGGTAACACCATTCACTGTTACACATTCACCTGCGCTGTGTCATGTACACGCGCGCAGCGTGCGTGGATGAATGAGTGAATGCCGTCCGTCTTTGCAATGAGGGCTCCCTATAAACTCACGAAAGTACCCGATCCACATGTCAGCATATGGTTTTCAATGGAATAGGGGTCCCGCTACTGCTACACTGTCGCCATGAGACTCTGCAAGGAAGATGGCTGCCCCCGGCCACGCTATGCCTTTGAACTCTGCGAACGCCATTACCGCGCACAGAAACTTCTAGGCGCATTGCCCGCTACTCGTCGTGGTCCTAAGTCCCGGTCGCTACACGAACGCTTCTTTGAGAAGGTGAACAGAGCGGGTCCCATACCGAAGGCTCATCCTGAGTTGGGTCCTTGCTGGCTGTGGCTAGCAGGATGCGGTGACAAAGGGTACGGGCGCTTCAAGGTCAAACAGCGAACCATGCGCGCCTATAAGGTCGCCTGGGAACTCATCAACGGCCCCGTACCCGAAGACATGGAGCTTCACCACCTGTGCGAAGAGAAGCGTTGTGTCAATCCCGGTCATCTCGAACCACTACCTAAGCTCGATCACATCGCTCGTCACTCTGCGTGATCTCGCAGATGGGTCCTATTCCGGTCCCTACGTTACACGATCTGCGCGAGAGCGCATACGAGAAGAGGACCGTCCTGGTCTGCTTCCCGGATGAAACCCTACACACGTCACTCCTATGTGTGTCCCGACATCCGTTACATGATTGGTCGCGCATTGCCCCCCCTCCCCCTCGCAAACCCCAGATCGATGTGCTATCCTACTGCCCGTCGAGCGAAAGCGAGATGGGCCATCGTTCTACCCGGCAGAATCTACGACCCTCATCGACTCGATTTCACTGCGGTTCATCAAGTACTGATGCCAGTCTCGACCGCCCCTGGCTATAACCCACCATTTGCCGGTGCGCTTGCCGTGCTTGTTCAAGTAGGGTTTGCCAATGTCGTAGGTGAAGATGTTGCCTCGGCGTACCTGGCCCTCCTCGATGGGAACCGGATCGTGTCGTCTGGCACGCAGCCTGTCACGCGCCCGATGGCCACGTATGGACGCACGACAGCGAACTCGCCTAGCTCTGCCTCTCGTGAGAGATGTCCGTGGACCTTCATGGTTCGATCAACGATAGCACGATTGCCGCCGCGAGACAGGTCCAGAAGACGGCCTTGACGAGCCGACGCAGCCACGGAGAACTGCCGCCTTGCGTCATCTCTCCTGTCGCCCATAGAGCAGCAACCCACGGTCCGAGAGCGATGGCGACGAGCGCATAGACCTGTGCCCTCATACCGGAAGCGCCAATCTGGGCGTGATGGGAGGAAAATGGTAGTCATGCTGATGACGCTTGGGCACCCGGACCCAACCGTAGATCGTATAGGCCCAAGGTCCTTCTCTACGTTTGATGAGAGCATCTAGCTCTTCGGGCTCGACCTTGTAGTAGACCGTTCGCATGTCCGTATCCGGCTTAGGAAGCAAGTCAGTCTCGACGTAGCTCATGTGTCCGTTATCTCGCTCTCATGTGTCCGTTATCCAGAACGAAGTACGTCACGATGCCGAGAACGAATTGCATGACCAGCAAGAGAAGGGCATGACGAACGCCGAGAGTATGAATGCCGTTTGACTGGAGTTCGTTGTACCAGTTGGTGACGATGGCCGCGATACCCCACGGGAGGAGGCCCGCAATCGAGGCGAAGATGACGCGAGTACCCTCAGTCATGTGATCGCCAGATACCACTGCCGGACCTCTTCGAGGAGTTGGCCGAGCATGTTCTGGCCGTTGCCACTACAGTCGCCCCAGAAGTCATCGCCCCAGTTGTTCCCCTCGATAAGCTCAGAGGGGTTGGTGGCCACGAGCTTCGCCTTGATCGTCGGCTCCTCGAACTTTTGGTAGAGGAGGTCCCGCATGACCTCGATCTTGATGTCCTCCCAGTTGGATACGAGCGTAGCTCTGCGTCCTCGTCGTTGCGCTCAAAGAAAAGCCCGTCTCGTGAATGGAACGCCATCAGACGGCCTCCTGCCATCGGGCTCGCTCTGTCTCCCAATTAGCTTGGATGGTCCCGAGGCCCCCGACGAAGTTACGGATGATCTCAACCGAATGAGGCTCCATCTTGGCCTCCTTGGCAGCTTGCCAAAGGGCATTCGCCTGGACCTGGGTTTCTACCAGTAGTAGATATGCGTCGTCGCCCTTCATGATGCGCCGTCCTCTAGCTGATCCAGTTCTCTAGCCATCCGCACACGATCTCGATGCATTTCGCCGGGGCCGCAGCCTAGGCCCCTGCACTCTTCGCCAGGCAGAGCATCGCAGGTGATGCAGGAGAACCATAGGGCGAACTCCTTGCGGCTAGCTAGTAACACACGTTGCTCTTCGGCTGTAGCGCTCATGATGCATCCGCCAGTCTAGCAAGAATGTCGCCGTGACACGATTGCGGCTTGCAGTAGCATCCGAGGCGCTTACCCTTGAGCGTGGGAATCTGTCGGCGGAGACGCGCATGCGGAGAGTATACCGGAGCATCGAACGGAAGTCAAGGACCAGGAACGACAAAGGGCGGCTCCGGGGAGATGGAGCCGCCCTCTATCGATGACCAACAAGTCGCGCTCAACTCCCTAGCCGCCGAGTAGGGAGGAGCGGCGACGCCCTACATCTTAGCAGCCCCATGATCGCCTGTCAAGGAGGTATACTAGAGTCCGTGACGTTCCTCGTTCAACACGGTTATGCAGGACGCAAGGACCCGACCTATACGACCTGGGTCTTGATGCGCCAACGATGTCGCGAGCACGAGAACTATGGCGGACGAGGCATCGCAGTCTGCGCGCGATGGGAGAGCTTTGAGAACTTCCTCGCCGATATGGGAGAGCGCCCGGAGGGCCTAACGCTTGATCGGATCGACAACGACGGGCACTACGAGCCGGGCAACTGTCGATGGGCTACGCGCAAAGAGCAGGCGGAAAACCGCCGCCCTGGTGCTACGGCCCATCGACAGCCCCGAAAAACGCATTGCCAATACGGACATGAGATGACGCTTGATAACGTCTACGTCAATCCTCGTGGCCGACACGAATGTCGCAGATGCAAGGCAGAACGTGATCTACGTAGCAAAGCACATCGCCGTGCCTTAGCCGCGTAGTACCCCTAGCGGGGCGTCAAGCGCCTCCATCGCAAGTGGCATAGATCGGAGCATCCGAGGTCAGCCTTGAGGCTAGGCGTGAGGTCGAACGTGCGACTCGCAACGTATGGACCGGAGTCCTCTCGCACGCCGGTCACGCACCGCTTGCGATAGCAGAACCGTACTTTCGCGCCGCATGCCCATCCGGCTTCTGGCAAGTGGGCGAACCCGTTCGTGACGTGGGTTCCACATGCAGTGGCTTCAACTCCGTCGTTGAACCAGGATGCAAGCGCTGGAGCCATGACCGGCTTAGGGTGCCGATGGTGGACATGGTGGTGATGGTGGACTATGGGGAACGGCAGAAATGCGATGAATACTGCTGTCTTGGCAACAAACGAGATTGCTCTCAGCCTCCTTGATGGAATGGAAAGGACCGCCAGGGCGAACCTAGCGGTCCTTGAAGAACGAGATAGGATATCAGTGCGTACCCCGCCGTGTCAAGCAGAGCGAGGTATCGAGCGTGAATCTGCGTCATAATGGGTGCGATGGCAGAGCATGTCCTGAATTGGAAGTTCTCCTCTCTCGGTCCACCCGAGGTAGAGGACATGGGCGGTCAAGGATCGCACTCCAGTGGCCCGCTGATCTACGACCCGAACTATCACCGGGTATGGGTTGGCGGACCCTTTACGCATCACGGCGAGATGATCGAACACATCGTTGGTGCGCCAACTGAATTTCCCCATCACGAGTATCCCGAGTACGAGTATGGTCAGCGCCGAGGCGACAAAGCGACTTGGTACTCGCCGGGGTTTGAGGGCGAAGAGGATGTCAATCAGCATCTTGGTATTGAGCCTGTGGACTACGACCAGTGGGACTTCCATAGCAAGGTCGCGGCACAGGGCTCAGCCGGACATCAGTTGAACTGGGACCTTGGTCGTCCAGGTAAGGGCATGCTCGATCCCGAAGGGAACGTCCACACCTGGACGACTGAAGGTCAGGATGGCACGCCGAGTCACGCCCAGTACGCCGAGCAAGTCTTTGATCTCAAGCATCCCCAAGGTCTAGTTGATGAGGTCAATTGGAAGGGTTACGATCCCCATGGAGGCGAGTGGGAAGGCCAGCCGACTTCCTTCTGGGATACTGCCTTCAACATCTCACGCGCCGGACGTGTAAAGTTCTACAAGCCACGTCCGGAGCAATACGGCGAGAACGACCCTCGCGACTATCGACGCATAGTGGAAGAAGCGGACCCTCGTTTCAAGGATGTTGGTTTCCACGGCAAGGAGCAATGGCACTTCGGCAACTCGACGGGGACGTGGCATCATAACCTCTGGACGGGAGAGCGTTGCAACTGCCCGTGGAATGACGCGCACGCGAAACTGACCAAGCTCGGTGGCCCGAATCTGAACAAAGTCCTGAAAGCGCCGGACAAGGCCCTTCGCACACCAGAGGGCGAGGAGTTCAAGCGCATCATGGTCGAGCGACTAGGTGAGGAGCGCGAGTCGCTCGCACCGTATCTAGCCCATCGTTTCAAGAAGGGGGACATTCGTGTTGGCGGAGATAGGGACCTTCCGGAGGGCACTGTCGGAGGTCCTCACCTTCAGTTCTGGCAAGGTGGCAATTCTTACGAGCGATGGTTGAAGGATTGGAAGCAGAAAAAGCAAGAGGTCGATGACGGCGAACGGGAGCAAGAGGAGAAGAATCGGGCCTTTCGAGAGTTCCAAAAGGGACGCGATGAAGAGCCAGAAGACTGGAGTCCTGTTCCCGAGGGTGAGCGTCCTTACTCCGACAAGGTTAAGGCCAATGTCGAAGACCGTTACTTCAATCCACTCGATCATGTCCTTCCTAACTGGCACAATTGGTACGAGGCTCGTCAGCATCCGCTACGTCGAGGCGTCAATGTTCTAGAAGGTGATTGGACGCCGCAGAAAATGAACGAGAGAGCGCGAGCCCATAGCGAGGAAGTGCGTCGTGAAAAACAGACCGAGGAACTTAGCCATGCAGGCAAGGTGGTTCATAAGTTCGAGCCACATAAGGGTGGCGTGTCGGGGATTGATTGGGACCGAGTGGCTGAAAACGAGGATCAGTATCATACAGGTCTAGGTCGCGTAGATGTCGAACGGGCGGAGCGCGAAGGCAAGGGCGACACCGACCCGGAGCTAAGGTCATTGCGCGAGATGTACCCCAAGACAGTTGCCCCCCGCAAGTCGGGCTGGCACATCAAGCAATTGCAGGACGCGGAGGACCTAGGTGCCGAGGGTACCATGATGGGTCACTGCATTGGCAACGATGAGAAATATGGCCACTGCCTTGAAAACGGTTTGATCGACGCTTACTCACTGCGCGACCCGAAGGGGCGTCCGCATGTTACTTGGCACTACAACTCCGATGGAACGCTGGCAGAGATGTTCGGGCCAAATGATGATCCAGTCAAGCCGGAGTATCAGGACATGCTCAATGAGTGGGGCGATCATGTGGGCAAAGAGACGGAACGCGATAATGCCGTTGGCCACGAAGAGGAGGACCCTGAAGAAGATCGTGAACTGCTCTATGCCAACTTTCCGCAGGCAGAAGACGTAAGCGACTACACTCAATACCATCACCCTGATAGACGGTATCAGGAGGTAGAACACGACTTCGTTGAAGGACGCGAACCTGGAGAAAATACCGAGTACAACTGGGAAGAGCCGGAGTGGACAGGCGTAAGTGCGGACTACGCGGACCAGTACAAACATGTGTATCATGCGCCCGAGGGTCAGGACCCGGCTCGCTCTCGACAGCAGCAAGAGTTCCACGATAGGCGATTCGACCAGCAGCAGCAAGAGTTCCTCGAAGCTATCAAACACCATGGCCATCAAAGCGAGATGACAGATGCTCTCCAGAATCACATCAATGAAACGTATGGCGAGAACGGCGAGTTGATGGAGCCGGGAGAGCAGCCTGACAATGATCATGTTCGGAACATCCAGCGCTGGAATGAGACATTCCCGAGTTGGGAGGTCAATATCCCTCAAGCACCCCCCGAAGAGGGGTATCTGGGTCCCTATCATCGTGAACCTCCTCAGCCGGGTATTGTGTGGCCACATACACCACATCTGTATGACCCGCAGAACACTTGGAAGATCGGTCCAGGAGGTACGGGACAACAGCAGATGTTCAGCTTCACGGGAATTGCCAAAAATGACGAGAAATGGCAACTCAAGACGGCCATGCCGGTTGACGAGAGCTTTTGGCACAATTGGCAGAAGGGGCCAAAGAGCGCCCTATACCATGGCACGACGCCCGCGCGCCTAGAGTCGATCATGCGCAACGGATTGCACCCTTGGGACTCTGACGTTGCCGGAGGAACCAACTATGGGAAACCCAATCCGAATGAGTTCGGAAAGACAACGCCAGATGAGTGGCTAATCCCGCGCCCCGGTCATGTATACATGGCTCAGTATCCCATGGACGCTAGAGATCGATCAATCGATGATGTAGACAGGCGTGCTGATCCGCCAGAGGAGCCTATCGTGTTGAAGATCAATCCGGCACACTTGGACCCTCAGCACATCAACCCCGATGAGGACAACATGATTCCTGAAGCGACTATCAGTCCACAGGAGGGATACGACTCGTTGGGGCAGATGGCCGACGCCATGGGATACGGAGACGTGCCTGGTGAGACGGAGCGTCAAGTTGCTCAGGGCAACCACATTGGATACCGGGGCGTGATTCCTCCCGAGGCATTGACGCCGGGCGTGATGCGCGCTGGAGCTTGGGAGCCGCTTGAAGCGCATCAGTTCACGGCTGGGGCTACACCCGCACCATGGGAACCGGGGCAATGGGGCAAGGGTATCTACTATCCGGACACCGACCATCTCGTGACGTGGGCCGATGAACGCACGCACGGCGATGTATGGGGTGACGATGAAAACGCGGCACAGCCGGGACCGGCCCATCATCTGATCATCCGGCCCAATGGGACGGTGCGCGACCAGGGCGCGATGGACCGCAACTACGAGAACGCTGAATCTTCGACTCCTGAGCTAGCAGCGGCGCTACGGGCATACGATCAACGTCTCAAGCTCGACTCGTCAGAAGGATGGGACTTCGCCAACACCGAGCCGCAGCGCACCGAACCGGATAGCCTGGACGAGAGCCGCTACCATAACGTCCAGTTCCAGAATGACGTACCAGGACTATGAGGAAGCTCATCCACATCACACCCGCTCCGCGCCGGGTCTATCTGTGCGGGCGACACCTGCATCACGGACTCGATGGACTCGTCTTGATCATCGTGGGCATTGGCTTGGCGCTCCATGACCGACGAGACTTTCCCTGGAGGCCAGAGAAAGAGGAGCTTGCGCGATAGTAATGGGTGATGCCGGTCAAATTCACCCTCTTCCCGTGGGAAAACCTTCCTAGCGAAAACACCCCGTTCGACCGCGAAACGGCGCAGGCGCTCGAAACGCGTCTGTCCAAATTCACGGAAGAATACGAAGTCCACTGGCTAGAGCCCGTCACTACGCATGCCGCTTTGCTTGCGCTCTCAAGCCCTGAAGGCGGAGATGTGCGCTTGGTCATAGAATCCCTCCGGCTCTATGGGTATGACGACGTAGCGAAAGAATGGAAGTCGCTCTCTTCTTGGCAGGCCCCCGTCGCTGACAAAGCAGCGCTCGAAGCACTCACGGATCACGAACCGGGGGATGCACGTCTGATCGAGGAAACCAGGGAAGTGTTCTGCTATGTCGAAGGGGAATGGCAGCCGATCTTTGTCACCGGGCTTCACGCTCACTTCATCACAGGGCCGACTTGGGCCATCGCCGAAAAGGTTACCGAAGGAACGGTCCCTGGCGGGTTCTTCCGCCTCGGACCTGGCGAGACAAAGACTCTCATAGAAATCGAATTCGAACTCGTGAAAGGCAAAGCCGAATTCGAACTCATGCTCAATGGAGTGGCTCTCAAATTCGAAGGTGGCTCAACCAAAGTCAAAGCGAAAACGGCAGCCGAAGCGCTCAAACTCGAATCTCCTACGGCGCTTGGAGACAAAGACAAACTCACATTGGTCTGTACTACCATCGAAAGCACACCCGAAGGGCTTGCCCTTACTGCGTTCATTGAGCACGTTGCCACGGTGGCGTAATGTCCTTCCCGACGACCGCCGTCCTTGATAGCTTCAAACGGACTGAAAATCCGCTCTCCAATGGAGCCCAATGGAAAACGTTCTTTCCCATCAACGCCACAACCGGATCGTGCAACGGAGAAAATTGGGAAAATGCTAATACTGGCAAAGTAGAAGGTGCATATTGGAGCCCCCTCGAATTTGCTAGTCCGGGCGTTGCCATAACGCGTGACAAAAGAATTGATGATGCGGGTTATTGGTCACTCTGGGCTTGTATCTCGGACCCAACGACTGCAAAAATCAGTGGCTATCGTCTCAAGCTCAAACACACTGGCGGCGGCGGCAAATTCGAAGTCAAACTAGAACGATGTGACGAAAACGGCTTCACCGTTCTGTCCACTACGGCAGCCGAGGTTTTCGAAGTTGGTGATCGCGTAGGTCTATCTGTCCAAGGTGGTCAAGTCGTATACTGGCGCAAAAAAGGCGCAGGAGAATGGGAAGAACGACACGCCGTATCGGATGCCACCTATACGACAGGGTTCGTCGGTTTTGCCGTCGAAGCCGCCGACGGTAACACAACCAATTTCGAAGCGGGCGGCGGAGGTACGAGCGTCAACGATCCCGGTACACAGCATAACGGGCTGGGCGAAACCGTTGAATTGCAGATCGAGGCGACAGATACTACGACCTATGAAGCTAGCGGGTTGCCAGAAGGCTTGACCATCAAAGTCGGCACGGGTAAGATCACCGGCAAACCGACCAAACTAGAATCGACAATGGTTACGATTACCGTCAAAGGCGCAGGAGAAGACTCTGTGGAATTTGAATGGGTCATCGAAGAACTGACCACCAAGCGCAACGCCACTCAGATGATCGTCGGCTAGCGCCGGAACCAACGCTGAATGATGTTGGTGCTGTCTAGCTCATCATCTTCAAGTTCATCGAGTACCAAGGTCTGAGGGTCCGTCAACCTATCCTCGAACGGCAGTTGCTTCTGCTCGAACCCGATCTCTACGATGTCATGTAGGCCGTCTTCGATAGTATCCGGCGCTAGCTCTGTGACGTTGCCATCTTCCGTCTGATCGATGATCGCGTCTGTGCCGACGCGCACCGTCAATGAAGGTGTGGACTGCGATAGCAGCGTCACAGTATCGGGGCCAAGAGTATGCGTAACCGTAGACACCAATGTGTGCGGTTCGGCGAAACGGAGATCAAGAGTCGCAAGGAACTTCTGGCGCACAGTCTTGTTGGGCGCGAGTCCACTGGTGGGACTCAAGGTGGCGTTGAAGCGTTTGATCATGCCTTCAGTGTGGACACCAAGTACGCCAGATGGCCGGAGAGAAGCCCCAAGGGCATGCTGCGTTGAGCGCGGAAGATGCGCTGCGAAGGAGAGCGAACTGCTAAGTTTTCTTGCGAGAAAACTTAGCATCGTGACGGTCGGTGAGAGCGATGCCCGAAGACGGTGACGGATCACGCGCACTAGCAAGACAGACGGCGATAGGACTGCTCGGAACGGCACGATGAAGAAGCGCCGCAGCGGTCGCCCTTTGGGAGTGAGAGTTGCCTGGAGCGCATGCGTGGTGTTGCGTCGTCGTGCTCCGACGAATGTCAATGCGGCATGAAGAACTCGATGGAAGATGGAAGGGAGAGTAGTCGTAAACCGGATCGATGCGACGAGATGCAAGGTCGCCAGTACTCGCGCTAGGACACCGGTCGGACCTAGAACAGCTTGGAACGAATGTGTCATCGCACGATTCTGCGATCCCTGAAAGCGCACTCGCGCACGGAAGACATGCAAGGTTTTGCGAGGTAGAGCGCCCGCGAAAGTCAAACTTGCTTTGAACGTTTCAGATTCTTTGGGCATCTCAGTTATTCCCTCTCAGGATGCGTCGCTTCTCAACGATGGACACGAATTCGAGTTCGGGGAAGTCGGACAGTTCGGTGTCTGGATAGTCGGAGAGTCGGTCGATCACGCTGACCGGTTTACCTTCCTTGTAGACCACGGTCAGGCTAGGTGGCTCCGACACGAATTTGAGAACCACGTAGTCAACGAGGGTACCTGCGTGCGGCCTGCGGATGCGGCCCAAGAACGAGAGCGCAGCGCGAAGGGAATGCGTGATCTGACGTGGCAGGCTAGCGGTGAAGCTGAGGCTGGCCTGAAGGACCTTTCTAATGCTTTCTCGATTGATCCTGGCTGACAGTTCGAGTGCGGCTTCAAATCCATGGCGAGTGAGGGATGTGAGGTTACCTCGGAAGTTGAGGCTAGACGTAAGTAGGTGGGCCACAGAACGCCGCAAACGTCCCTCGAACGCGAGCGTAGCGGCAAGGCCCTTCAAAAAGGCACGAGAGAGGCGTCCAGTGGGGCTCAGGGCTGCTTCGAGGTTGTGGACGGTAGATCGCCCAGCCGTTACTTCGAGCGCGAGAGAAGCCGCTAGTGCGGCTGTAATAGCGCGGCTCAGAATGACGGCCGAGGAGAGCGTGGCCGATAGTTCATGGGTGGTGTTACGAGGAAGGGTTCCTTCCGGTGTCAAGTGCGCACGAGTGAGCCTACGGATGTTCCTAGGGAGGGCTCCGATGAACGAGAGACTTGCTTCGAGACGGTGGATCAGTTCGAATTCTTTTCGCAGGGTGACATCGAATGAGATCGTCGCCCTAAGCGGGAAGATCACATCATCGAGCAGGGTCGTGGAGAAGGAGAGGATGCCGCTAAGACGATGACGGATGTTCCTCGGCAACGTTCCTACGAACGAGAGTACCGCTTCGAAGTTCTTGCTGAGGCGCTCTTCGAGGGACCCTACGAAGCTCAGGGTCGCGATCCTTGTCGTGACGATAACTCGTTGTGGGTTACCAACAAATTCGATGGTGGCTTCGAGCGCGTGCAGCGTCTCACGAGGCAACGAGCCGACGAAGGAAACGCTGGCCGAAAGGACATGGCTAATCGCCCTACCAAGGTGTGCTTCCGGAGTGAGCGTGGCTGACAGGTTGCGAAGGATATTGCGAGAGAGCGTTCCGGCAAAAGTCAGTTTGGCCAGAAGCGCAGCGGTCGTGTTGCGAGGGAGAGTACCTGCAAGGCCAAGTTCAGCCTCAGTAGACCGCGTGATGTTGCGAGGCAACGCCCCGGTGAAGCTCAAGTGCGCTGCGAGGAAGTCGGTGATGTTGCGAGGAAGCGCACCTAGGAAGGAAAGCGAGGCTGGCAATGCGTGTGTGGTATTGCGTGGCAAAATCCCGAGGAAGCTCAATGCGGCCATCAGGTGTTCCACGATGACTTCAGATTTCGGTATCAGGGACCCTGCTGGTTTGAGCGCTGCCAAGAATGCGTGAAGCGTGTTTCTTTGCTCGGTGACTTCGGGTTTGAGTGAAGCCGCGATTGCCCGTAGCGCATTGCGAGATGATTTGCTCGCGCTGCCGAGTTCAGCGATCATGCGTATGATGGCTGTAAGTTCACCCGCTTCGAAGTTGGTGTAGTCGGCGAAAGGCACTTCGAGACTCTCTTGTCCAGAGAGGCCGACGAATCCAACGGTGATGTTGGCGTCAGCAACTTCGACAATGACTTCCCAAGCGCCAGTTCCTTTTTTGAGCCACCCACGGACTTTGCCATTCTGTACAGAGATGCCAAGGCGATCTCCTACGGCGACCGTTACGTTTTCTGTCCTGGCTAGTTCCGTTGTAACTTCTGTTTCGAGAAATCGGCGCAATACGAATGTGCGTTTGCCCGCTAGTTCTTCTTCCTGGACTTCGAGGACGTATGCACTTTTTTTGGCTTCGGTTGGTTTTTTGAGACAGGCCCAAAGTTCGATTGTGTGTTCACCCAGTTTATGAACCTGGACGGCCACACCGGGCCGTGTGTATTCTCGGAGCGTCCAGTACGCTGCGGATATGCCTTTCGATATCGGATTCTGGAGAGAAAGCCACGCTTCTTCTTTGACCGCTCCCGTGTTTTTGCCCGGTTTGTTCAAGCCCCATTTGCCGCCATTGCTCAATGGGTTTTCTTCGGCCCGTTTGAAGCTATCGAGGAGAGTGACGATGGGGAATTTGGCCGTCCCGCTAGAGTAGCGAACGGTGCGTGTCAAATGCCCCGACCAAGACAACACTGCGAGGAATCGAGTGCGCGGGAGGAAGGGCACCATGTTGGCCGTCAAGGTCGAACCTGTCGAGCCGCCTAGCTCGAATGCCGTCAGGGAGTTGACAGCCAACGAGGCAGCCGCAGTGTTGATGAGTCCACCCAACTGAGCAACGAACGTGCGTACGAATTCGAAGCGACGAGGAAGCTGTGCAGTGAGGGTCGAGTTCTCCGTTGCTAGGCCACCCAACTGAAGGGCACCGAGCATGTCCATGCCAAGCGCGGCTCCGTATTCGATAGTGTCGCCCAAGACGGCACGCAGATTCTTGATGGCCTTGAGGAGTTTCGAGAACGATGGAATAGCCGGTTCTAGTTTGGCTGTGAGTTTTTGCACTATGACTGTGCTAGGACCGGCTTCGAAGTTGCGAGCCTCCGCCAGGCCCGTTCCCTTAGAGATGATCCCAACGAAACCTTTGGTGAATGCCGCATCCGCTTTGGAGTTGACTTCTTCCCAGGCTCCGGCTCCGACTTTCTTCCACGCAATGACTTTGCCCGCCTGTACAGAGATGCCAATCCGGTCACCAACGGCGACTGCAATGGCCGTCGTTTCAACGAGAGTCGAGAAGGTACCCGTGACGCACTTCTCTAGCTTGAAGGTGTATTTACCTGCGGTCGCTTCAGCGATTACCGAGAGCCGATATCCACTCTTCGTTGCTTCGGTTGGTTTACTTAGGCAGGCCCAGAGATCGAGACGGCGTTCGGCGGTCGTGAGTGCTCGAACTTCGCATGCGACGCCAGGATTGGTGAATTCAGCGAGGGTCCAATAGGCACCATCTTCACCTGTTGCAAACGCCGTTTTGGCTGTGTAGAGTTCCCCCGCTTTGATTTCACCTGTGGCCGTACAGCCATTGATGAGTTTCCAATCGGTTTTCCACGGTTCGTTTAGACCGAGTGGAGATTCTGCGGCTCGTTTGAAGCTGTCGAGCAGAGATACTGTAGGAAAGGCCATCGCACCTATTACCTCAGCGAATCGGGCTGAGAGGGCGCTAGCCGACTCTTATAGGCGAGAGAGATAGAACGCCCAATCCATACCCGGCTGATTTAGCGAAAGCGTTTTTGCCAGCGAGCGTCAGTTTGTCTGCGGCGGCGAGTGATATCGGCCCGCTAGTTCCCGAAGCCACTAGGCGTGAGAATGTTGGATTGGTTGTGAGGATGATCGGCGTAGCAATCGCCACACCATTCTTGCAAAGCAGACCGAACAATTCCTGTAGACCTTCAACGTTGAGTTGCATGCTCATTGCCATGTTGGCCACGTAATCGCCTGTCAGCGGCACAACGATTTCCGGGCCACCTTCCAAAGGTTTTTCTTCGATGGCTGTAATCGTGACGGTGCCCGATGGTCCTTTGGTCCAATCCGGTCCCCCGACGAACTCCCACTTGTGGGTAGAGGCCGACGCCGCTCGATAGCGAAGCAGCCAGGTGACACCAGATTCACCCATAGCCGTGTTTTGGTAGTACACTTCCTGCCCATCGATGGGGCTGCCGGGGAGCGCCGACACGAGCGATGGAGCAAGAGCGCGTCTCAGTCCTTCGGCCGTGGGTACGTGGTAGACTTTGGTGTTGACAGCATGTATGGCTTTCGCAGTACCCTCTGCCCCTCGTGTGATCACCGTAACGTTGGGACTCGCTGAGCCTTCAATAAGGATGATCTCGTGGTCGATCAGGAGCCGCGTTTGTCCCGTGCCTTGCAATCCGGCTGGCATCGGCTGTGAGAGTTTGACTGTGCCGCCTTCTTCAGTCAACGCTTCAGCGAGCGTAGCAATCGGTTCCTGTACACCAGGCGTTGGGGAATTGACGATTAGCTCTGGAAGGGCCATTATGCCATCCTTACCACATCGAGTCGATTCTCGGTTTCGGCGATCTCAAGTTCTCGTTCGGCTCCTGTGAATTGCCAAGCGATCAATTCCACTTTATCGCCTTTGGCTAATTGCAAGATTCCTGCTGCCGTTCCATTCTCCAACCCCGGAGCGCCGGGTTTAGCTTCGAATCGATGACCGCGAATTCGTTCGATACCGTTGACACCGATAGCAACGATAAAGGTCGCTTCGGCTACCGCAGTAAGGGCGATGCTTGCGACCCCAGTTACCGAGTAATACCCGGCTACCGGGACAACATAAAATCCTTCAGCGATGTTGAAATTTGCTCCAAGATCAAATAGCACTTTGTCAAGTTTGACGCGTGTGCCACTGGCGGTAGGGATTTTCTGAAGAGATGAGCGATATGCCGAGCCCGCAGTGCTTGCGCCCAGTGTCAATGCACGCTTCGCTCCTTCGGTAGTGAGGATATGGTAGACCTGCGAACCGCTGACGTGTGCTTTTTTGGTCGATCCCTCCGCTCCCCGTTCGAGGATGGTCACTGTCGTTTCGCTCGTTGCTTCGATCAGAATGATCTCGTTGTCTATGAGCAATCGTGTCTGTCCTGGCCCTTGAAGCGCCGTAGGAAGTTTGGCAGTGAGTTTGAGACTAAGACCCGCTTCGCTGAGTGCTTCGGCGAGCGTTGTCAACGGTTCACGTACGCCAGGGTTGGGCGAGTTGGCTATAAGCTCAGGGAGGGCCATTACTCATTACTCGCGCGGAGCCGCCTCTTTCTCGGCGTACGGGTCCTTACAGTGATCCTGTAATGTCTGGCGCTGCTAAACTTGATGGCATGGTGATTTGTGCGTTTTTGGGATGCGAACGTCCTGCTTGCACTAAGGGTCTTTGTGAGCCGCACTATCGGCAACAACTGCACGGGAAGCCTTTGAAACCCCTCCAAATACATGCACCGCCACACGCTTGTACGGGCGCAATCTGTTCTGTGCGCGGTTGCTCAGAACCCGTCAAGGCAAAGGGCCTCTGCAATGGGCATTATCTGCAACAATTCCAAGGCAAGCCTCTCAAACGACGACTTCGCAAGCGCAAATCCAACGGATCAGGATTCATCAATGATGAAGGATATGTGATCGTTGGGACGAAGAAAACGCCCAAGCATCGTCTCGTCATGGAAAAGCACCTTGGTCGAGCCCTCTTCCCAGATGAGACGGTTCATCACAAGAATCTCATTCGTCACGACAACCGTCCCACGAACCTTGAGTTATGGTCCGGCAAGCATCCGGCGGGGGCGAGAGTAAAAGACCTCATCGCTTTCGCGGATGAAATCCTCGCGCGTTATCGACCCTAGCGCGGAGGTCCGGCCAAGAAAAATCTGCCAGTGAGCAGCGGGAAGTCGTCGTTTGGCGGATTCGGTTCGACCACTTTGAGTGTGAAGCTAGCTCGCTTTTTCCAAGTGAGCGCTTCGGTCTGAGCCTTGGTCAGATAGATTTCGACTAGACCGTTGGTTGGTTCGTCCGAGATGCCGCCAAAGTGGATGCCTCCGTTTTCGGTCGTCAGTTCGAGTTCGGACCCGTCGTCTCCTTTGAGAATGGCCCGACCCGTGTAGCCAGTGAGGTCATGCGGTTTGACGGATTTGCCGTCGTCGTCTTTCCATTCGAACTGGTACCTGAACGTGCTTTCCTGCCATATGGGCAGATTCTTCTTTGCCGGGAGAAAGGATGAGGCCATCGCATCTATTACTCTCCGGAGCATGCTGCTATGCCGCATACCTTCAAAAGAAGGAGCGACGCAAGGTAATAGGCGATGGCAAAGACACAGACCCCAGGAGTCGGCCTCTCCGCTGACATGCAGCCGCGAGTGGTCAAGCACTACGGATCGGCGCAGAAGAAGACCAAGGCTCGTCGCGTTCGTCAGTTCGGCATTCCCGGCCTCGGTCGCGTCGCTTTCTCGAAAGACCAGGGCGAGGCCAATCTCTTTAGCCGGTACTTCCTTCAGACCCGCCTCAGCGCCATCGTGCGCAACCCATTCGGCGAGATCGTAGAGCAGCACAATCTCGGCTCTGGCCTCGTCACCAACGTCGGTGTACTTGCGCTCGCTGAGGACTGGGTAGTTGACGCAGCATCAGAAGCGTCTTTCAATCTCTTCCCTAACCTCAAGTGGCAAGCATGGGGAACCGGCGCAACAGCAGCCAGCGAAAAGGACATCAAGCTTCAGACTCTCGCGGCTCCGAACGCGACAGAAGCCGTCGAAGCTACCAACACCACGACACCTAACGGCGAAGGTAAACCAAAGCTCGTCTCGACCGGCAAAATCAAAGCAGAATCTTCGCTGGCGATTACCGAGTGGGGCATCCACACTCAGAAACTCCTTTCGGCCGCTACAGGTTCACCGCTTGTCTCTGTAACTGCCACAGAAGGTAAAGTCACTGCCACTCCGCTTACTGCCTCAGACAAAAAAACCAAAGGCGAACGTCTCAAGATCATCGTCCCGACAGAAGCGACAGAAATCTGGGGCCTCATCACGAGCAACACGACTTCGGTCGTCACCGTCCCGGCCTTCTACAAACAGTCTACTGGTGCCGTTCAGGCCCCTGTCGGCACATCGCCGTTCTCGCTCAAGCCGGTCATGTTCGATCACCGCGTCTTCTCCGTGATCAACGTGGAAAGCGGCAACGTCATAGAATTTCCTTGGGAACTTGAAATAAAATCCGGCGGTTGATCACCGCCACTTGCTGCGATTGAGTGCAGCCATCCTCTCACGATAGTCTTCTTGCCAGAGCCCGTTGCCCTCGGTATCTGATCGTTGTTGGAACTCCATGGCAAGATCAGCTTGCGATGCCTTGAGTCGCAGGTAGGGTCGAACGACCTCAAGAAGGGCTACGCAATCAGATGGCTTGATGCGCCAATGCCAAGCTGGATAGTGCTTATCGGGGTTAGGCTGCCCTTGCGCGATGATAGAACCACATCCTGTTGTGGACATGATCCACTCTAGAATCTCGCGATGTGTATTGGTCGCGGTGATTCGGAGTTCAACCTTGCCTCGATCCTTTCGGCGATAGAGCATGATCGATCCCTCACCATCGAGGAATCCAGCGATGTAGGCCGCATCTGTGGAGGCTAGCTTCATACCTACATTGTACAGGAAACGGTGGCTAATGTGTGATGCTGTCCGCCGATCTGCACGCTGCTGAACTGACCGTCGAGGACTGGCGTCGTCTCATCGCCGTAGCGGACCTTACTGCCTCTGAGCAAGACCGCCGCATTCTTGATGAGCTACGTCGTGCCGCCACCAACGGCAACCATCACGGTAAATGCTAGCCCTTCGAGGAGATAACAAGTGAGATGATCACGACCAAGGGCAAAGGACTCTGGGCGAACGCACTCGGAGACGCCACCAACGGCTTCACGGGCACGTCCACAACGACAACAGGGACGACCCTCAAAGTCTCTGGTGCTCCCGGCTGGGGCGTCAATCAGTTCGCTGGCCAGGATGTCTACACGGGCGCTGTCGTCGGCACGATACTGTCGAACACGGCCACGGTGCTGACTGTCGCTCGATGGGAGACGCCGGGAGCAACACGAGGAGGCGCTGCGGCGGAAACGCCTGCTGAAGGGCTCGCTTTCTCCATCGCCTCTGGTGCTACCCCGGCTGCCTGGCTGGCTGTCTCAGCGGACGCAGTAGAACCGAAAGCCGAAAACGAAACGCTCAAAGGCGAGATCAAAAAAGCAGGAGGCGGACTCCTTCGCGCACTCGCGACCTTCACGTATCTCGGGGCGAACAAATACAAGGTCGAAGCGACCTTCACGGCTAACGCCGAAGATGTGACTCCGGTAATCCTTGCCAAGATCGGAATCTTCAACGCACAGAACGGTGGCATCATGCTCTTCGAATCCCTCCTGTCATCGACTGCGGAAATCCACGAATCGACTGATGCCGTCACCATCACCGACATCGTGACGGGCACCTAATGAGCTTCGTAGTCATCCAAGGATGCCCGTCCAATCCGGCCATCGGTCCTTACTTCGCTCTCTTGGCCAAATGGTCTAACGCCACCGTCAACAGCATCTATCGCGGCGATGATGCCAAGGCGATTCTGCACGCGCATGGTAAGCATACACAGCGCGAGCTATTCGAAACGCTTCCGGCTGGTACCGCTAACCCCCCTGGTCGCTCGACTCACGAGCTTCGTAGCGACGGCGTACCTTACGCTGGACCCATCGGCCGCAAGCTCGAATGGTGGCAACAGGGCATCGATGTCAACGATGGTGATGTCGCTAGGATGATCTTGCATGCCAAACGTCACGGATGGGACCTTTTCCAGCCCTATAAGTCGGGCGTAGAGTTTCACCACCTGAACTTCCGTAGCCGTCCGAAGTCGCATAGCTTTGATCGCGTACAGATCATTCGTCTTCGCGCTACCCTACCAAGGAAATAAGATGAAGACAGTCGGTTGGGAATGGGCATTTGGGACGACGGTACACTACTTTTTATGGTCTGGAAAAGGTAAGCACGGCTTCTCAAGTGTGTCTACGGAAGATTTCCAGGTTGCATTCAATCCCGTTAGGGAATGAATCTGCGCGCTGGCTACGGGGCTCTCATCTATACGATGGGGTTCTATCTACGCGCGTGCGCTACCATAATGGTTGATGGATCAAATGTCATCAAGCATAGATTGGGCTTGGCTCGCTGGCCTGTTTGAGGGCGAGGGCTGCTTCCTCTTCACGAACGTCAATTCTGTTGGCTTAGCTATCGAGTCTACGGACCAGGATATTCTAGCTCGCGTTCAAAGCATCGCGGGTGGCACACTCAATGGGCCGTATGCTTTCGAGTCCAAGATCGGAAAGAAGCCCACATGGCGGTGGACACTGCATCAAGCTACCTCCGTTGCCGTCGCGCTACAGCGGCTCAAGCCTCATCTGGGTCAACGAAGGCTAGAACGACTTGAAGAAGCACAGGCGCGTCTTGTCAATTGCCGAGGTCGTAGAGGACGGGCTTGATGTCTCGCATCAACGTCACTGGCGTCTTCCAGGGCTACACCAGTAGCCTCGTAGACCTCTACACACAGATCGGTAATGCTGGCTGGTCGATGAAGAAGGTCAAGTTCGACAAGAAGGATGACGAGTACGTCGCCTCGGCAACAAACGCTCACGGGGAGGACATCGAGAAGACCGGCCCAGACGAGGAGATGGCCGTTCGCAATCTCCTGCTCGCGGTCGAGCGCAAGAACCATATGCGCAGCGCAGCGATGGAGAGGATCGGCATGTGGAGGACCGACTGGACCGATCAGCTTCAGCCCATCGCAGAAGCCTACGCCAAGGCCCCTGTCTACGATCCGAAGGCAGCAGCAGCGTACAAAGAGCTAGCCGACGATTCCATGCGTCGAGCCGATGTCCTGCGCAATCAGCTTCATATCGAGGAGGTCAACGACCCAGAGCCCTACCCGCACGCGCAGGCGATGACTGACGACATCCACAAACGCCAGCATTTCCAAGTCTCGCGCGCCAACAGCGAGCATCCTCTTTGGACCCCAGAGCAGAACGTCGCCTTTCGCATCGTCCACGACGTTCTGGGCCACGGCGTATCAGGCGGCGACTTCGGATGGGAGGGAGAGAACAAGGCGTGTCAGGCTCACTTCCCGCTGCTCTCCGCAGAGGCTCAGAAGGCCCTCTTCAGCGAGTGCATCGGTCAGACCGCATATGCGGCCCACTACCGTCACTTTGGCCCGCAGAAGGTGGCGCTGTTCCCTGAGTTCTACGAGCCCGCACAGCGCGCTGAGGGTGTCTCTCCGGGCTTCTCAGGGGTGCATCCCTCCCAGTCGGTCGCTCCGGTGGCCATGCCCGCCATCAAGCCCTCGAAACCGGTCGGTCTGCCCCAGGACAATGTGGCTCCGCATCAGCAAGAGGCGCTAGGACTTCAACCGACCTACAACTATGTTCCGGGCACCAGCTTCAGTCACGTCGCGGCAGGGACGGTCGATCCAACCTTCGCCGATCCGAACGAGGGATGGGAGTCGGGCGTGCAGGCACAGGAACCCAACGCCTACCTCCATCACGGCGACCCGCTGGAGTCTCAGCAGGTCATGGACACAGCGAAGCTCATCGATACCGAGTGGGCCAGCCTGAGGACGGGCGAGAACGAGCCCGACTACGAGCGCATGAAGCAGGCCATCGTCAATGCCTTCCGCGTCGTGCTCCTGAGTCCGCAGAAGGACCTGCGTTGGAACACGGTCCACTACCAGGACATCTCGACGGTCCCATCGAGTGTCACCGATCCGGTCGTCTACTGGAACACGCTGGAGAACAAGCGTCAGGCTCACAACGTCAAGAACTTCGGAGAGGATGCTCGCTTCTCACACAGGCCGTACTTCAAGCTCCTGCCGAAGTTCGAGTCGCTCATCTACCAGCGCGATCCACAGGCTGGATGGAAAGCTGCCCAGGAGCGAGCGCAGCGCGAGATGTACGATTGGGAACAGGAAGAGCAGGACAAGATCACCGAGTCGCAGCAGGGCGTGCCTGAGGAGAAGCAGTTGAACCACTACGAGATCGAGAACTTGGCCAACAAGGCTATCGCCAAGAAGATTGAAGTCTTCCTCAAGGAGCATCAGCCCAAGCTCGACCACTCCGACTACGTTACGGCAGCCAAGAAGGAGCCCACGCAAGAGGACAGTCTCTTCCCGCTCGAACCGCAGGTGAAGCCGCCGACACTTGATCGCTATGGCGCGTTCATGGGGACCCATCTCAAGGCCATTGCTCAGATCAGCCAGCATATTGACGAGCTACTCAAGGCAGCGCTCGAAGATGTTCACGAGCATGACGGTACGGGGCATCACTTCCGCTCTGTCGTCATGCAGCTAGGCATTCCTGGCGCAGGTCCGAAGTGCGCATCGTTCGCATGGCTCTTGCTTCAGCCGATGACCTCGCAGCTAGCCACCATCGATACGCACATGATGGACGTGCTCGGCAAGAGCTACGAGAAGGAGATGAACAACCGTGACTACTTCAAGTTCGAGCGCGAACTGGGAGCCGGTCGAGACGCGGCAGGCTACGGCCACGTCCCGCTAGGAGCCTTCCAGTGGGGCATGTGGGACAACAAGCGCACGGGCGAAGGCACGCACCAGGATCACTCCGGCATTCGCGTCCTGGACCCGGTGCCACACGACTCCATCGACTGGCAGGAAAAGGAACAGAACCTCAAGGGCGATGCGTGGGCGAAACAGGCTCCCGATTGGTGGCGCAACACGCAGCCCGTCCGTACCCAGGTGGGCGAAGAATGGGACGAACAGGTCCACTCGCCACAGACCAAGGTCCCCTACCAGGTGCTTGCGCGCAAGACGAGTGCCGTCCTACGCTCGCCGTGGTTCACGCATCCTCAGACCGGAGAGAGACTCACGGGGCAGCCGGGTCAAACGCTCATGCAGCACATCACCGAACAGACGCATCTCTCGACGCCTGAGATTTGGGCTCAGGTCAATGAGGCAGGCAAGGGTTAGGCCCGAATCAGTCTACCTGGGAGAGGCGGACGAATGGGGTAGGGCTCATCCATCGGGTAGATCATCCCCGTTCCAGAGCACAAGCCGCACTCACAATCATGCTTGCTCTGCTTTACGAAGCGTCCTCGTTTGTCGCGTGTGCGATGACGCTCTTGGATCAAGCGCGGTGACGGAGCCACGAATAGTTGCTTGCCGTTCGAATCGAAGACGGTGATCTTCTTGCCTGCCTTCTGCATCCGGTAAGCGTCCACTTCCATCTTCTGTTTGTCGTAGTAATCCACGCCATGACCCTCGTGCCAGATCACCCATGATGGATGTGTTGCCCTCCCGCCACAGGCATGACATGTGCCGCTGCTGAAGGACCCGATTTCTCCGCATAGCTGGCACTGGAGCGCAAATGTCGGGACGCCATAGGTCATGGCATAGGACCGCTCAAGATCATCTATGACATCGTAGGCCCCTCGACGGAACTTCGCCGGGCGCGCACTTGTGGCGGCGTCAGAAGGCTTTGGGGGAGGATTGAATGCTGGCGCAGGAGCCTCGGCAAAGGGGTCAGTTAGCGTCTCCGCCTTCAGCAAGAACTCAATCGTGGCGGATACGTCAGCAGGGTCACTCTTCATGTACGCCTCGATGAGCCTGTCGAACTTTGTCGGACGTATACGCTGCTGCTCGTTGGTCGGCTGAATGGACGTAACGAACTGATGTGTGCCGAGCGTCACCGTGAGAATCGAGCATCCACAGAGGACGGCGAGGATGATGGTAAAGATCATAGCTGGAAGCTAAAGGTGTCCTCGATCAGAGTCCACAGCGCCGGGATGTCCTGCTCTTCCCGGCTGAAGCTGTTGTCGGGCTCTGCGTCCACCGGCACGAGCACTCGCGGAGTCTTGAGAGGGAACGTGTCTCCCTTGGTCATGATCGTGGCAGCCACGCCTTCGTGGCGAGAGTCATGGAAGGTAAGGGCAGGGAACCTGTACGATTCGCCCATGTAGACGTGCTCGGTGTGCTTGAGCCTGAGCGTGCAGCGATGACCAGTTGAGACTAGGTTCGTCTCCATACCCTTCGTCGCCTGCGCCTGGTGGATTTCCAGGTCGCCCTCCTCATCGGGCACCGTGATGTAGGTATCGTTCAGAATGGTCCCCTTCAGGACGAAGGAGGACATGTCGAAGATGTGATCGTGGACCGATGTACGCACGCTCTGACGCGGCAGCCGGTCATCAAAGATGTGCAGCCGACGCTTTGCGATGGGCCTACCCGTGGACATACGGTCGGGCTCCAGGTCTAGCTGAAGGAAGCCATTCGGATGCACACGCGGAGTGCGACCGGCATTGCGCGCGTTACGGATTTCGTCAGTGAGACTGGGGGTGCATGCAAGGAGGCCCATCACTCACCGCCCTCGAATCGCGCAATATCATTCTCGTCCTCGATGCGTTCGTGTCTGATCCTCTCACGGGCCTCACGTCGCGTCTCCTCGTGCGTCTCAATGAAACGCTCCGTTTCGTCGTGCATGACTCCAGCACCATCGTCGCCGTAATGCTCGTCGTCATCCTCGGCCACGACCGTGAGGACTACTCCTCCGACCATCTTCTGGATGGTTCGCGCGGAACCCTCCCAGTCGAGCTTGTGCAGGAGCGCGAGCAGGTTGCGTCGAGAAAGCGCGATCTCGACTTCGCCTATGACGGGCTCTTGCGGATGACCGAGCGTATTGAGTTGTAGCTTCATTGCTGGGCGTCTTTTTTGAATCGTACGGACTGCTCGCAGGTGGGACATTCGCCATCGAAGCCCCAGGAGACATTTCCTTGCTCCCTACCCTTCCTGTCGAGGATCGATGCCACGATAGCGGAGGACCCGAAAGCGCCCTCTGCGACCGTGGCATTATCCACAGCCTCTTCCGCTTGGTGCTCCTTGAGATGAGGCCAAGAGCGGCGTACCTCGCGGATCATGTTCCGACGCTGCTCTGCGAGGAGCGTGCGCATCAAGGCGGACTCGACGGCAGCGTTCATGCGTTGGCCGTCCTCATCTTCTCCAGCATGGCGCGCTTCTCTTCCTCCAGCTTGTTCTGGTCGATGTCGAAGTACTCGGCAAGGATGTCTGGGATGTTGCCCACCGGGACAAGCTCCGCGTAGTCAACCAGATGGGGCTCCTTGCTCCACTTGGCGAGCGTGTAGCCACAGGTATCGAGGAACTCCCCGATGCACTGTGATTCCTCCTGGACGGCCTTCAGCTTGTCGTGCTCAGGATACTGGCTCTGCGTACTCACGCTGTAGCTCCTTTAGATCGTCTTGAAAGCGATCCTCGATGGGATCGGGGTTGAGTTGCGGCAAGGCTGTCTCGACCTCGAAGACGTGGGCAGTATACCACGGTTCCTTGCCGTTGCCGCCCAGGCGCATGGTCCCGACGAACCAGAGGCGTTCGTAGTTGAAGACCTCGCCCGTGGTCACGATGCGGAAGATGCGCGGCTCGACAGGCTGGTCCTCATCAACGACAGCGAGGAGGAATGGCAGTCCGTACTTCTCGACCACGCCAATCACATCGGAGCCCTTGGGAATCTGGATCATCTGGCGTCCCTCGGCCTGGAGTTCGTAATTGAAGATTCTGCGCTTCATGATTTCTCCTTGTCAAGCTTCTTGCGACAGGGGTCGCATACGATGTCTTGGGGTGCTCGGGGGCGACAGCCACAGCGAGAGCAGCCAACGCCAGAAGACACGGCTTCTGAGGTCGGAGGGGGTTGCGGTGGGCGCTTCTCCATTAGAGACTCTCGAATGACGCCATCGATGACGGCGACCAAATGCTTGCTCACTTTGCAGATGAGTCTACCAGAAGGAAGCTCATCGCGCAAGAGATGCATGCGACATCCTGAGCCGATGCTCATGGTGGGGGTCCAGACCCAACCGATGTCCTCCAAGAACTGCTGATAGGTGCGTCGATGGAGTCCCGTACGCGCAGAGGAGTTGATGAGCTTGCGTCTCGTTGCCGGACTAGCCGCGACAGGGTGCGCACGAGCGATGTTCAGGGCATCGTAGACCTCCTGGTAGGGCAGACCCGTGGCGATGGCTATAGAGCGCGTCACGCAGTCTCCTGTGGTGCCCTTGTAGCCCGCAGCGGCACGACCGCCATCATCGTATGTCCACCAATGTCCACTCATGCGTCCATTAGCTCCCTGTAGATGAAGCTCTCACCGAGGGCGTCGGTGATTCCGATTTCCTCGCCCGACCAGTCTTCGACTTCGCCTCTCCAGGTCAAAGCTTTGGCGGGCACCTTGATCTCATCCAGGACGAATTTGATTCCTGGCTCGGTGATGCGCCAATAGCCAGCGCGTCCTCCATCCGGGCGCAGCGTCAACTCCTCCTCGACAAAGTACCACCACTTGAGTTGGCTGATCTTGTGGTTGTCTTGGCCTTTGGGGGTCAGGTGCGCGAGCGCCGTGGGATAGTGGACGAAGGCTCTCGATGGAGCAACTTTGTACAGGCGAATGAGGCTCTGCGCCATGTTCGTGTCGAGCTTCTGCACCCACATCTTGATCGTACGCCCGGTGATCGGACAGACGACGCCCTCCTTGATATTCGCATCGACCCAAGCAGACACGTCCGACAGCGGTGCGTCGTCAGGTCCCTCCCATTCGAGCAGGTTAGACATCTCAGCGTTTCCTTTTAGCGTGATGGTGATGGCGGTGGTGCTTTTGGGCTGCGCTGCGATGACGCTTAGCGGCTGCCCTGTTTTCGTTCTTGATTTCGGCCTGTTCAATTCTGACTTCAGCGTGCGCCTCTTCTTCCAGCGATGGGAAAGCTGCGTTGCATCCGGGAACCGAGTCAGCAGACGGAGCCGGATACATGACATTGTTCGGGTCAGTAACATGTCCGTGGCCGGTCGAGTGTCCGTACTCGTGAACGATGATGACACAAGCCCATCTGTATTCGCTCGTCTTTGGCAAGAGAGCGCGCGCCGTTTCAGCCGAAAGGCGCTGCGAATGACCCGGCTGTTCCGATTCGGCTACGGCACCCGTCAGTACGAGGGGTCTGACTTCGACCGCGTAGGGCGATATCGTGACGCCCCAGTATTGAGTGGCGATGGCGAGGTCTTGTTGCACGACCGGAATATCGGTTACGTCGGTAGCGGAAGCGATTGTAGGAAGAGTGAGAGAGCAGAGCGTGAGGAGGATGATTAGGAAGCGCATGCTGCCCTCCGACCCATGTCGCTGTAGACGAAGTAGGCGTTGTCGTAGCCCTTGTGGTCCCAGGTCCAGTGGTAGACATCCGGCACATCCAGGTCGAAGAGGGCGTTGACCTTGTGTGCGAGGCTTTCGTCGTACTTGAGTTTGCTCGCAGCTTTCTTGATCTTGGCGGCAGCTTTGGCCTCGCGAGCAGCCTCGGCCTTAGCTCTTTTCTCGTCGCGGTCAGGTGACCATGCGAGTGTCGCGGCCTTGGCGACGCTGATCGTGTCGCCAGCCGGGGCGCTCGGGAAACAGCGCGTGCAGAGAACTTCACCGTGGGCCATAACCGCGTGAGCTTCAAGCAGACCGGAAAGCTCAGGGAGCCAGCCGTAGGTCGTGCTGTCGTAGCAGGTGTCGCAGTGCATCGAGGAATGGATGTGGCCCATACTGCTCGTCACGAGGAAGAAGCGACTCCAGCCGGTGTACTTGGCTTCGGCGGCGAAGATCGCGTTGTCGAGGCTAGCGATCTCGGCCTCGGCGTGATCAACCTCGTCCAGGAGGCTCTTGTCCTCGACGCGCTCGACAGCCTCGTCGTAGGGGTAGTACTCGTCTTCGGAGCCCCACCCGCGCTTCGTGTCCTTGCCGAAGCGGTGCTCCTTGACGCCAGCGGACCTGATCACGCGGGCGATGGCGCGGGCGAGATGGCGCTGCGCCTCGTCAAGCTCGAAGTACAGGGCGGCGGTGGCTTCGTCGTGCTGGCGGGGGTCAATCTGTGCCTTGGTCATATCCCATAGTATACCAAAGTCCATAGCGTATCTCAAGCGCGTCTTGCAAGATCGAACCTCCTTCTGCAAGCTAATAGACGATGATCGTTCTACTCGCTAGCATCCTCAGCCACATCCCATTTACGTCCTCCTGGACCGAAGTCATCGCCTGTGTCGAGGGGCTTGGGGGACTAGCTCTATTCTTTGGGGCTTGGCATCATTTCGAATGCAACCAGGAAGGATGTCATCGACTGGGGCGCTTCACGCACGGCCATCTGAAACTCTGCCACGTACATCATCCCCATGTGCCCAGTGACGGGAAGATCAATCGCGAACATATCAATGAGATGACGCGACGCAAAGAGGCTACGGCCGCAGCGACAGATTCGCCTCACGACGAATCTCGTCCAGGGCAACCTTAGCCTGGCACAGTTCGCAGTCCTCGTTCGTCTGCTGCGCCTGACCGAACGTGTGATCGATCTGTCCGACGCATCCGCGAGCTTCATCGGCGAGCGTGTAGATGCGATTGAGCTTTGCCTGTAGCTCGCCAATGTAATCCGTCAACGAGTCATGGGGCGCACCAGATACGACATGGTTCTGGCGTCGCTCAACGATCTCCTTGATCGAGTGCTCTATGCTCGGGAACGTGCTTAGCTCGCTCATGATGGCATGCCATGGGGACGCGGATGTGGTCCCGGCTGTGCAGCGGGCTCGCCCTTGAGAGCGGCGATCACAAGCTTCACGATGTATGGGTCCTTGACCTCCTGGCTGTCTCGATCAGTGATCCTCCAACCGCCCTTGATGCGGTAGGCGAAACCACGCACAGCGCTCTCGTGCGTCACATCGGTCTTGAAGTCTTTGTGCGTGATGCGCTCAGTCGGGTGCCGATCTTCGTTGTGATCGACGTGGACCTCATTCTCTACGGGGTCATAGACCCACAAAAATTGTATGGGACCAGGATCGGGATCAGGCGATTGACCGGGATCGAGCAAGCGCTTGAGATCGGGGGGAATATCGGTCATAGGATTTTGTCCTTCTTGGACAAATTACACTTCGGATGAGCAACTTGCACATTAGTATAGCAGTGCAAACCACCTTTGGCAAGCGGCATGATGTGATCTACATGGAACTTTCCCACGATGGGCTTTTCGCAGATGCCGCAGATTCCGTCGTGCTGTTCATAGACTACGGCACGGTCGATGTGCTCAACGAACTGTTTGAGCTTTCGCGCTTTACGATCTTTACCCGCGTTAGTGTTGATTATCCGAGCCTTCTCGGGATTTCTCTTTTGCCATCGCTTTACGGCTGCGCATCTAACGGCTTGGGAGGTTAGGCTAGATAGAACTTTTGCGCGACGTTGGGCCTGAATTGCCTCTTTATTCTTTTCGTAGTGTTTACGAGATTTCTTTTTGATAGTCTCGCGGTTCGCGATATAGTAAGATTTACCCTTTTCGTTCTTTTCCTCTTTGTGATCGAGGTCATATTGTTTCTTGTATGCTTTCTGGTCGTAGCTCACGTCTGGATCAAGACCTGATTAGCAATTAGACATTGCGGACGGACTGCATTGGTGAGTATGTTCATTACGCCATTCGCGTTCTTTGGCTGCCTGGTACTGGTTCCTACTTTGCCGGTTGAACAGTTCAACCGCTTCTGTATTGCGGTGGGATTCTTCACGATTTCTTTCTGCGTATGCTTTACTTCTCTTCTTGGCTTCGTATTCTGCGGCTTCTTTGGATACCGATTCTTGAGCCAATTTGCAGACATAACCGCACGTTGGTTGGACTGGCACAACAGGCGCGGGCTTGTGAACTGTTACGGTTTGGATAGTGGTAGAGCCGCAACCAACAAGACCGATAGACAGAATAGCTAGGAATGGAAGTAGGCGCTTTGTTGGAATGCCGGTCATACCACTTCAATGATCTTCTTGCATGGTCCCTTGTATTTGGACGCGAACGATGTCACGGTGCCCTCCCAAGGCTCGTCTGACCCGCCCGGTGGCAAAAGCACCACATCACCCTCCGAAACGTCAAGATCGGTTTCGTAGGTGTAGAGGCGTCCCGTGTCGCTACTGACTACAACTCGTCGCATCATTTTCCTCCAATTGATCGTTGGGCATCGAGCATCGTCTATTACCTTTCGCGGACTCGTCTAAGTCTATCAGCAACGGTGCCGACGAGCACAGAAGAGAGGGGCTGTTGATCATGAGCGCTCTCTGGGATGAGTTTGGACTTGGGACGCAGACCAAGACGCTGTTCAAGCACGCCCTTGTCGGCTTCCAGGACCCAGATGTCCGTTTTCAGTCGAGCGACCTCCGTGAGCAGACGCTTGTTCTCCTCACGGAGTTCTGGCTTGGTCTTCTTCATGCCGTGAGCCTCTGTTCGTGCGCGCTGAGCGCGGTGGTCGCGTTGAGCAGATTGGTGTTCGCCCGGAGCCAGAGATTGAAGTTCTTTTCGCCCGAAGAGCGACGGTATCGCGCGTACGCTTTGTCGTCCTCGCGTACGGATTTGGCGAGATGAGCTTGGAGTCGCTTGATGCTTTCGCGGAGCGCCTTCTGCTCGTCTTTGACCTCCGCTTTTTCTCGCTCCTTTCGCTTACGCTCACGAGCGACGCGCATCTTCTCCTTGTGCGCCTCAGACAGTTCCTTGGGTCGGCCCGCGTCCTTCCGGCGTTTGCGGGGTTTGCTGGTGGTGGCTCTTGTGGTCATGATCCCTTTCAAGTTGACACGGCATTTGTCCGCTCATCGTGTGTATGTACCAAGCTCCCCTCGATCCATACGATTCTAGATGCTGCGGCTTTCCACATGTAGGACAGTCCCGTAGAATCACAGAGCCCCCAGGACGGCCTCTCCGGTCGAGGTCACGGCATAGCCTAGATGACCATCATCGCGGACACGAACCTCCATGAGGCCCTTCTCAACGAGGTTGCCTATGGCCTCCTCATTCAGGATGAGATTGAGTTGGTCTGCGAACTCTGTCTCGAATGCCTCGCTCTCGTAATCTGCTACGCAGTCGCCGAACTCCTTCTTGGCGCGATGGAAGGCGATTTGTAGCTGCTCGTCGGTGGGCTCGTCGTCCTCGATGAAGATGACGGGGGCGTCGGTTGAGGGGTTATCCATGGTCCCCATTGTAGCAGAGGCCGTCTACCGTCCTCTCCGCCGGAAGGGGTTCATCAGCGTGTAGCTTTTGTCCTTCGCGTCCCAGAAGCCCCGGAGGCCCACGAAACGCAAGAGGACGTGCGGGACAGCCGAGAGGAGCAGGAATGCCGCGAAGAACGCGCAGATTCCGACCTTGAACAGAGGCGTATGAAGCTGCGTGCGGTTCCCTTTGAAGTTCCAGTAGAAGGGCTTGTTCCAGAGCAGCAGCATCATCGCCAGAGTAGCTCCGCCCCAGACGACTCCGATCCAAATCAACAGACTCATGACGTGATCCCTTTCGGTCGTTTGCGTACGGGCTTCGGCGTAGAAGCTTTGCGCTTGAACTCGCGCTTGAGCTTTTCGACGCTCTCGCTATCAGCCGGAATGAGCGATCCATTTGGCAGCCGTAGCGCGACAAGCACATCTCCCTGCACATCGAAGTAGTCGTAGACCTTACCGGTGCTGCCCTTGTGGCCGGGAAAGACACGCTGCGCCTTCTTGCAGAAGGCAAGCATGGCCTCGTAGACGGCCTCACGTAGGTCTGCTGCCTGGAGGTCGCCTGACCAGCTAGGCTCGCCCTCCGAGGACCACGCAGAGATGACAGCACAGTGCCACGTCGGCGTCTCGGGAGGATAATCCTTCAGTACCTCCTCGTCCGCGCGCAGCCCTGCGAGAAGGGCCTCCGCCTCGGCGATCTGCTCGCGGAGGTATTTGGCGGCTTGGTTCTTCTCGCGGACTACCATCAGACCTCCTCTAGGTAGGTGACAACAGTAGCGTTGCCCCATTTGGGATGGTGGTCGTGGCGCTTGACCTTAGCCTTGAGGTCGTAGACCTCGCCCATCTCGAAGCCGGGGTCCGGCACGGAGGCGGGCATCCACCACTCGACCTTGGCCTCGCCGACAAACTCGTTATGAGGAGCCGAGTGGACCTCGGTATAGAACACATGCAGGATGGAGTCGTTGATCTCACGCTTCTGGCGAAGCTCGCCCGTGAAGTAGACTTTCTCACCGATCTCCCCGATGTGCTGTTTGGGGTAGCGCATGTCCTTGGCCTGTGCTGCAATCAGGCGGCGCTCAGCGGCCGTGTCCTCCTCGTCCTCCCGACGCCCGCGAAGCTCGTCGTTGGAGATGCTCTGGCCACCGACCCGGACGCCAGTGATGCCGTAGCCCTCGTTGATGTTGGCGACGGCCGTACCGAGGGACTGAAGCTGGACCGCGTGCCCGCGACCGTGATTGAGCCCGCCACATGAGCACTTGCACTTGTGCCCCTTGGCGTTCATGCACCGCGAGTCGCATTTGAAGTCCTCGCTGTAGGTGCCCTCGATCCGCCTGAGTGAGAAGACCCGGTGGTTGTTTGTGCAGCGTGCCACGACTCCGCCCCGGCCTGAGACTCTCATGGCTGTGCGCCCTGCTTGCACTCCAGCCAGATCGTTCACCTTGCCGATGTCCTCCTCGGTCGTGAAGACCGCGTAGTCGCACTGCTTGCAGCGGCCTAGGAAGGGTTTGCTCTCAGCGGTCATAGCTTGAGATTATCCTCTCTTTGCTCGCGATTGTCAAGCGGCCTGCTGCTCAGCGGTGGGAGGGAACTCTTCGGTATTGGTCATACGCCATAGTATACCAGCTTAGGCTACGGATTTCAAGCGATTCCGTCATCTACGCACTGGACCATGGCCAGAGCAACGGCAGCGGTGTGGAGGCACTCTTTGCGGTACTTGGCCTTGTCGAAGGGTTTGATGCGCCCCTCTGCGATCTCCTTGCCGACCTCTCCGAACTCCTCGCCAAGGATGGCGTACCACATCTCAGGATCGTGGTCCTGGGTCCCCCACTTCTCAAGCTGCTCTTCGCGCTTTCGTTTGACGGCAGCGAGAGTCGGATCGATGCCATGAAGGGCCTGCTCGTACTGAATCTCAGCCAGCATAGAGCGACCCTTGAACGCCTTTCTGGTTCTGGTACTTCGACTTGAGCTTCGGATGCCCATACGGGAACTCTGCGGGAGATGAGAGCAGCGCGAACGATAGCTGGCAGATGGACTTGCCTGCGCGTAGGACAATGGACCTCTTGTTCAGGTTGTACATCTCCAAAGTGATGTTCCCTTTGAAGCCGGGGTCGATGAAGCCCGCCGTCGCGTGAACGAGCAGACCGAGACGACCGAGAGAGGACTCGCCGTGGACCTGCGCCTGGATGTCGGACGGGATTTCAACGTACTCTGCTGTCGAACACAGCACCAGTTCTCCCGGCTCCAGGTGCCACTCGTTAGAGACGAAGCGTTTGACCGGGACTTTCTTTGCGTCCTCCATGTCGATGACGAACTCCGACTCGAAGCGCGAGTCGAAGTGCGGCTGTGGGAAGACCGAGAATTCATTTGCGAGCGTCAAATCGACGCTTGCTGGTTGCACCTGGCTGTCCTTGCAGGGCTTGATGCCGATGCCTTTGCTACGCGCCTTGAGACGGGCGCGTACGTCCTGATCGCTGAGCACGGTCATGCAGACTCAGCAACAGCGCCGCTACGAACCTGCTGGTCGAACTCAGCCGCCTGGCGAGCCTCCTCCATGCTGTGGACGATGGCCAGGTCGCTCTCCGGCTTCGGCTCAGGAAGCGCTTCGGCTGCCTCTAGCAACTCTTGCGCTTTGGCAATGGCTAGCTCACGGCCGAGAGGAACGCGGATGACACCAACAGGAAGGACCTGTCGCCCCTCTGGGGTAGGGATAGCAATGCCCGTCACCATGGCCAGGACTAGGTGCGGAGTGCCCTGTGTCTGACCGCTCTCGTCTACCTCCGGCAGTACGGTGGCCAGATCGAGCGAGAAGACCTGCAAGGTTGTGTCAAAGAACATCGATTCTCCTTTCAGAAGGGTATGTGGGTGTGGACGAATTCCTCCGCCGCTTGAAGACATGTTAGCGCACCGTCCATATCATCGGCGATCCATTGATCGACCGCCTGTCGGATGGCTTGGCTAATGGCAAGATCGCGAGGCGATCCTGTCGGATAGAAAAGGTCTACGCCCTCAGGTATGCAAGTCACGTCGCGTGAGTATTGCTCGTGCCGAGATAGCGGTTCGTTAGCGCGTTCACGCACCCAATCTTCGGGATGCATCATGACTCGAAGTCCTTTAGCGCACGACGCAAGGCGGGGATGGTGGCTGCGCGCGTCTCGGCCTCTGATAGCTGCGCCTCGACCTCTGCACGATACTCCGTGGTGCCATCGCGAACAACTTCAAACGGAGTCGGTGTCTCCTCGCCGTAGCCCGCGATGTCTCCTGCCGTGCGAGCAAACGCCTCGGCCTCTTTGATCGAGACAGGTACGCCCTCTGGGGCGCTAACAGGTGCAGTATGGACACGCCATCCTGGATTCACGCCGCGATGCAGCACGAGCGAGATGGCGTAGGGAGTTGGTTTGTCAGACATCACGCGCCACTATAGCATCAGACACAAACGATGCCCGCCTTCTGCAATCGCTGTATCTGATCTGCTTGATCGGGTCGGGTCGCAAGCGACTGTGTGGCGGTCAACTCAACGGCGGTCGGGTAGCCCAAGGCGTTGGCATCGAAGGCTGTCTGCGCGACGCACCACTCCAACCAATATCCGCCTATGGCGATGTGCGTGACCTTCTCGTCGGCCAGGATGTCCTCTAGGCTCTTGAGTGGTCGCAGCGTCCCGGCTTCGAACGCCGTGTAGCCTCCTTGATCTTTGCGCAAGCCCTTGGTCACAACGTAGTCGGCTATGGCTGCAATGTCCGAAACGAGCGCAGCCCCCTTCGTACCCTTGATGCAATTGGCGGGCCAGTGACCGCCATGAGACTCAGAAGCGAACGACTCGTGGTTGGACGGACGCTGATTGCGCGATGCTATCACGACATCGGCAGCGAGCGTGCCGAACTCGACCAGGGGTCCGATGATGGAGTCACTGCCAGGGAAGCCGAGGATGCCGTCCGGCTGATAGTCGTTCTGTGCATCAACGACGATGAGAGCGGTCTTACCCATTGACGGAGGACTCATGATCTTCGTTCAGAATAGCACAGAGCGCCACTGCCTCATCGCGATCCTCGCAGGGCTCCTCGATGCATGGCACAGCTAGGGTGTGCTCGGTATCGGCATGGCCGTCACAGACCCACCAGCCCGAAACACCTTCGTAGGTCACGGCCAGAGGATGGAAGCGATCCATGGCTCCCTTGGCGTTGAAGCTCATGCGCGGCAGTCTACCAGTCGATCAGCTTCAAATCAACCTCGTTCAAGGGCATAACGGGTGATGGCACATTTCGTCGGCACCACCGCACTGCTCAAAAAAGGAAAAGTCTTCACGTCGCTGCCTGCACAGGCGGACTTCGCCGAATGGATTTCGGGTACCGTGACCTCCGATCAAGGGGGCACACTGGAAGTCCAGGAGAGCTTTGATCTGCCGGTAGTACCCAGCGCGGAAAACTACGCCAAAGCAGAAAACACGAAAGACCTGATGCAGAAATGGGCCGAAGAAGGTCATTGGGCTCCGTGTTCGTGGCCGGAAGAGTTGGAACTGGCGAAACGTCCGGCGACCTTTGTGGTTGCGGCTAAAGCCACCGTCAGCTTCTCCGCCTTCGCCGGGGCTCCATATTGGCGCGTCGTTTACACCAACGGCGGAACGGATCAGGAAGAATTCCGTCTCGCCGCACGAGCCTTCGAGCGCGGTAGGGTCTAATGGCAGCCCCCGTCGTAACAAAACCAGCGAAACAGACCTCCACAAAGAGCGTAGCAATCGCGCCATTCCAGGTTGAAGCTACTGAAATGCCTCTCGAATACAAAGCGACCGGCTTGCCCGCAGGCTTGACGATCAAACCGCTCACGGGCATAATCGAAGGCACGCCGACCACGGCTGAAACAGCCAAAGTCAAATTGAGTGCCAAAAACATTGAAGGCACAAGTCCTGAAGTAGAATTCGAATGGGAAGTCGAACCCAAAGTTCCGGTCATTACCAAACCAGCTAAACAGACCGGTCATATCGGAACAGTAATCACGCCGCTGACCATCGTGGCTACCGAAACGCCTACTGAAATCTCGGCTGCTGGACTACCCGCTGGTTTGTCAATCGTAAAATCGGGAGCGAAAATCGGCGAAATCACAGGTACGCCGACGACTGCCGAAACAGCTAAAGTCAAACTGTCCGCCAAAAACGGAACGGGGTCGGCTGTTGAAGTTGAATTCGAATGGGAAATCCTAATAGCCGTTCCTGTCGTTAGCAAACCGGCGAAACAGCTAAGCTATCACGGCACACCGATCACCGCGCTCCATGTTGCTGCTACAGGCACACCTACCGTCTATACGGCATCCAGTTTGCCAGCCGGACTGTCGATCAATGCAGCGACCGGAGTGATCACGGGTACCCCGACGACCAAAGGAACATCAACGGTCGTGCTCGCCGCCGAAAATGCAGGGGGCGTGAGTCTCGAAGTCTCATTCGAATGGGTCATCCAGCAGGGCGCAGAAGACGAGACAGCCGAAGAGGCAAAAAACACCGCTTCCACTTGGGTCGCACCTGCCGGGTGGGGCGTTCGCCCTGGCTAGCAACTGCGTCGCATCTGTGTCATAATGACTGATGCTGGTTAGCTGTGAAGATTGCTCGCACCATTTCGTCCTCTCGCCAGGCGATATCTCTGGCGCGACTGCTTGTCCGGATTGTGGTGGGAAGCGCTTTTTCCGCGATCAGCCGTCCCCTACTCAAAGCGATGGCACGCTCCGGGACATGGTTGATAGCGACACACAGAAGGACCAGGGAGGCAACCCGCTAGGCGAGGGCACCATCATGGGCGGGCACCCAGAACAGCCTGCCTGGCGTCGCGACAACTTCATGCATGGCAAGGTCACAGACTTGCCTACCCTCGCAGCTTTGGTCGAGAGCGATCTTAGACTCCCAGATGGAACTTCGATCCCAGAGAGCGGATCGATCCCCAATCACACCTGTCCATCGTGTCGTGTTCCCTCGTCCATGAACGGGTATGGTGAGTGCCTCAATTGTGGCTATACCATTCCATACGATGGCGGTGAGTGGGAGGACATGCCTGGAGCAGATGAGCTACTTGACCCTCGGCACCTTGAAAAAGGTCGGGGTCCTTGGAAGAATCCTTCCACCCTTCCTGCGCTAGGCCCGGCTCATCAAGGCGCACTTGCGGCCCTTGTCGATCCAATGCTCAATCTTCGTTGCCCCAATTGCGGCGGCGAAGTAATGCAAGACCCAGATCAGGGAGACATCTTCTGCGTTCACTGTGATCACAGTTGGCCGGTGCGCGGCGAGGAAGACCCTGCCGTCATGAAGGGATGGCAGCGTGTCCCTCACGCCATGGAGCATGGCTTTTCACCGGGTCTTATAGAGACACCTGGCGCGCTTGGTCCTGTGCGCCAGGGCAGCACTCACGAGGCCGCACAGCAGGCCCCGTGCGCGACCTGTGAGTCCGATGCACTCGTGCTCTCTGATGGGACGATGTATTGCCCGCAGTGCAAACAAGCGACACCCCCGGCAAGTCGTCCTGAGCCAACCAACGTCTTTCAGAATCAGGAGACATGGCGTACTCCTCCGGCCTTCGAGTCGCCCAAGGAGCCTGGTCTATTGCAACGGATGTTTGCTAGCGAGATGGATGACATCGTGGGCCTCACCCCTGAGTCGCAGCCAAGCACTATGCAGTGGGAGCCCGGATGGCAGGGGCGAGGTCTGATGATTGCCGGTGAGCCCCATACGTGGAAGGCATATCACCCTCGCGACGCTAATGTCGATCCCAACGAAAGTTTCAATCATGGCACATCACACTCGCAGTATGTAGAAAGCGCAGGCATCCCGCATCACCTGGTCGATTGGAAATCCGGAGTGGAGATTCGCCCGACTGGAGAGGTCGAGACGGTGACAGGTCGAGATGCTTCACCGTTTATTGCCGCTGATCCGCGCCTGAAAGAGTTAGAGGACAAATCGTTCTCCTTCAGTAAGACGATGCCAAAGCTAGAGCGCACCAACAACATGGACCCATATCTCCCGTGGACACACGAGGCGGATGTCGATTTCGATAAGGGTCCCGACGAGAACGTCGCCCCGGCTCATTCTCTCATGGTGCAGCCCAGTGACGTGGGGCTCCACAACGCACATGGCAACCACAAAGGGCCGCTTGCGTTTCTTGATGCACACATCAACGGCATCCCGGTCAGAGGTAACGGCTCGGAGTTGATCAAGCGCTACGGCTTGCGCGAAAGCCCGGAGTTCGGCAAGCCGGTTGTCGTCTCGGTCCATGATCCGTCTCACCTACCGGCCGCTGCGCAGGTTGTGCAGGACCCCAACGCACGTAGCCCCCTCATGGTCGAACTTGCACAGAAGATTCGCAACGAAGAAGCTCCGGCTCCTCCTGGCATCAGGCCGTTGGATATCGCGCCGTCACAGAGCGAACAGGACCAGTCTTTGAGAGATCGTGATCAGGGATACGAGGAGCACGCGGGCGGTATCAAGACGGCAGGTCCCGCACTGTTGGCGCTCCCTGAGCTAGCCGAGGGCGTGGGAGCAGCCGGTGCGGTAGGCGGCGAGGCATCCGCAGGAGGCGCAGCAAGTGGACTGATGGGCAAAGCGCTTGGTCCAGCAAGCAACTTCATGGGCGGCGACCTTGGTCGTCACATGCCGGGCGGAGGAGGCGAAGCGCCGGGGCAAGCGGGTCCCGATTCGACCATTCTCAATCCGCTATCGAGCACCGATCCACTCATTGCGCTCATTGCCAAGGGTGGAGAATACGAAACGCCGACCTCCAATCCCGACGTGGGCGTCAAGCACGACGACCCAGAGGACGTAGATCAAAAAGAGTTCAACGACCAGGACAAGAGCCCAGAAAACCCGTTGAACCCGAACCTTGAAGACTCCGGTAAGTCGGGTGAGGACCCGCACAAAGACAAACGCGACGAGGAAAGCCACGGCTTCTCCGAGAGCAGCCCTGCCATCGAGCGCATGAAGCTTCTCATGCCACTCATCGAACACTTCTATCACTCAGATGAGTCGGGAGCAAACGATCCTATGCTCAAGGGTCTGCACGAGATGCTAGAAGCAGAGAACCCTGGTTACCTCGGCAAGGGCGACCCTACTGTCGCTGAGATTTTCATCCAGCAGAAAAAGAAGCCAGAGCACGTTCATGCGGGCCTTTACGCCGATGGTGACGCGGTGCGATCTCCCGATGAGCGCCGTCGTTACGATCAGGGATTGGACGAATGGGGCGCGAAACAGTACGGCGAGCGCCGCATCGGTCCGGATCGTCGCCAAGAGCCCGAGCCTGTCATGTGCCCCGCATGCAAGAGTGGCCAGATCATCGGTCCAGCATGTAACCAGTGCGGCACCACGGTCGAGGATATCCTTTCGGCCCCGACAAGTCGCGAAGGTCAGACCAAGGAGTCCATCGTGCCCCCTTTGCAGATGGGCGGACTTCAGCAACAGCAGCAGATGCTCGATCCGACCGCACTCAATCCAAGTTTGCAACCAACCCCTCAAGCTCCTCCAGGCGGGGGAGCGCAGCAGGGTCATTGCAAGAACTGCGGCGGAGTCACGACAGCAGATGGCACATGCCCGCAGTGCGGAGCCAAGGAAAACGCCATGGGCGGAGCAACACCACAAGGACAGCAAATAGGAGGACCAAGTATGCCAGCACCGATGCAGAGCTTTACTCATCTAGACTTGATTGCCTCGCTGGTCGATTCGGCCAATCATCAGGGTCCAGTAACGCCTGAGCAGATCGCCGCAGTCCAGCAGTGGCTTATCGAGAACGGTCGTGTCAATGAGGTACCGAACGTACCTCTCGACCCCGGCAACCCCGAGTACGCCAAGATTCTCGCTGAAATTCAGCAGAATCCTACAGTACCCCCAACAGTCACGCCGGAAGAGCAGACACAGCCGCCAGCACCGCAGCAACCCGCCCCCGGAGGCATGCCTGTTCCGGGGATGGGTGGAGAACCAGGCGGACAGCCGATGCAGCCTATGTCATCGTTCTTGCCCGACTTCACCGCAGCCGACGATCTAGAAACACAGCATCAAAAAGGTCAGCATGTGCATGGGCTTCACCCAGATTGTCCTATTTGTGCGCAAAAGGAAAAGGCAGAGCCCTACCGCGAGTTTGAAGAGGAGATGGGCAGCAAGCTCATGCCCGGTCATACAGCAGCCGACAACATCGCACCGCGTTGCCCCGTGTGCAACTCTGCGACGACCGGCATGGTTGGTGATCCAGACAACCACTCTCGTTGCCATGCGTGTGGCAACGTCTGGAAAGGTCCTAGCATACTCGATGACACAAGCGCGGCTGGAAACAGCGCCATCGCTCGCGTAGCTGGACCTGGGCCAGAGCAGGATGCCCAGCCGGTCAATGTACCTGCCGCAGAACAGGATGCTGCGCTCAATCAAGGCGGCGACGAAGATTCATCGCTGACATGGAAGGACACCGAAGGAAATCCGATCCAGGCAAAGCAGGAGTACACGATGAAGAATCCGTCCTTCTCCGTGCCGGATGTGATTCGTGTTGAGCGCGTCAAGCCAGACGGCTTGGACGTGACATTGCTCGGTATGTACGGCAACGACTCGAACACGCTGAAGAGCAGCGTCCCGATTTCCAAGGAGGACATGGAAATGCAGGAACTCACGTTCGAACCGCTCGCACAGAATGCCGACGACCGCAACAACGAACCTCCGCCAGGCTCACAGACGCCCGGCGAGGAGCAAGTACCCCCATCAGGACAGACGACAGACGAGCGCGCCAACAGCGAACTCCAGCCTTCACAGGCCAGCGTCGATGATGATTCATGCCCGCGCTGCGGTCACAACGAACACACGTCGTCCATGATCAATCCGGACGCGACTGAACACGACTGCTTCCGTTGTGGGCACAACTGGGTCACCGAGGAAAAGGGTGGTCGCGCTGAGGCTGGCGTTGATATTGGTTGGGTCATGGAAGACGATGACGCAGAGGATTTCTTGGGCGCTCGACGCCAGAGCATGGCTGCCGCTCAGTCCCGCGACATAGGCTCGATCCAGGACTCTCGACGCGAAGAGATTCGCGCACGTCTAGCTCACAACAAGCAAGAGCGCATGCAACGAGAGGGTGGCAAGCACTTTACTCCTCGCGAGCAACGTGAGCTAATAGATGAGGATGGTATGGCGCGCAACAGCGACATGCTTGATCTTGAGGGTACGCATTACAAGACCCGAGACAGTTACGACAGTAAGACCGATCCAGAACGAGTCCGCGACGCAGACTTGTTCCTAGGAGTCTAAGAAAGGAAGTCATGTCAGATACACCAGACACATCACAAGTCCCGGCCGAGGTTCGGGCACAGATCATCAGAGAGGAGCAGGAAGCGCGTCAGGGACCCCCGACCGTCGAGTGCGCCATCTGTGGCTTCAACGGTTATCCCGGAGGCACTTGCCCTAGCTGCAATCGTCCTCTGGACCAGAAGCGCCAGTACACGTTGAGTGAGCTTCGCGCCATGCCTCAGGAGCAGCGCGAGAAGATCATGCGCGAGGACCGGCCTAGTGGCGCGGCACCGCGAATCGTTCACATTCCAGGGTCCGTGTAAGAACCCTTTCAAACCTGCGACTTCTAGGAGATAACAAGCGATGGCAATCAAACTAGCAACCGGACCTCAGGTCAGTAAGGTGAGCAAGGAGGAGGCTGAGGCGGCATTTCGTCGCAACCCAGACTTCCCCAAGCACGCCGACGAGTACGTTCTCGAAGAGCTTGACGGTCACTGGGTAGCCGCAGTGCATGTCGCGGATTCACCATTCGGTGGACCTGCCGACGAGACTGAGGAGGCCCCTGGTCCTAAGAGCGAGGGTCCCGGAGACACCGCTCCTGAAGAGGGTGGCGCTGATGATGGCGAAACTGGCGGAGACGAGCCTCCGAAGGACGATGAGAACAAGGAGGACGGCAAGGAGAAGGGCGGCGAGAAGCACGAGATTCACGCCCTCATGGATGCTGTCCAGAAGATTCTCGTTGCACTCGGCATTCCCGATGGCGAAGCTCCTGGTGAAAACGCCATCCCTGGCGAAGAGCCACCGGCCGGTCCTCCTGGACCGCCGCAGGGTGGCCCGCCCGCACCGGACGAGAAGGAGAAGGGTCCTGGCGGTCCTCTCAAGCCTGGCGAGGTCCCACCGGGACAGACGCCGGTCGGTGCTCCTGCATTTGCGCACATCACCCCTCACCCGTGGGAGGGACTCATCGGAGTAGCAGCAACGTTCGAGGTCGAGGAACGAGTTCCCGATCACTACACTTCCGCAGACGTGGATAGTGAACTCAACGAACTTGCTCGCGGCACGGGATTCAAAGTCAAGCAGGTTCAGACGCACGTCAATGAGCATGGCCACAAGGTCGCCAAGGCTCTAATCAGCGCCTACTAAAGAGGAGTTCACATGTCGAGGGATGCAGTGCCCTCCGCCGACCTAGAGAAGACGGTTCGCGAGGAGTTCAATCGTATGCGCGGGCGCATCTGCGGATTCATCGAGGCATGCGGCCTACCTGAGAAGCAAGAGCGCGGAGCAATCGCCACGTTCAAGACGCTTAGCTACGACAGTGAGAACCTGATCGTAGACCTGCTCAGTGAAGACGCTTAGCTTTACGCAGACAGCGAGCTAGCTTCTTCCGCTTGTGTCGATTGAGGCGCTTGCACTTGGCTACGGCCTTTGCGCGCTTCGATGGCACAGCAGCGTGAGTTACCCGCGCAGCCACAGGTCCCGTTGTGGGTTCGGAAGCCACAGTAGGTGTGGCTACAGAGGTCACTATGGGACTTGGCGTTGGGGCAGGGGACGGAAGAAGCGTGACCGTTTCGAATGTCGCTTCTGCCCCAAGTTCAGCGCTATTGGCTTCTCCGGGGTAGAGACATACATGATAGACACCCAAGGATTCGTATTGTTCAGGTGGGATGGTGCCTTCGGTTTCGGTCGTCAGTCGTCCCCATTTGCCGAGGTCACCGTTTTCGGCACGATGAAGCTTACATGCGCTGGGTTTGAGATTGACGACAAAGAGGCCAGAGACGCCCTGGGCGTGATACGTAACGGCTTCCCCTTTGAGGACCGATTGCGGCGTCACAGACAATTCGGGGTTGGCACTCGCAATCGCGGGGGCAGCGAAGACCAAGGACAAAACGGCAGCGGAGATGAGGCTCTTGATTTTCATGATCGATAGTCTACAGGATAAGCTACTCCGTGTCAAGAGCTTCAGGCACCATAGGTTTGCGGCCTTGCTACCGCATAACTACTGAGATGAGCTTCACCAAGTTCGCGAGCTTCGAAGATGCGGAGGTCCTTGAGGTCAAGGGCTCGCCTTCGCGGCGTCGCACAGCCACGCTCGACAAGCTGAGTGACTTCCACGACTACCGCACCGACGATGGCTACATGTACGTACGCCTGCGTGCGATCTCTAGCCGCGTCAACAAGAACCACGATGGCTGGCCGTCTGTCGAGCTTGCTGGAGGCTCTGAGGTCTTCGACCGTCACGCTAAGCAGTCTGCGACCGGCTTTACGGTCGAGGCGGCGGATGGCGACAAGCAGTTTGGATTCGCGACCTTCATCGGCAAGCCAAACTTCATCGATCACAACAACTCCGATCCGTCTCGCGCTCGCGGCGTCGTAGTAGACAGCAAGCTCAAAGTCCTTCCGATAGAGCACACCGCAGCGAGTGGTGACACCTACTGGGGCAGCGAGAGCATGGACCCTGAGCACGCTCCGCCGACTGAGGTCGAGCTACTCCTGGAGATCGACGCCAAGACCTTTCCGACGTACGCCAAGGCCGTTCGTAGTGGCGACCTCGACGGATTCTCCATGGGCTGCGATGTCGAGCGCTCGAAGTGTTCGCACTGCGGTCATGTGGCGACCAACCCCGACGAGTACTGCTCGCACATCGTCATGAAGGGTGCGCATCACGACTACAAGACGGCGGATGGCAAACGCATCTCGCGTAAGAGCTACGAGAACTGCTACGGCATTCACTTCTTCGAGATCAGCGGCGTGTTCGATCCCGCTGACGAGACAGCGCTCGCCCGTGAAATCCGTGCGAGCGTCAACGACGAGGGCTTGGGCAAGACGGCTGAGAATGCACTACCTCAGTCCTTCCTGCCATCGGCACCCGAAGATGTAGACACCATGCGTGAAGAGCACGCTTGCCCAATCTGCGGCGAGACGATGGAGGGCGAGACGTGTGATGTGTGTGGATATGTCGAGCCGCCCAAGGGTATGGATAACCCCGACCTGACCAAGGCCCAAGAGCTTCAAGGCGACATGGCGCAGGGCAGCGAGCAAGAGGTTCAGCAGGATAATGCGCTGGCACAGGGCGCAGAGACACCGGCAGCACCGTCCGCAGAGCCCGCAGGTCACGCACCGCCCAAGCAGGAGGGTAGCTTCTTGACTGCTAGAAATAGCGCTGCATCCGCGAGTGTAATGGGTGACATGCGTTGGCAACCAAAGCTGAACCCAAAGGTGGCTGCTCGAATCAACCAGCAGGAAAGGCCGATCAAAACGACCACAAAGCCTGCTACGAACGAGCCAGTCACGACCACTGTGGTGAAGAACCCGGCTAAGCCTGTCACGGCAACAATGCGCACAGCGCAGGACCTCATCGAGGCAGCCAATAACAACCATCAAGGAGATACCATGAGCACGAAGATCGCTGATGGTCCTACTGGCCCGGAGGCTTCGCCTGACGCGCGGGTTGACGCTACTGGCGTTGGTGGGGTCATCGAGCCTAGCAACGATGCAGCATCCAAGGCCGACGCACAGGTAGACGTTACCAGCGTAGGCACGACAGGCGTCACAGATGTTGACGCCGACAAGACTGAGAGTCTGCCTACGGCATCTGAGGGATCAGATGACGCTGGTTTCGACGCTACGAAAACGACCGAGGACAGCGGCCCGACCGCGACCTATGGCGATTCCGATGGCACCGAGAAGGGCTTCACGGATGGAGTAACCACTGATAGCCTCGAAGGCAACCAGAACAAGGACTCGTCTGTCCGTCAGGCGTATGACGCAAAGCCGTTCTACGACCAGCCTGGCCTCAGCGGAGGTTCGACCGTCAAGGGCGTTCAGCCCGTTGCCGAGTCATTTGGCGAGCGCGTTGACGTGCTCCAGCCAGCGGCAACTCCGGAGAACAACTCTGGACCGACGAGTCAGTGGACTGGCACAGAGGGCAACAAGGTTCTACGTCAGCAGGACCCGGTTACGCCGGAGTCCATCGCGACCGAGGGATTCACTTCGCATATCATCGCGGCGATCAAGCTCACTGATCTGGAAACAGAGCTAGGCATGATCGGCCCGGACGAGAAGTACAACCGCATCGCGGACCTTGACGCTCAGGACGACGAGCAGATCACGGCACAGCTAGACATGCTCTCGCGTGTCAAGACTGCGGCTACGCAGAAGCTTGCCAAGCAGCGCACGGCAGGCGTGGCTCGTATGCCAAGCGGCTTTGGCCAGCATACGGCAGGAGATCGTCGGATGGTAGACCAGGATGGTCACGCATTCGAACGTGTTTCGAGCGATGAGTCCGAGTCGGTTTCGGTCACAGACGAGACGCTCGACTCCGGTCTGTTCACACGCTAATCCGTAAAGCTACTTACTTTCGGTAGTGCCCCGTCATGACAATGAGTGATGACTTAGCGCTTCTGGCGCTACAACCAAAAGGAATCACTCACCAATGCAAGTAATTTACGGTGACGCAAGCAACATCAACCTGACGGCCCAGAAGCGCCTTCTCAGGGTTGTAGAGGGACAGACCCAGGCGACACCGTTCGCCGGGATCATCGATCCTTCGCTGCGTAACACCACGGGTGGCATTCGCGTTCCGTTGAAAACGGACGAAGCGGGAGTCACACCGGTCGGTGGAGCAGCAGCAGCCCCGTTCTCGCGTTCGGGAGATGCCTTCACATTTGAAGGTTCACTCGTACCTGGACTAGTCCTCGTCAAGACGGTAGGCGAAGCTTTCGCCATCGGCGACGCCGGGACTGCAACGGGTGTCTACGGACTCCTTGGGCAGTGGGTCGGTGGAACGTTTGACAACATCAAACAGTCCAACCAAATCTCTGCATGGCAGGGACCGGACTCCGTGTACGATCTGATCGCACCGGGCTTCGACTCAACGGAACTTTCTACGAAGGTTGCGGAAAACAAAGAAGGAAAGCCTGTGTACCTGTACGTCGGCAAAGATGGACGCCTGGGCGTAACTAAAGGTACCAACGAAACCAAGATCGCGGAAGTTGTTGACTACAGCAACCCAAGCGTTCTGCGATTCAAGCTACTAGTCTAAGGAGGCGAGACAGACATGGGATATGAGAATTTCCAACGTCAGGTAGTCGCTTCTGGTGACTACGAGGAGAAGCTAAAGGACCTTCCGAAGCTCTCCAAGAAGCAGAAGGTCGGACGCCTCGAAGCTATCCTTGCCGACAAGGGTAACGCGATGCGTCGTATCGGCCAGGGCATGATCGGCCCGATTCAGATTCGTCTAAGGTACGAGGGTATCGTTCGTAACGTCCTCGTGGAGGATACGCTAGAGCGCGGACCCCTCATGCCTTACGACATCCTGGACGACCTTGGACGTGCGTACGTGCTGAACAGCACTGACGCCGAGGTCAAGATCACGCCGTTCGAGGGCAAGCAGGCATTCCCTGCTCTGTTCCGTTTGGCGACGTTCCCACGCATCCGCAAGGAGGACCTCTACTACTTGCGAGTCAACGCGGTTGAATACGCGCAGGACGAGTCCCGTCAGGCCATCCAGAAGCAGGAGGACGCACGTCTAGTCCTACTTCTTGAGCAGGCCATCAAAGGACTCGGCGAAGCGCTTACCAACAACGTCGTTGGCCTCGCACCTACTGGTGGTCGCGCAGTTGGGATCGCAGCAGGACCGGAAGCAGAGCCTAACGAGCACACCGTTCTCCTCGGAGCCGGTAACCCGTTGGAGCCCGCTGACTTCTACAACGCGGTAACTCAGATCGAGATCAACCAGCTAGAGGCACGTCGCGTGCTTGCCCACCCGGCAGACATTCGCGACCTCTACAACTGGGACCTCAACGCCACAGGGTTCCGCTTCAAGGATGAGGTCTTCGCAGGCGGACGTATTACGTCCTTCGGCGAGTTCCAAATCCAGCGTTCGATCATCATCCCTCAGGGTGAGGTCTTCCTCGCAGCCGAGCCGGAGTTCATCGGGGTCTTCCCTGTCATGTACTCTCTCGATGTCGAGGAGAACCATCAGGTCGAGCAGTTCTACAAGGGATGGGTCATGGACGAGCTTGTCGGAATGCTTATCCTCAACCCGCGTGGACTGTCTCGCATCCTCAAGGCGTCAAGCAACGCTGCACCTTCGAAGCTCGACATCACGGGCCTCGGAACCGGCGCACCTGGCACCTGGACGCTGTAAGGTCCAACCAAGACGCAACGAAAAAGCCCCGCTACATGCGGGGCTTTTTCTTGTTCTCTTGTACTCGGACCCAGGCTGCGATGACAGCCTCAATCGCACGTTTGTCTCGTGTCGTCATATCTACTAGGTTGACGACTCGCGCGAGAATACGATCCGACATCTGTCTAGGATTTCATCGATGTTCCTCGACAGCCATCAGGCGCTTAGCGAGCTTGGATAGACCCTGGTTCCTCCTGATTGGACCAAGCGGCTTCCCAGCCCTCTTCTGTCTCGTGTGGGCTGCGCAGAGGCCACACGAGACAACGGGATAGATGCATCCCTCAAATAGGCAGTCTAGCTCCTGAGGCTCAGGCGGCGGAGGTAGAATCTCTCGGCTGGTCTGTTTGACGCCGGAGTAGAAGCTACAGCCCGTGGCGCGACGCATCTCCTCTGTCGCCCATGGACGGCCTTGAGGATGGGTGCGCCAGAACATGCCCTGAATGATGTGTGGTTCGGGCGTTCCATTGGCGCAGTATATCTCTCGTTTCTGTCGCGCCCGCAACGCATGAGCATTGAGATACGCAGGGTGCTCGCCACCGGGCTTAGAATCGTTCAGCAGCATCTTCTCCGCGAGCAGCAGTAGCTCGCGCCGCGTGTACTCGAATTCAAAGGCTGGCTCGAAGTCCGGCACAAGCTCCTTGATCCGACCTGAATCGGTGATATGCACGTCGGGGAAGTGCCTGAGCTTGCCGCCCCGAATGACATGCTGGCGTACCTTGGCTCCGCGTACGCCGCCGCCCTTCAATAGTCCTGATCCGAGGACATCATATCCCATGCCGGGGAGTATAGCGCTTTAGGCGATGGGGCGCGCGATAGTGCGCAGATCGCTGGCGTAGTGCGAGTCCAGGATGAACGACACCGGCATCAAGAAGTAGCCGTTGAGTCCCCACGATACGTCCCAACTGTTGAGGACGAGTAGGTAGTGCGGGTACTTCTTGAGATAGCCGCAAGCGAGAACCTCATGCCCTCCAAGGACTTCCTCGTTGGGCTTCGGCATCGGCATGATACCCGTGTTGGCCACCTGTTCTGACTCAAAGCTGGAGTAGACCGTGAAGCCGAACGGAATCGTCTGCCCCGCCGATAGAGCTTGCTGAATTGCAGTAAGCGATTGCGGTACGGCCTTGACCTGCTTGGTCAGGGTGTAAGCACGAGGCTTGTTAGGCGGTTTGATTTCGAACTTGCTGATGTCGTACTGCCAAAGCGTCTCATCTGGGATTCCATGTTTCGCGACGGTGAAGGCGTCGTGGCCCATGGCTCCGCAGTCGCCCTGATTGAGAGTGCCCTCGATCTGGCGCTCGAAGAAGTATGTCCACAGTCGTGAAAGCTCTCCGCAGTCTTTGCCGTCCTTGATCGAGTCATAACGGAAACAGCGGTTGGTGGCATTCGCCGTACACGAACCGAGTTTTAGCTGATTCAAGGCGGGCGGCATGTGTGGTCTAGGATCAACCTCTGACAGGATCGTCACGCCGGAAAGATCGGCTGTCGGATATGTGAGCCCAGGAAGCGGTCGATTCCAACCTAGAGCATGCCCCTGCGGAGTGATAATGGCCATCATAGACTAGCTCGCCGATATGCCTGATTTCTAACCCTCCCTGTCGCAAGAATAGGTGAGTTGTAGTACGCAGCACCAGCTAGGTTCACATATCGACAAGGAGATTGGCTCATGCCAGCTACGAAGAAAGCACCCGTGAAGCGCAAAGCAACGAAAACGCGCGCTCGCAAAGCAGCACCGAAAGCAACGCCGAAGATCGAGACTCGCACGGTCGAGTTGACCGAGGCCCAATGGGCAGCGCTGCTAGAAACCTACAGCAACCTCAAGGGCGCAGGTCTTCCTGTTCCCGCTGAGATCGCAGAGCCCGTTGAGGCATGGCTTGCCGCAGAGCAGGCCACGGAGGAGGCAGTCGTAGAGGCTACCGAGGAGGCCGACGCCCTACAGGCAGAGCGAGACGCGACTGGACCCAAATGGGTACGCAACGGTTACAACGCGCCGTTCTCACTTAGGCTTCAGCGTCAGGACAAAAAGGAGCGCATCGATCTCGCGCCCCGTGGCCAGCGTGGAGACATGTTCCCACTTCGGCCAGAGGATGAAAGCGATCACATCCTGATTGCCAACCTACAGACCGGACTCATCCAGTTGATCGGCGATGGTGAGGCGAAGAGGATCGCAGAAAACCAGACCGTGAACATCCAGAAGACAAACACGACTCTGGCCATGATCGTCAACGAGACGGGTCAGCCGATCAACAAACTGACGGTTGAGACAGAGTACAACCGACAGGGCGTAGTCGTCGGTTACGTCGATCCCAACGCGAAGCCGAAAGCTCCTCTAGGCGGCATCGTGCGTCCAGATCAGGTTGAGCAGATTCGACAGTTCGTCCCGACAGGCGGCAACCCGGCCATCGTGTCCTCAGGATTCCAGACCGGACCCCAGTTGACCGATACAGCTAGGCTGGCGGTCGCGGACAAGCTCGCTCGTCTCAAGGGCGTCCAGGGTAGGCCAGAGGAGGTTCTGAGCCTCCAGGTATCGGTTGATCCCACAGTCAAGACATGAAACGCCCATCCCCCAGGCGGTGGCTCAAGATCAAGCGCAAACTCCTTGTGAAACGGATAGCGGGTTGGCGCAATAAGCGTACTCGCGCGCGGTTGATCACGGACAGTCTCACGTTCGGTATGCTCGATAGACGTGCCTTTTGGCCACAGAGCGAGATCGAGAAGGCAAAGCGAGGTCCGGCGTATCTCTTGCGCAACGAGAGAGACGAGCCTATCAGACAAGTCACGCTAGAGGACGTTATCCACGGGTAATGGGTCGAGTAGCTCAGGAGAGGCCCCTGTGCCTCTCTGGTAGCCTCTATTCGCTACCGGCCATGACTCCATCCCGTTCTCGCCGTCCTTACCCACGGCGATGACGGGATGGTTGGCTATCTGTCCTACGTGCGCAGCTAGCTGCTTGACGTAGGCGTCAGTCTCCGGACTGTCCTCCGCCACTGTCACGAGATGGTGTGCTGGTCCAAACGAATGGGAGTGCGGACCCTCCACCCACGTCTGATGAAAGAGTCGCGGTTGGGATTCGTATAGCCACTGATGGGCCGCTGCCGGGAGCATCCGGTGAAGCGGCTGTCTTAGCTCGTCCGTCGTCGGGATCGTCACATGGTACTTGGCCTGCATCACCTATTACCTCTGCGATCTGCCCCGAAGCGCAGTCTACGCAAATCGTCTCGGTCACGCCGGTCTTGAGGTTGGTGTGCGTGCAGCGATAGATGAACTTCTCATCGCCTTCGTCATCTTCGAGCGGCCTGTGACAGAGAGGACAGTTCATCTAGACCTTTTTGCGCCATGCTTCCTCGCCGCCTCTTCTGCACGTTGATCGAGCCTCTTGCCGTGCTCCAGTCGCCGCTGTTGCCAGAAGCCCTCGATGTCCCAGTGTATCACCACAAGTACGGCCAGGAAGCTCCCGACGAAGGATGTGCCCAGGCCAATACCGATCTCCACGAGGATCATAGTCCAAATCTCTTGCCCATGTCTTGCAACGTCCGGCGCAACTTCGGGTCCGTGATGTTCTTGACGACCTCATCGACGCGAGTCTCGCGCGTCGTCCGCGTTTCGATCACACGGGTATAGACCTCCCGCACGAGTGTCTTGTCGTGTGTGGGACACTGCACCGGTTTGGACCCTAGCGCAGGACACCCATCAACAGGACAGACGTGGATGGCGATCTTAGAGATCATCGCTTGACCTTGCGTTCATCCATCAGCGCCTTGATCACCGTCTGCACGTCCTCCATGCAGCCCTTGTTCCAAATCGTCTCAGGCATCGGATAGAAGCAGTACTGCCGCCATGGACCGTACCACTTGATCACCGCGAGAATCTCAATCTTGCGCTTGCTCTGCACATGGAGGAGCTTGGTCTTACCCTCGTAGTGATCGTCCTCTTCGAAGGTAAGGTACTCGCTGTCCCAACTATCCCATGGCTTGTAGCTCATGTCTTCATCAGTTTCAGCTTGCCGTTCTGACAGACCTGCCAGCATGGGTTGTCTCCGCCTTTACCCTCGTTGACGCTCGCGAACACGATGCGGTGACGCCCTCGGTATTCTTCGAGCGAGATGTGCCGTTTGCGTGGGTTCGGGATGTCGGCCAGCGCCCTGAGCATCCTTGGCGTCAGATGCACGATGTCGTTCGACGGCGGGACGTATCCGTACTGGCTATACATCAGCTTTGGTCATCCGACTATAGTGATCAAGGCGAAAGTGCTTGCCAGAGCAAATGCCGTAGCGATAGCGACCTGATGCCATTTGTGCTTGCAGAACGTCGCTGCCCAGAATCCTCCAGCGTCAGCAATACCATCGAAGAAGAGATGCTGCGCGTAGAGCAGGAAGCTTGGTGGACCATGAACGGCATTGAGATCAAACAGCGGCGAGAAGATACCGGCGGCAGCGAAAAGAACCATCCCGACAGGGAAGACTAGCTTTCGCGGAAAACGTCGTCCGAAAACTACCCAGTGTCCATCAAGGACTCTCGGATTTGCTGTCGCTCTTAGAACGTGGAGGGTCATAGGATGTCAGCCACCTTCTTGCATTCCTCAGCGAAGAGCCGCAAGAAATATGCCTCCTGGGGGAGGGCTGTTTCGAGAACCAATCGCGCCTTTTGTTCGTAGGGCTCACGAGCCCAAGATGCGGCATCCTCCCAGACTACGCGACCCTCAAGCTCGCGATGCTGATCCCAGAGTGCCTTTGCGGCCCTCTGACTCATCTCGATAGAGATTGGTCTACGGACTACCATCTTTGCTCCCTTTCTTATCGGCGTCCTTCTTGACCTCTTGAGGCGGCTTCTCATCCTTCGGTTTGTCCTTGGCGCTCTTGTTCTTGTAGTCGGTGTTGTAGAAGCCGTTGCCCTTGAAGTGGATCGCAGGGGTAGAGTATACACGAATTGCCCTTCCGCCGCAACCTCGACAGCGGATGGATTTCCGCGCACGAGCTATCGGGAAGATGCTCTCATCCTCATGACCGCACTTATCGCAGCGGTACTCGTAGATGGGCATCAGCGCAAGAACTGGCTGTACTTCTCAACAACCTCGTCCAGCACAGGATCATCCTGGGTCAGTTCATGCAGGTCGCGCATCTTCTCCGGCACATGGACCTCCACGACACGCTCGTCAGGTAGCCACATACCCATGAGACGACCGTTGTGCTTGTCGCCTACGTCGATGCAGTACGAGTTGCCTACGGGAGATTCGTATGTGCGACAGGTCGTGTCCCTCGCCGTGTGGCCGAAGACCTGTCGGAAGTCGGGGTAGTAGCTCTCGCGAGCGTCGCGCCAGAGGATGCCTCCGGCGTCGCAAGGACCTCCGCGCATACGACTGATGGCATTGACGATGGCAAGGAACTCGTCTTCGTCAGGAGCGGGCTCGTTGGCGGACCAACCATCACATTCGTTGAGCCAGTCCACCAATTGTCCTATGTCACGCTTCAACTCCACTGGGATTTTCTGGTGCTTGAAGCATGCGTGTAGACCGGCGTGCGTGAATAGGAAGCCGTGGGCAGTATAAGCGATCCGTATCTGCCCCTTGAGAATCGCCTGGTCGATAGCACGAGTCGTCTCGGGCAACGGCTTCTGGTAGCCCATGAAGAAATGCCGCCCGTCAATGATGGCCCGGTCATGGTTACCCCACAGGATCACATCAACCCATCGAGGCGCGTACTCCCAGATGAGTCGATCCTTGCCCATCGTGTCGGCTCCGTAGTGACCGAGGTCCCCTAGTTGTACGACCTCGACATCGCGATTGATGCGGGCGATGCCAGTCCCGTTACAGGGGGCGCAGAACTCTGACTCGGGCGGGCTCAGATCGTCTCCGGTGCCTCCACACGCCGGGCAGGCCCCGATGATCCCCTCTTGTGTCAGAAGGGCCTCAAGGCGATCTAGGTGACCATGGCAGTCGCCGATGACGAGAGTCGGCTTCACCTGTCGTATCTCCTTGTAGGTGCGGGCCATCTCCTCTAGCGTGTCCTCGTTCCAAGGAACATCCTCCAGAGTGGCGGGATGGGCGTAGGCCACCTTGGGCTTCTCAGCTAGCTGTGTGCTCATGGGGCGCAGTGTATCAGGTCGCGCGTCTGCGGGCAACTACCTCGCACGCCTTCTTCGTGCGCTCGAAGTAATCGGAGGGTCGCGCTGGAACGCGAGCCTTCTTGTAGACGAGCACCGATGCCTCGCGGTCGATGTCGAGCGTGTCTTCGCCATCGGGGTCTTTGAGGTAGACCAAGAAGGAATTGTCCTCATCTACCACGTCATCTTCGACGTACTCGATGGGCTCGAACTCTGGGTCATTTACGAGGTCCTGTACCTCCGGGTCGCGAGCGTCGGGCCACACGGCCGTGACCGCTTGCGACTCATTCAACTCGCGCAAGCGATCCGCAAGCTCTGGTCCCTCATCCTCGGAGTACAGGTTGGTCGATTGGAGCTTGAGGGCCTTGTCATCCCGGATTGCATACCCCAGGAAGTCACCCTCAAGCTCGAAGACCGCGACATGGCGATACATGCCTACGCCTGATCGATCACACTCGTCAACGTTGACTTGGCGAGGGACCCCTCAGTCTGCGCAACAGAGTGGTCCGTCTCAGCGTTGGAGAGTGCCTCCGCCGCAGCGGTAACGCGCGTTTTCGCAGCGTTGTGCGAGCGCACCTTGGCCTGATGGTCGCGGAGAGCTTGAAGCTGCTCACGCTCCTTTTGATTGTACGTCGGGAACAGCACTGGCATTCTTCAGTCCTTTCGTCAAGGGTCGGTGAATCAGACTCGTAGAGTATAGCAGCGTCGTCCGGACCCATAATGGATGAGATGATGACTGCCGAGGCAAATAGAGCGCGTGTCCTGAAATGGCAGCGAGAAAATCCTGAAAAGGTCAAAGCCAAAATGGCAAGAACGCGAGCTAAACGTTCTACGAGAGAGCGAGAAAGCCGCAACGCCCATGCCTGGAAAACATCCCCTAGGGGTCGTATTCTGACGCGGCGAAGTAAACATCTACGGCGTTCGGCTCCCGGATCGTATACCGTTGAGCAGCTACAAGCGCGAATCGATCTTTATGGACGGCGTTGCTATCTCTGCGGCTGCGATTGGGATGCGCTTGTGCCCAAGGAAAAACACATCGAGCATGTTATCCCCCTAAGTCGTGGCGGAACGAATTGGCCAGCCAACTTGCGTCCCGCATGTGGGCGTTGTAATCGCATCAAGGGCGTTCACTAATGTCGCTTGGGGTGAGATACTACATAGGTGAGATCAACAAAGGCGACACGGCAGAGTTGAAAGCGGCTCTGCGTGAACGCGATGGCGTCGTGCCCGCCAACGAAATCGCCAGTGTCGAATTCACGGTCCAGCGCCCAAACGGTGCAGTGGAAGCACCCGTCTCGGGCGAAATTGAAGACGACGGTCAGGGTTACCTCCAGTACGAACCGACCACCGAACGAGGACCCTATCTTGCCCAGGCACAATTCACGTTGCTCAATGGCGAGGTCCGGTCGGTCATGGTCAACTTCGTGGTCGAGGACCCCTTCTATGTCCCTCCCGTCACAGACGAGCAGCTTGTCGCCGAAGAAGTGTGGCTCCGCTTCGAGGATTCATTCGATTCCATGGAGGGCGGACCCGTGCTACGCGATTACACGCTAGCCAACTTCGATCAGAAGAAGATCGAACGATTCATCCCAGACGCGTTGCTCGACATCAACGTACAGATGCCCCCGTCACAACATAAGGTTTCGGACTTCAGTCATCCAGAAGGCATGTCTCCAGCGTGGGAAGAACTCAAGAGCTACGTTACGGGCGAGGAGGCGTCCGAAAACGGAGTCAACTTCAAGGCCCTGAGCGACAACGCGGATGTCAAACCAAACCTGCACCCTGAAACTTGGGAATGGATCGGTCCGGGCAAAATCAACGAACTGATGCCACTCCTCTCCAAAGGCGTGCTCTGCAAGACCCTCCAGCACTTGATCCGCTCCTACGTCGAGCAGCCGGTGCCACAGGGCGCACAGATCGCTTACGAGGACCGCACGCGGTACGCGCAGGCGTGGCAGCAGGTCTATCAGATCGAGCACGATGACTGGTACACGATGGTGCGCCTCTGGAAGCGTCAAGAACTCAACCTTGGCCACTCGGCCCTGCTGGTTTCGAGCAAGGCAGGTCGCCTCTTCTTCAGCGGCAACATCCTACGCTCGCGCAACATTGGCAGAGGGTTCTTCTAATGAGACACATCGGCGTGACGCTCGATCCAGCGCTTTACTGCGACCATGGTCGTTGGCAGGTAACGCAAGACGAAACGTGTCTCTACTTGCCTCAGATTGGGCGCTATGGGAACCCCCGCTATATCGACGGGGAGCTTGGCTACTGGCTATGTCGCTGGTGGTGTTGGCGACACGGCTACGGCTGGCTGCCGGTGATCTAAGGACAATCAGTGTGCCTACCGCGCTACTCAAACCCATCTACAAGAACGTAATCCGGTACCTCGGCGATCCTGGCGTGCCGCAAGACATGCTACGCCGCCGTCGTCTCTCGCTGGAAACGATGCGCCGCATGGGGACGCCTGTCCTCATCAAGCACATGTTCACCATCGAGGATGTGGAGAAAGGGATCGCTGAACCAAGTGCGGGCTACGACACGATCTACAAGCAACCGACCCACGACGATCAACTCTCTTATGGCGTCGGCTACGTCTCTGTTGAGACGCAGCATGGCGAATGGATCAAGCCCGCGACTGAAACGGAATCGGCTGAACTCATCATCACCGACAGCCCGGAGCCCGAATACATCCCTGCGCCCAAGTACAGAGGCTATGGCCCTGGCTACTTGACGTACGCGATCCTGCCTGATGTGCCGGAAGATGTCTACAAGCACACCGAAGCAGGTGCGCTGATCAAAGTACAGCAGGCACGACTTCAGCTTCCGTGGTACCCGCACGTCGGGGACAACGATCTACTCATCACGCTCGAAATTGGTCCGTCCGAAGAAATTCTTCAGACCTTCGAGCGTTACCAGTTGAAGCAGGTCAGTCCGATCACCATGCGCGGACATGATCGCCAGGGACGCCGCGAGGTTGACTCTGCGGGCTTGACGGATGGCGGAAACCGTTTCGTAGTCGGGCACCAATGCGAAGCCAACAAGGTGCCGGAGACGGACCCCATCTACCTGGTTGAGGTCGATAGATAAATGGCTCAGAAAGACCAGCTAGTCGAGAAGACTGGACCGGGCCGTATCGCGCCTAAATACGTAGCGCAGCAGACGCTCCAGTACAAGACGTTCTTGAAGAGGACGATGGTCGAGGCGCTCCAGAACGCCTTCAACCTGTATGTCGATCCGACCCTGCTCAAAACCAAGATAGCTGTGGACTACTCGTCTGATCGCGCGGACTATCCGGCCATCGTTGTCAAGTTCTATGAGCAGACGATCCAGAACATCGGTGTCGGCCACAAAGAGTGGGGACCTGTCGAAGACGAACTGCGTCTGTTCGGCAAAGGCAAGCTAACCAAGGGGTCGGGCGTCATTGGGGAATTGCCTACGGTGCAAGACCTCTTCCCTGGCGAAACTGAAGTGAAAGCCTCCAGCCTGCCGCAAGGCACCTTCGTGCTCAAGATCATTGACGCTCACAGCATTCTCGTCAACAAGCCTGCGTCCCAATCGGGCGAGGAAAATCTGTCCTTCCGGGGGTCTGTCGATCTCTTCACCAAATTCATCGAGTATCACCACAGCATGTATCAGGGCGATGTGGCACTGGAGGTCTATGGACTTAGCTCTGTGGATCGTGACAAGATCGCAGACGCGATCCTTGAAATCGTTCAGATGGGCACAGTCGGCCCGGAGGGCGTTTCCTTCCAGGAACGTATCTACGATACCATCGGGCTTAGTCCGTACTCCGACTGGCACTTCATCGCCGTCAACACAGACCTTGTGTCGGGCTTCGGCGAGCGTGAGGAAATGCCGCCGTGGGGACCAGAAGATCAACTGCTCTATCGCTGCGAGTACCGTGTACCGATTCTGGGCGAGTTCTACAGCGTCACGCCGCAACTGGGTGCTGGCACTCTTGATCTGGTCAGGGAGGTCGATGTATACCCATGGAACACTGCGGGCATCTCGGACGAACCGGATGGTGCCTTCGGAGAGATCGCGCCAGAAGACTTCCCAGGTGGCGTCATCCCAACGGACGATTACTACCACATCGTCAACCACCCCAAGAAGGAACCGTACCGCGTACGCACGCAGCTAGGGTCGCTTGGATTGGGTGCCAGCCTTGTGCCGGTCAAACTGTAGGCTTACTATCGCTCCGATTCTAGTGTAATAACACTAGAGAACATGGATACAGAGTTTGGTCACTGGCTAGCTGGTTTCATCGCAGGAGAGGGTTGCTTTGCAATCGCACGCAACCATGGGTGTTGGGTAATCTCGTTCACATTGACTCAACGCGATGATGATGCCGCCATCATATACGAGATACAAGATCGACTGGGATTTGGAACCATACATCGAAGTCGGGGGCGGGGAAATAGTAAGCCACAAATCACATGGCAAGTAGCTCGGGTTGCCGACCAATGTCGGCTGGTCCAAATCCTAGATCGCTTCCCGATGCGAGCGCGGAAGACTGAGGATTATCACATCTGGAGACAGGCGGTTCTTGCCAAATCGACAAAAGACTTGGGGCGTATCGATGCTCTAGTTCCGAAGCTGAAAGCAGCACGGGCTTACAAAGCCGCTAGTGCGTAGAGATAACCTGTAGAATGGCTCAACCGTACGTACCACCTGGCGTCACCATCACGGAGGCCGTAGCTCCGCAGGTCGTCCCGCTTATCGCTTCGGCCTCGGATGTCGTCCTCGTCGGAGTGGCTCTTGGTCACCAGAAGCGCACAGATCAGGTGCGTCTAACCGAAGCGGAAGGCATCGGCGTCCCGGTCAAACTGCCCTTCCTAGCGTCGATCCCCGGATCAAAACTCGAAAGCGTGCTATCGGTCATCAGCGCCACTAACCCGTCCGAAGGTGAAAACGAAGGCAAAGGCTTCAAAGAAACGGCTTACGAAGTTGACTCCAAAGAAGGCACGATCAACCTCGTTGCGGGCAAAGGCATCAAATCCAACACGCTGATCAACGTGACGTACACCTACGTTTCGGCTGACTACTACAACCCGATCCGCCTCTTCAACTTCAACGAAGTCCAGAACCGCTACGGTCAGGCTCTCGCAACCAACGAAGATGGCGAATTCCTATCGCCACTGAGTCTCGCGGCGCAGAAGGCATTCGAAAGCGGAGCCAGCAGCGTCATCACACAGCCTCTCTTCCATACGTCTGACGGAACTATCGTGTACAACTCCGGTGGGTTCATCACGAATGCAGAATTCCCAACCGCGAAACAAGTCTCAGAAGCATCCACCTGGGAAACCACTTTGCAGGCATTGAACCTAGTCGAAGGTATCGACATCATCGTTCCGGTTGTCGGTCAAGGCGAGGCAGAAGGCAAAGTCAAAGACGGCTCAATCACAGCCATCTTCAAAGCGGTCCTTGGCTACGAGCAGCAGCGTAATGCCGAAGAGCAGTTCATCTTCGGCTGCTTTGGCGAGGATTCAACCGGCGAGGAAGGACTGGATGCGACCCTCCATGCGCACGGTACAGAACTTCGTGCGTACGCCAATGGCGATCTTGCCTCGCAGAATCTCCTACTCAACGTTGGCAACTTCAGTGTTTCGCTTCCAGAAGGCGGCGAAAAGAACGTCGGTGGTCAGTTCGCAGCCGCAGCCGTCGCGGGCGCACTCGCCTCTCGTCCGGTCGCCTCTTCACTCACGCGCAAGGGCCTCAACGGATTTACGAAAATCAACGACCTCCGCACGCCTAGCCAGAAGAACGAAGATGCTGGAGAAGGGCTCTTTGTGGTCGAGCAGATTCCCGGAGGAACGATCCGCTGCCGTCACGCGATCACGCTGGACAACACCCATGGAGCCTCTCGTTCTGAGATATCGGTCGTCCGTGCCAAGTTCACGATGGTCGAGTCTATCCGTCAGACGCTCGAAAACCAGATCATTGGTCAGATCATCGCAGATGGCAACTCACCGATCATCGTTCGTTCTGCAATCGTTGGCGTGCTCTCCGCTCTCCAGTCGGCAGGTAGCCTCGTAGGGTACAAGACTCCCGTCGTCGCAATCGCATCGCTTGAGCCGACCACGATCACCGCGAGCTTCTCATACCGACCGGCCTTCACCCTCAACTACATCGACATCGTGTTCGCCCTCGACCTGTCCAGCCAGACAGTCACTTTGGTAGAAGCTAACTAAGGGATAATAGACGATGGCATTCAAAGACCCCACATTCACAAGCAGGGCTCGCGTAGGTGGCTCTGGCTTTACGATCTTCACGTTCGGTGGTCAGCCCGTCACGTTCTGTCAGCAGGTTAGTCTCACGTCCCCTACTCCAGTCGGCGGAGGCATGGAAGAAATCCAGCCGATGGACGAGCCATACCCGATTGAGATCATCACACCGGCCGCAGCGAAATCGGGACAGCTTGTCCTCAACCTCTTCGAGTTGTTCGGTTCAGGTGGAACAGCATCCAAGGTCTGGGATCGCCTCGGACTCAGCCTCGGAGCCAAGAACGGTCCGTTCAGTTCAGAATCACCTGCTAACGCTACAACCAACTTCAACCTAACGGGCGCGAACAACGGCGGCATCTTCATGGGTGCCGTTGACATCGTAGATATCTTCATCCGTCAGGCACAGGCGGACCCGTCAGCCCTTCAGATCGTCAAGATCATCCGTCCCCTTGGAGCATCGGGACCGGCCGGGTCCCCCATTCAGCCGTACACAGAGGAGTACCACGGCTGCGTCATTACCAATGTCGCCGATGGCGAGCAGATCGCGGTCGGAACGATGGCTGTCCTCAAGCAGATCACAGTCAACTTCCGCTACGTAACCCGTAACGGTAACGAATCGCTTGCGTTCAAGGTCCGCGACAACCCACTGTAAGTCAAGGCCCTTGAACAGGGCACCAGGAGGTAAACATGTCAGACGAGGTAGCAGCACCCCCAGAGGAAGAGCGCATCGACCCACTCTCGCTTTTCTCGGAGCAGATTCGCCTTCCGGTACGCGGACTGGCGTTCATCGGACATATTCAGAAGGACGTGATCTTCTGCGGTCACTCGTTCACGCTCAAGACCTTGCGTCCCAGTGAGAAGGCAGCTATCGCCCTTGCGGTACAGCCTTGGCGGGACACTATCTCAGAGCCAGAAGTGTGGGCTCATGCCCAAGTCGGCATGGCACTCGTTGCGGTCGATGACGATCCAGAGTTCTGTCCTCCCATGGGGCCGAACATCAACGAGTTTGCCAAGGGGCGTCTACGGTATGTGACAAACGCACAAGATGGTTGGCACAGCCCAACGCTTGCGTTTCTCTATGACCAGTATCTTGCCCTAGAGCAAGAAGCGCTCAAGGCGACCAAAGAGCTACAGGATTTATCCGAGAGGAATCGGGTCCCATCGCAGCCTTCGCCCGCTTCCTTGACATCACCGGGCATTTCGGACGTGCCGACGTTCACGGATATCCAGCCCTAAACGACTTCCAGACCGAACTCCTCACATACCACCGGCTCAACGAAGACAAGATCGCGAGCGCGGAAGCGGATCGCAACTTCGAGCATATGTTGTTCGCCCACAACCCGGAGCTATGGAAGGCCGTCTATGCCAGCGACGTAGCCGAAGGAAGTCAGGGCATCCAGATCAGGGAACCGACGACCGAGGAGGACTTCGAGGAGATGATCCGCGAGTGGGAGGGCGAGGGCTATGTCCCGCCTGAGGACTAAGCGCTCCGAACTCGCCTTTCGTCATTGCGCCTCTGCTTGTCCTCCCACTGCGCCATTTGATAATCGCGAGGACTCGGGACCACGGGACTTGTCCGTAGAGGCTTCGTGCCGATGGGCTTGTCTCCAATCCAACACAGGAGTAGGACAAGTAGCATAGGCAGCCAGATGGCGCAGAAAAAGAATCCGCCTATTAGACCCCCTACTACATCACCCCAGGTTTCTGCGTCCTTGAGACAGAAGTAGAACGCACCCATGATGTATGCGGCGACGGCGAAAAGGAAGACGAGGAAGAGAAAGGTGAGGAAGAAGTTGATCATACCTTTAGTATATCAAGCCGCAAGAGCCATGTCAAGGGCCTTTGCATACTTTTTGGCGTTACAGGGGCGACAGGCTGGACGCAGATTTGCAGGCCACCCCGTCCCACCTTGACTCAACGGAATAACATGGTCGATGGTCTGGTCAAACGGATCAAGGGCATCCCAGTCGCAATGACCGCACCATGGTAGATAGCAGCGTCGTCCATAGAAATCGATGCGGGCTTGAAGCTGCTCCTCTGTAACCGTGCCGGGAGCATTTGCTGAACGCGCCTTACGGCGGAGTTCAGCACGTCGCGCCCTAGCTTTCGCCTTCTCCGGATTTGCCGCTCGCCATTGGGGTTCATATGCGCTCTGTCGAATGCGCATATACTCGTTGCGTTCGGCTCGCCTTTGTGGATCGGACAAACGCTTTTGCTGCGATAGGCGATGGCGTTCTTTAGCTTTGGGCGTTGTTGCATGTCGCTTTGCATCCTCCGGATGGGCGACCTTCCATTCGGCGACCTGTCGAATGCGTTTCTCTTTGTTGCGTTGATACCAGGCGCGATGATACGCCCTACTCTCAACAGAACCCATAGCATCATCTTAGCAGAGCCAAACGCACCGTAATATCTGATGCCCACTAGCCCTATTGATCCTGTAGACACTCAGCGCAAAGCCATGGCGAGTCTCCAGGGCGCGATTGAACGCCTTGATGAACATGTTGGGGCGATGCAAGCCCCGACGATGGAGCAGAGCCTTATGCGCGAGAAAATATCTACCGAAGACGGCATTGCCGGATTGGGTAAGCGTTCCCAAAGCTCTCTTATGACGCGTTTCATATCTCAAGCTTGGTCCCCGGCACAACAACCGCAATCAGGCACGAACGAGTCCACGCCCCCACAACAACCAAAGCAGCTTTGGGACGAAGAACTTCCCGGCAGTCAAGGCCGTCGCTCAACCCCAAGTCTTCCTCCTGGCGTAGACCCAACGGCACAAAGCCCGATTCATGGCATGACCAATCAACAGGCGCAAGAAATGGAGGACGAACCCATAAGAATTCCGACTTTCGGCGATTGGCGTATGGATGCCTTCTTGAAATTGGGTTCTCAATTCGCAGGTAAAAAAGCTCTTACCAAAGCAAAAAAGCGCAGCCAAGCAGAAACGGCAAGAAGTGAAGCCGGAGAACCACCATTGCCGCCAGAAGAACCCGGTCCGTTCTCAGCGGGCAACGTCTCAGGACGATTGACTGAAGCATCACGATATGCCACCTATGCGGCTGCTGGCACAGCGTTTGTCAAACGCAATGCGGATTTTCTAGGCGCTCATACTCGGGCAGCACTCGAACCCGGTACGGCCCTAGGATTCTCTCCACAGACGGGCGCAGGTCCAGCCTACATAGCCGGATTTTCTAATCCTCTCGCCGCTATGACGAGCGAAGCGGGAAAGCAGACGTTGGGTCAACGAGTCGATGCCTTCTCCATGGCGCGATTGGGTACTGGAATTTCCGAGGGGCAGTCACAACAGTTGATGAGCGGATTAGCGGACGAAGGGTTTTCTAACCAACAGAGTGGCTTCATGGGACTAACCACTGGAGGTCAACAAGAGAATTTGGCATTAGCCCTCGCGCCCAGTGTCAAGGAAGGTCTATCTCCGGGCGTTGCGAAGAACTTTGCGAACCTCACACGCTACGGCTCCGGTAGCCTCAAGGAACTGACTGACGTAACCAGTCACTTGGGCGACGTAGCTCGTACGGCGAAACTCCCACTAGACGAGATGGCCCAGTCCATTCAAGAGTACACGAAGAACGCCGAAGAACACGGCATGCTCGGCATCGAAGCAGCTAGGGCCGGTAAGGAAGTGACACAGGGTACTGGTCTGCCGCCGACGACCGTTGCACAACTCAACCAGAGCCCGTTTGCTCTCGCTGCGGCGGCACAGATGGGCGTACGACCAGGACAGGTACCGGCCCTCAAGGGACCAGCGCAGGAAGACTTGGCCTTCACGACAATTCAGAATCTCCAGTCCATGGTGCCACAAGAAGCGAAGGAAAACAAGTATGGACCCAAGGGCGAATTGCTCCTAGGTGCCAAAGAAAACGAATTGGCATGGATGAAGGAAGTAGGTGAATTGCAGGGGATCAGCGGACAGCAGATTGAGCATATGTTCAATATCAAAGAACATCACGCTGAACGCTCGCACATGAAAGAAGGACTCAGTGCGATCAACAAGCAGATGGATGCTTGGCATAAGGGGCAAAAGCCAGCGGGTCCTTCTATCGTGGATGCGGCAACCAATGTCGGTAAGAAAATACCGAATTTGGACATTGGCGGCATTAGTCTACCCACGGGTAAAATCGCAGAAGCCGGAGGAGATATCTTCCACGGCATCTTCGGTGGAGGCGGCGATCACAAGAAGAGCAAGGAGCAGGAAGAAGGCGAAAAGAGGCTCCGTCCCGCGATTGCACAGTTGCGGGGAGAAGCCGAAAAGATTCAGATTCCAAAGCCCGCCATTGATCAGATTTCCAAACTACCGATGCAAGCCCAGGTTGCCGCCTATGAAAAACAGATCGAAAAACAAACTGAAGCCAAACCCGAAGATGAACAGGGCCTCAAGGGTGTGATTGGACTTACGCCGGAGGCGGCACGATTCTTCAAGATTCAGGACCCTAAAGCTGCCGCGAGCAAGGAAGCAAAGGCGGGTGGTACCCCAAGCAACGCCGAATCCAACAAGAACTTCCAGCGCCTTTCACCACACATGCAGTCGATGATCCAGGGAGCAGAAAGAGCCGCTGAAGCTCAAGGCTCAAGTGCAACGCCCGTAAAGGAATAAGCCATGCCGTCCGTTCACTTTCAGCACGAACGAGTCAATGGCGGAGCACCGTTGACCGTTGAGACAGGTGTCGATGAAATCGCATGGGCATACCGACTCAACGTCGCCAAGTATCCAACGTACGGTGGTGAAGTCGTACAAATCCTAAGCGCTTTCATCGATGACATCACGATCACAGGTACGGTAGGTACGTATGAGAAGGCAGAGGAGATTTACTCCTTCTTCATGCAGTACTTCATCATCGCCACACAGGGACCTTCGAGTGGGCCTGGGGCGAGCTTTGAACAGACCCCGATGATCATGACCTACCCGCACCGTGACTGGACCTTCGAAATCCAGCCGTTGCACGCACCTGGATTCACCTACTCCAAGAAGATGGTCGCACCCAAGTGGTTCATGACTGCGCACGTAGTAGACAAAGGACTGGACGTTGAATCTCTCAAGGCCATGGTGGTCAAAGAAACCGTCCACGAAGCTGCCAACGCGGACCAGTTCAAGCTCACTGGCGTCATCTCACCCGATTCCGGTGATCCGGCACTCAACCCATTCATCGCGCCGGTCAGGGCCACAGGCAAAACTGAATTCAAGGAACAGGAAGCCAAGGAAATCACTGCGGGTCTGGGTAAGATCGCAGACTACTACAACAGCCTGTTGCCTGCCTACATGAATGGCAACTTCGCTGACATCATCGGAGTAGCAGGAGCAAAGCCAGAATTCGGTCACGGGGGCAAGGGCGAAGAATCCCCGGACGAACTCCTCCAGGGCACACCCAATACGGGCGAACCACAGCCGAAGATTCACTAGAGGACATCGCCGAGGTAATCATTGATGCCACCCGTAGCCTACAACAGCCAAGCCCTTCCTTTCTTCACGCCTGATGCATCCGCAGGGGCCAGTGTCGTGTCTCCGGCCACCGACACGGGCTACGACATACGGGCCACTCGACTTGGCGACGCTCGTCGCACCGCCGCGCTATCCCGCGCAAATGGAGCACTCAGTAACAGCCGTGAAAAGGTCCTCTTCTTCGTCAACGAGATCAAAATCGATCTGGGTATCTCAGGATCAACCGGGCAAGGTCGTCGTACGCGCGACTTCTATCCCCACAACATCATCATGCCGTCATATGTGGTCGAAGGACACTGCCTAGACCAACAGGACTATGGCACGTTGGTCGAGTTCGTTCACAAGTTGCAACAGGAAGCCGTGGGTAACGTTAGGGCAGGCAACCTCACGCAGTTGGATGTGCTCAAGGGCGGCATCAAGACTCGGCGACCGATCATGCGAGGCGTGCGCAAACCCATCTGCGCACAGGGGTTTGTGGAAGAGATCAGACGCACGTATAAGGCGGGCACCTATGCCCCCACCTTCACCTTCAACGTGGTCGTCGCGTTTGAGTTCACAGGGCTCTATCGACAAATCGGTGGCTACGAACCGACACAAGAAAGCTGGTGGGAAATCCTCCAGGGCATGAAGCCGTACACGAGTCAAGTCGAAAAATCTGAAACCGCGAAGAACAGCAAGCCCACGTCCACGACACAGGAACCCGCCGCCACTCCTGTGCCTACGGGCGAACAAATCCATCAGGCGGGCTTCTAATGCCCACCGCTAACGCCCCCAACCGCTTCGTCTACTCGCCCAAGTGCTACGCCTATGTGAAGAACATCGAAGGCGACATCCTCGATCTCAAAGAGTACGTCGTAGGGGGCTCGGTCGATCGCGTCACCAACGCCGTCTCTTCGGCAGAACTGCGTTTGCGTAACCCAGAAATGCGGTTCACCACAGCGCCGGTCGCATTCCACCCGATGGACCCGATCACCATCTACCTGGAGCGGCGCGCAGGGTACCCTGTGCAGGTCTTCACAGGGTATCTCGACCAGACGCCCTACACGCAGTTGTTCCCTGGCGTAGTGACGCTCAAGGCGTCTTGCACGCTCAAGAAGCTTCAGTATACCTACTTCCAACTCTCACAGCCCTATACCATGTCCTTCCTCAAGAAGTTGGGCTGGACCATTCAGTCGCCAAGCGGTGGTGGCCAGATCATCGGGCCGGAAGCAGAGGGTGCGGCGGTCCAGAATCGAATCGAACAGGAACTCAAGAATGCGGGAGACGAAGGATTCACGAAAACGCCAAACGGCGTTCCTTTCGCCTCGTCACCTGGAGCGAAGGTCGGCAATGACGGTTCCTTCTCCAAGATGCTCTGGGGACTTCTCTACTTCATCGCCGATTGGCGCGATGAGCAGATTTACCTGGAGGCCATGCCTTCTACGGTGCCTAAGCTCATCAACGCCCTTTGGACCAACTTCGAAAAGGACGGTCATACAGTCGAGCAACAGCAGCTTGAAGCCTTTTGGGAAGCTATTGTTGGGGGCTCTTCACATGGCAAAGGCGGCGGCGAAGGCAATGGCAGTGAAGTCGGAAAGACGGGTAACATCGCTGACATCGGCAAGGCTACCAACACGATGGTCGCCAACGCAGAAAAGAATGGCGTGCCTCCCGCCTTTGTCATCGCCACTTGTCTCTGCGAGACAGGCTTTAGTCAGAGCAGCATCAACAGAGAAAGCGGCGGAGCCATTGGATGGTTTCAGTTCCAGTTCGAAGGAAAGCCGACGTACGCTCCATACCCCGGCCAGAAGGCATACACACAGGCAGAAGCCAAGGACACATCCATCGCCTCTGACGCCTTCGCCAAAGCAGCAAAGACGGCTCTCGCATCCGACAACACGCTGAGCCAGGAAGGCAACTGGGAAAAGTGGGCCGAAGCAGTTCAACATCCGCTAGCTGGTAGCTATCACGACCGCTGGAGCACTGAAGTTGCTCGGGCCAAGAGCATGATCTCACAGTACGCTGGTAAGAAAGCCGAAGGAGAAGGAGAACCCGAAGAAAGCCAACGTGGTCATGGTGAAGAAAAGGAAAAGGCAAGCTCCGGCGAAACGACTCGCGTAGCAGCCATCGAAAAGTGGGCTCAGGAAGTTACCGACAAGCACTATCCCTACTCGTGGGGCGGAGGCCATGCTGCGGCTGGCTCACCTAGCATCGGTGAGGCTGGAGGCCCTGCGGGGTCTGCGGGAGTCAATGGCTTCGATTGCTCGGGGTCTGTGGCGGGCGCTCTTGCAGCAGGCGGGTACTATCCATCGGGAGCACCAGTCGGAGGATCAGGTTCTCTTGGATCGCTGCTTGGCAAAAAGGGATTCGCTGCTGGTCCTGCTCAGGGCGGGGACCCAAGCATTACCGTTTTCTACAACTCGGATCACGCTTGGATGCTGATCAAGAGCGGAGGGCAGGAACGGTACTTCTCGACCTCGGGTAGCAACCCAGGTGGGGGAGCGGGATTTCGTCCAGGCAATGGCGGAGAGGACGAAGGATCATTCTCTGCCGTGCATCTCGAACACCTGACCGAAACCTATTCGGGGCCGAAGCCACCCCCACTGCCTGGTAGCAGCGAAGGCGAAGGGGAAGAAGGAGCCGAAAAGCCACATGGCGCTGGCGGAGGCGAAGGTAGTCTCTACAGCACAGCCACAGCAGCGTCCTTCATTTCACAGATCGCATATCCATCTACGGACGAACGTGTCAAAGCACAACTCTTCGGGGGCGAGAAGGCATTGATGAATGCGCAGCCCCTACTGCCATTCGTGCAGCAGGTCTGTGAATCAACGCTACGTAGCTTCCAGTCCCTACCCAATGGTGACTTCTTTGGATTCTACCCCGACTACTTTGGCGAGTTGGGTCACCGCAATCCATACTGGAAGATTTACGACATCGAGATTCTTGACGGCGGCATCGATCTTACCGACGAGGGGCTCGCAACGCACGTCTTTGCTATCGGCAACAGCACATGGCCAGGAAGCCAGGAGTTGATCAACGAAGTCAATGCCGGAGTCATGACCATCTTCGAAGCCTTCGAGGGCGGACTACTCCACAACCCAGAAGCGGAAGCAATCGCTAGCCAGCAACCCGGTCAGTCGAAGGTCGTCCATACAAGCGAAGCTATCGACTTCATCAAGCGCTATGGTGCTCGTCCGCTCAAGACGGAATTCCCGATGGTCTACTCGACACTCTATGAGTCGCTCTTGGCATACCAGTCCTTTCTCGTCTCGTGGTCACGGCAGTTTGCGTCAACGTTCACGTTCACTTTTATGCCGGAGCTATACCCCGGAGGCAAAGTGGCTTTCCCGGAGCACGGCATCCAGATGTACATCGAAGAGGTCACCCACACATGGGACCTCACGGATGGATTCATGACAATGGCCAAGCTCACAGCCCCGTCTGTGTACCAAGAAACGGCACAGAGCGCCGTCGAGGGTCAACTGCCACCGCACATGGTGGATGCTCTTCTAGAGCCACAGCGCGGAGAAGTATCACAGCCCGTCACGCCGACACGCAAGGCGTTGCCTCGCAAGACAACCAAAAACGCCAAACCCACCGGGCCAATCTTCGGATCGCTGAATGAAATAACACAACAGAATTCGTTTGGTGGATAATGGGCCTCAGTGACCACATGAACCAGCAGGTCAAGCGTGGCTGTCGCATTATCACTTGTGACCCAGCGAATCGCATCATCGAAGCACAAACCCAACGCGGCGAGGTCATCCAGATCAACGCCTATTCTGCATCGCCTACTTTCCGGTGGCCAAAGGTAGGCGAGAAGTGGATCGTGCGCGAAGAAAACGGCTCGTGGTTCTTGGAGGGTATCTGGGAGGAACAGACGCCGTTCGAACCAACCCCAGGCGCGCCTATACATGTGCAGCCAGGGGATACTGTGATTACCGCTTCAACGGGCACCATCTGGAAGAACGTCGATGGCCAACTTGAACCACTACTACAAACTCAACTTAGCGTATCAGGATACGTAGAAGACAAAGCCGCAAAAGGGAAAGGACTAGGAACTTACGAAGTCAAAGCACAAGAGAAGGCCCGATTCCTTCTGGTCATTTTCAACATCACTGAAGTGGAGCAGTTTGGGGCCATCGAAGTAGAAGGAGACGTGATCGCGATTACCGAACGTTCGGGTTCCGTTGGACTAAACTACAAAACGACGTTGACCATTGTGCTCCCCCCTGGAGTACCGGCGATTATCAAAGGCAGCAACGCTCCCGATGTGAGCATCGTCGCCTTGTGGGAAAGCGTATGATCGTAGAGCGTCTCGGGTAGGTAATAGGCGGATGAGCTTCTCATTGCAACTCACAAACGGCGATCTGGCACTCAGCGGTACCTCCTTGGGTACCGTCGTGGACGCTGCCAAGCTCCAGCAAGACCTCAAGTGTGCCATCCTGACACCGCTAGGGTTTGATGAACTGCACCCGGAATTTGGTTCGACCCTAGAGGACAACCTCATCAACCCCGATATCCCTGGCATCTTCGGCGAAAAAGACTTCAGTCGTATCGCCACCGTTGTCAACGCAGAGCTAGTGCGCATCTGTCAAAACTACCAGGCGCAGCAGATCGCGCGCAACGAATCTGATGCGTCGCGTTTTGGGCGCTTCACGCTTACGCCCGGTGAGATTCTGTTGCGCATCGTGGACCTATCCTTCGTCCAGGCGCAGGATCACCTGATCTGTACTTTGACGCTCGAAATTGGGAATGACACGCTCGAACTCAACATTCCGGTGACTCCATAATGCCCGTCTTGACACAGCAGCAGATTGCAGAACAGATGGTTGCGCAGGTACGCTTGCTCAAGCCGTCGATCTCGGCTGAAGTAGGTACCCCTGAGCGCCTCGTCTTCGACACAGTAGCCAATGCCATTTCAGAGAACTCGATTGACCTTATCGGGCTCCAGAATGCCCTCAACGTAGATAGCAAGTTCGGGTCGAACCTCACGAACTTCATGGCCCTCTTTGGGTTCGACCGACTTCAAGCGTCTACGGCAACCGGCTTCGTCAAGTTCACTCGCACATCGCCAGTCAATGTCGATATCGTCATTCCCGCAGGCGTCATCCTCAAGTCCCACGTAGCCACCACAACAGACGGTCTGTTGCAGGAATTCGTCACAACGGCATCGGTGACGTTGCCCGCAGGAGAAACTGAAACGCCTCTCTGTCCAGTGCGTGCCCGTAACGCCGGTTCGCCAGGAAACGTCCCGGCTGAAGCGATTACGATCCTCGTTTTCCAAGCGTCGATCTTGGGCATCACGGGCGTCACCAATCCGGCTGCTACGACTGGAGGGTCCGATCAAGAGGACGACAACAGCTTCAAGGTCCGGTTCAAGAATACCGTCTTTAGGAACCTCGCGGGTACGCAGGATCAATTCCTAGCACTCGCTGTTGCTACGGCCTTCAGCACAAAGGCCGTCGCCATCGGACCAATCTCCAAATATCAGGAGTATGTCCAGGTCCCGAAGGGCGATGATACGACGGCCTATCCATTCGGTGGAGGCACTCCTTACAGCGGCGTGCCATACCCCACCATGGTGCGCTGTAATGGTGAAGCAGCCACAATCATCATCGAGTCCACCATCGGGGTCAAAGCGGGTGAACCGGCGCTCGTCTACGAAGGCGGCAGTAACCCGGCCTTGATCTTCTCGGGTACGATCAAAGAAGTCTTGAACGGAACCGAATTGGTTCTTAGCAAAGGCATGTCGGAGCCCAAAGTGGATGACGGATGGCTCTTCGTTGGAGACAAAACGCCAGCAGAAGAACTACTCGTGGATCAGTGGACCACTGGCCTGTCCAGCAATCCGTTCGCCAAGGAAATCTGGGGTACGCTCCCCGTCTTCGTATCGAACATCACATCGGGCATTAGCAAATTCTTCTTCCGCGAGGGCGTAGACTTCAACTTCAGCTTCCCGCCTGCGCTCCAGGGAGACACGCTGCGCGCCATGATCGATAGCACGAGCCCAGACCCCCGTACCGACCCTACCGGACGCACACAGCCCAACCTCACGTTCATCAACGTCTATCTAGGTGCTCAGGAAGCAATCAAGGCCGTCGCCCCAGAAGATATCGTGTTGATCGAATACGCCTACACATCAACATCCTCGCGCAACAGCATCCTGCACAACGTCACGAATGCGGTTGATGTCTACGTAGATGGTGGCAACGAACAGGCCACATCTACGATCTTCACCGCGCCCCTTGCGACGAGCACACAGGCGTTTGTGGATGACCCGATCAGCATGTACTACTACGAGAACTATCGACGCGATGGGGAACCGACAAAGCGTCCTATGGAAGGCAACATCCTTACTCCGCTCTTCTCGCAGCCTATCCTCAATCTGCCGCAACAGATCACCATCGGAGAAAGCAAATACTACCTCGGCACCCATTACTGGCTTGTGCATAATGTGTCTCTTCACGAGGGCACGATCCGCGCTCGCGATGGCATCGAGTGGAGCGCCACGATCAAGGGCGATAGGGGCGGACCCGAAGAAGGTATTCCGACTCCCGCAAAACCAGAACCCGAATATGGAGGTTTTCGATTCAGCGAAATTCACAGTCCCACGACGCTCGAAGTCGAACCGTATTTCTACGATCAGAACATTGAAGATTTGCAAGCTGCACTGGAGGCCAATCGACAGATCACTACCGATGTGCTGGCTCACAAGGCACATCTGCGCTTCTTCAAGCTTGACATCACCGTCGTTTACTCGCCGCAGGCTACGCCCGCTACGGTCAACACAAACATCCGCGAAGCGCTAGCAACCTTCTTCGCCAATCAGTACTTCGGCAGTGTCATTCGTCTCTCCGATCTACTTCAGCAGATTCACAACGTCGCGGGCGTCCAGAATGTTCGTTGGTCGAACGATGTCCCGAACGATCACAATCTCGTACGCGTGTTCGAGACGGACAACCACGGCGTACCTCTTCGTGGCGTTACCGGCGACCGCTTCCGGTGGGGTAGCACAGGTGATACGGCCATTCAAACACTCTACATCACGGGTAATCCAACAGAGGGCACATTCCGACTTCGCTATGGCGCGGTCGAAGGAGAACTTGAAACGACTGCGCTTCCTATCGCCACCGTAACCGCCGCTGAACTGGAAGCTGCTCTGCGCATTGCGCATCCGGAAGCGCCAGAACTGACCGTGACCGAGGACTCGCGTTCACTCGTGGGCGTAGCAAGCCCCATTCGCTCCTTCCGTATCGCCTATGGCGAAGAAGTCGCGGGTATCCCAATTCCACAGGCTATCTACAGCACCGAAACCCCTGTGGAGGGTGGCGAATACGTCTACGATTCCGACTTCTTCCTACGCGATGACGAGTTGCCTACTCTGCCAACCGGACTGCAAGAAGGAGACACGGTTCCGGGTCTGATCATTCGTCCTCGCGCTGAGAACGTATGGCAGAAGGCTTAGATCGATGATCGATGAGGCCATCCTAGACGCCTATCAACGAGGCGACACCATCACTCAAATCATGAGAGACTTGGGCACGTACAAGTCCAAGATTTACAAAGTACTCAATGGCGCGAAGTTTCCGATGAGATATGATCGACCGTACTGGCCTGAGCCGGGTCATTGGCGCAAACTGGACGGCGAAGGGTATATCAAAGTACGCTGTGAAGAGGGCCTCAAGAGAGAGCATCGATTGGTAATAGAAGTCGCTCTTGGCAGAGCGCTCCTCGCATCAGAGACGGTGCATCACATCAACGAAGACAAAGCCGATAATCGCATTGAGAACCTTCAACTGCGTCAAGGGCAACATGGTCCTGGCATTGTCATACGATGCTCTGAATGTGGGTCGCACCATGTCGAACCTGTGGAGTTGTAATGGCAGAACCGATCAACAGCACAGTCGAACCGCCTGACATTACGGGTGTCATCAACCAGCAGTTCTTCATCGAGCCGCAGGGTGGACCCAAACACCCTATCAACTACCTTGATGCCTTCCCGGAATCGCTCTATAACAAGTCGCTTGATTCTAACCTCGTCGCGATCATGTACACGCTACTGGGTCCCGCTGGAGTGGGTGGACTCAAGAAGAACTTCCTCGAAGCTCGACTTGCCGTCGAAGCTAATGGTCTGCGTACGACAGAACTCGACGCCCTCTATGCAGAACCGTTTTCCTTTGCTCGCCTTGCCTTCGAGACGTACGAGGACGATACCGAGGGGCTTCTCTCGAATGCTAAGTGGGAGAAGATTCAGGAATCGGATGCTTCCTACAAGAATCGCGCCATCAACTATCTCAAGGCCATTCGTGCTGGCGGCACGCTTCTGGGCCTTACGCTTGCGGCCAAGTCCGGCCTCGATCATGCCGTGGAAGTGGTAGAGAATTACCGCGCGCTGTACGACAAATACTCTGATGACCCACTTGGGATCGATTTCATCGGGGTGACCAAATCGACCGAGGAGGTCATTCTTCTCCCGCGTCAAGAGCGACCACAAAGTTCACAGCAGACGCTCTCGATTCTAGGTAATCCGCTCCAGGGTACCTTCCGGCTTGCTATCCCAATGGGGGCAAACGGAGAAGGTGGTCCCCAGAACACGACCATTACCGGGTTGCTTCAATTCAATGCCGACTTCATAGAAGTTCGCGAAGCGCTCGAAGCCCTATCTGTCGTGGGCTCTCACAACGTCGTGACCGAAGGTGGACCTCTTCCCGGTAACCCCATTACCGTCCGCTTCACGGGCGAACTGGCAGATAGGCCCATTCCGGAAATCCTTGTTGTGCAAAACTCTCTTGCGGATTTCGAAGAACATCTCGTTGAGATTGAAGTAGAAGTCGGACAGGTCGGTGTCTCTGCTGATGGCGAGACAGCGATTATCCCGGTCGAAGACTGGTACTACGCGCAGGCTGCTATCGACAACATCAAGCCGATGACGGCCATCGTAACACCCGGCAAAGCTCCGGGCATCACCAAGCGTCAGATACCGAGCGCGTCCTTCGCAGATTCCGAATTCATCGAGGTCTTGCGCTACGTCACAGGTAGGCGCGGTCTGCCATGGCCACCGGTTGATGCAACGCACTGGATCGAACCCGGAATCGAGCACGAGGGTCCTGTATCCCTCAACGCACAGCAGTCTCATTACGTCAATTTCCACAATATCAGTACAGCAGTCGCATACACCGAGGCTGCGTTGACCGACCCTGATTATGCGACTGTCTTGTGGCCCACGGTTCAAGACAACTACAAAGACGAACATATTGGCATCTACTCTCCTGCGCAACGTGCGCTCTTCCCATTCCTCGCCACCTTCAACACCACCACCGAGGAATTCAAGGCCGTAGACGGACCTGTCGATCCACCAGAACCGCTAACCACACAGGCAGGTGCGGTACCCCTCGTCAATGGTATCTACCCAGTGGACTATCAAACGCTTACGACCATCTCGGGAGCCCCATCCGAAACGGCTCCTTTCTGGTCTTCTCTAGAGCGTCCAGAAGGGGAAGACTTCCTAGAGATCGATCTGGGCAAGGTACAGGGCGTCAACTTCATCGTCTTTGAAGCAACGAAGAAGCCGCACGACATCTTGGTCAGCTACGATCTGCTCGACGGCGCTCCAGCGCGTCGCTTTGTGCCCGTCACCTACGTCAACGAACGTGAAGCCTCATCAGTGCTCAGCTTGCATTACGATGCGACCCACGAGAACAACTGGAGTCTCGTGTCTCTCAACGTCGAGAACGCCCTCGGCAGCATGATCTTCACACGATTCATCCGAATCGAGTTCATACGTCGCCCTGGCGTGTTCCTAGAAGCGGATGGAAGCTTTACTCCTTACAGCGTTGAGGTACGCAACCTGCGCATCGGTCGCAATGTATCGCCGTAGACCACTTCTTCCCCCTAATGTGTGATGCTGAACGTTTGCGCCGAATACAGTGGAGTGGTGATCGATCAGAACGTCGTGACGGCGACGCTCTCTGCTGGTCCCGACTTCCACTACCAAACCTTCCGGCTTCCGGAAGATTATCGACACGGTACGCGCAGCGACGAGCAGCGCTTTCCTAGCCTTTCTGGGTTTCAACTTCTCGTGGCTATAGCGGCAGGCCAGGAGAAAATCGCCACGTTGAATTGGACTATCGATGAGTACTTCTTTGGGTCTGGCTGGACCTCGCTAGCCAAAGGCACTGTCGTCGGGGCGCAGGCTGATGGCCAGGTCTGGATGGATGTCATCCTGGACAAGGAGATTCCCGTAGACGCCAGCATGACCACAGACGTATCACAGCTACGAATCGGCTTTCAGGCGGCGTCCGGAATCGAAGATGTCTTCTATGCGCACCCCAACCCACTGCCGGGGTTCGTAGAAGGCTTCCAGAGCGACGGGAAGACCCCTCTCAGCCCCTCCGGCTCGTTCTGCTTCCGACTCCTCGGCCTTACCGCCGACAGCGGCACGGACTTCCTGGGGGACCCTTACCGCTCTGTTGCGGTTCATACCTCAGCACAAGCTCCAGTCGGGGGCAACGTCGAGACGGGCTACTGGCTCTCTGCGCCACAGCCATCGAGCTTTGCAGTCACTAGTCACTACTCCGATGTACGCCCGTTCCCGGAGGTTCCCGTGTACGGCACGATCAATCGCATCACGAACCCAAGCTTCGAGTATGACATCGTAGGTCAGCCCCCGGCTCTCTGGACAGTCACACCACCGCTAGCTGACCTCACACCCGTCGAACCCTTTACTGTCGAAGAAATCAAAGCGGGGGAATTCCGTCAGAAACTTCACGCACGCCTCGCGTTCTCCGACTACGATTCTCTGGCCACTCTCAACGTCATCAACACGCTCGAAACGCCTCACGGGACGCACTGCCTCGAAGTGAATACACACGAGCATCCGGTCAAACGCTACTTCGAACCCGAAGGAGCCTACCAGGACGAAATCCAGGTTGGCATGAACAAACCGATTACGTTCTCGATCTGGGCGCGGACCATAGGACCTGGTTTCAAAGTGGCACTCGTCATCGGCGATGGCGAAGTTGGTTATGAAGAAGTACGAGTGGAAATCACCAGCGAATGGACGCGATTCTCGGTCACGCTCACACCTGTGGCTTCAGGAACGACCTCTGTGGGCGTTGTGATCCCTCTTCCGTCCGATCTGCACGATGTAGAAACGCCAGCGCATACGTTCTATCTCGACGGAGCCATGGTCAACAGCGGACTCGTCGCCGCGAGCTATATCGATGGCGACAGCCCTAGCTCGAAGTGGGAAAATCAGCGCGGTCGCTCTGGCTCCGTCGAAATTCGTGAGCCAGAGGTTGAAGACGATACCGTTGTCATCGACTCAGTACTCCTCGATCCGATCACGCCAGGCGTGGCCTTCAATGTCTATTACACGACAGACCTCACCGGCAGCGAGGAAGAAGGAGAAATGACGGACGAACAGTGGGAGCAGAAGCTATGGATTCACGTCCCGCAGTCCTTTATGACTGCCGTCAAGACGACGTATGTGCTACCAGAACCCATCGTTGCCAAGTTCGTCAAGATCGAGTTCAGTCAACTTCAAGCTCGACCCTATGATCCGGGCGACTATCAGAAGCCGACACAGTACAAGCTCTTCCCTGACTGGGTAGCTACCCCATTCCTCGCAGAAATCAGCACGCCAGCCTTCGTGGCCAAGCGCGTAGGCGTAGCATACGACGCACTCAATCTCGCGTACAAACCACTCCTCGCGGGCCTCCAGCAAGGACCGCTGTCTCCAGAACATCCTGAACCGCCGCCCGCTATCGCCGGACCCGCTGCCAATAAGGTGGACCCCGAAACGCTGGAAAGGATCAACCTCACGATCAACACTTACCTCCAGCCTCCCGCTGCACGGGCACACCCGCTTACGCTGCTTGGACAGAAAGCTGCTTTCAACGCTCACAATCAGGAAAACTACCCTGTCGAGGGCACGCCCACATTCGAAGGCAACCCAAGCATCGCCGTATCAGGACTAGACAGGCAGGCGATCATCCTGGATCAGTCAATGCCAGTCATGTTCTTCTGGGTTACCTGTCGTCACGAATACAAGGAACTGAGTGCGCTCCTCGAAGACAACCGCGCTTACTTCGCGGGCCTCAACGAGCTAGCGTTCATCCGCAACACCTACACGCAGGCAAGTGACACATCGCTTTACATCGAGACGGGTGCTGACGATGTAAATACTGACCGCAATGACTTCGTGGTCGAAGACCTGGATTGGTTCACCTACTAAATGACCGAACGCTCTAACATCCCGCTGCACGAGGAGTTCGACCTGGACGCCTGGATCAACTATGACGCTTACGACGAAGAAACGCGCCAACATTTCCCCTACCAGAGGCACGTTGACATTCGTACTTTCATGGCCGATTCGAATGAGCGCTGGAGCGAGGGCATCTTTGGGTTCCAGCCAACCGTTGCCCAGTATCCGGCGCTCAAACTCGACACGACAGAAGAACTGACGTTCTTGGAGTCAGCTACGCCAGACCACCCTCTTGATCTGGAAACGGACTTCTCAGATAGCGACTACATCACCTTCTCGTTGCCTGACTTCCCGCTCGCGGGGATCGAAACGAACCAGAGTCGCATCGAACTTACCTCCGATCCGGAAGGTCATTGTTCCAACGCTTCTGTCACGGCATCGGTTACCTTCAAAGCTAGCCTCGATGCGCTCATCGAAGGCAGTTGCAAATTCCGGGTTTTGCGTTCTGCATTCCAGCAGAACGCAATCGATCTGTCGAAGATCACCGGCGTTCGTTTCAGGGTCGTGGCCAATGAACCCACTTCACTCATCATCATGGGCCTCAAGCTCGTTCTTGCCCCGACCGCCAAGCCGGGTTGGGTCGTGAGCACAGTGGACTTCGATAACTGGAACGGTAGACTCCGCAAACCAACGCCGCTCGATGGCAACGTCTCTAGCGGACCTCTCTTCATCCAGAGCACACTCTGGCGAGCGTCACCATTGCCAGGGATCAACGATCCGACGCCAATCGACACGGAGTTCGGGGTTGCCTTCAATACGGGGTCAGCGCTGCACGACAACAGCATCACACTCTTCTTCCGCGAGGAGTCGATGATCTTCCAGAACCAGCTAGACCTCATTGGGATCACTATGTCTGACCTCGACGGTAAGCCTCAGCCCGATCTAGGTACTGTCGAGTTCCTCCCTCGTACAGTGGGCGAATTCGACAAACGCCCCATGGAACAGTTTGATCACCTAGAGACGATGGAGGACCTTGAGCGTATCGCGGTTGAAAACCCCGTCGAGCAGAGTTGGGTTTTCTTCACGCTCAAATGGGATGCCGTCAAAACGAGTATCACCATGGCCAACTCCACAAGTCCTGGCTACGTGTTCCCGAAACTCCCAGAACCGCTCGATAGCAACGCTAACTACCTATTGGTTGCATCGCTAGCGGGGTCAACCGCACGCCTTCGCATCTATCGTCTCAACAACGACAAAACGGTTATCCAGGAGCCCATCTTCGATTCAACGGTCATCGATGATGACGGCATCTTCCGCAGGCGCAAGGGGCGCGTCGGTTGGCAGGCCACCCTAGGGGATGCGGATGCCTATGTCCAAAATATCAGGCCCCGGAGCGTATGCTTCGCCGAATACGAGAGTGCCCCGCTGGAGAGCCGCACACCCGTCGATGGCGCGCAACTCTTTGCCAGCTTCACGGGCAACGAAGAACTCTGGGACCAAGGGTTCAAGCAGTACCCCGCAGAATCCAAAGCGCTGCGACTCACGCGAGACAAAGCTCGTACAACCAGTGGCGAAAGCTTCCGTGTAGACACAGACGGTACAACCAACAACGTTGGGCTCGAAACCAACCTCTTCGAAGTCGTTGACTTCTCGCAATTCGAGATTCGTTTCAACCTCTGGTTCGCGGGCGAACCGAGGCAGGTCGAAAGAGTCGAAACCGTACATGCGCCGACGCTGCCTAGTCCGCACCTGTTTCCGCCGTTCTTCCCAAGCAAAGGGTACACGAGCATCGATGAGGTCATGGAGAGCAACATCATCGCTAACCTCGTGAGTGACCAGGGCGTTGTCTACAGGCTCGGTATCCCCGAACTCGAAACGAATCAATGGCAGGAGGTCATCTTGCGCATTCCGGATAACCTGATCCTCCAGACGGGTCGCTATGCCCTTCAGATTCTCCAGCCGACCAAAGTGGCTTCTACTTGGTGGGTCGATAGCGTCTCGATCTTCGAGCGAGCCGTGCAATGGAGCGCACGATCAGTCGTGGACGATCCATGGAAGAGCAACTATGCTCCCTGGACCGACTTCCGGGAGATCGTAAACGTCAATCGCAAGGGTATTCTTCTCTCGCCGCGTGGCAAAGAGCTACAGCTACGCGGTCGAGCGCTGCGGCAGAACGCCACGATCAGAAGTCCAAAGATCATCCCTCGATACGCACAGCTAGGGCGTCTCGTGTTTCCTGAGGAAAAGCTCACGGGCAAGATTGGGCCGACCGCAAAACTCACCATCAATGGCACGAACCCTAGCACCTTCGAATTCATTGATGAATCCACAGACGGTACTGCGTCGATCATCTCACGCGAGTGGCTGTTTGGAGATGGAGCCATCGAGGCAGGAGATAGTACGGTCGTTGAACACAGGTACACGCAGGAAGGTACCTATCACGCAACTCTCGTCGTGACCGACCGCAATGGTCTACGCAGCGAGTCCACTGAAACGATAGTGGTAGTCTAATGGCCTCCATCATCAACGACCCTCCGTTCCCGCCACTCGATGTTGAGGCCGACTTCTTCTTCAAACAGGATGGGCCGACAGGTTCCGTTACATACGACGGCGACACCTACCCGTACGAACCCCTATATGAAGGTGACACGCGTTACCTGCTCAACACTACGCCCGTGCATCTCCCTGTCGTGTTCGAAGCCGAGTTCAATCCAGCGCATCCGAAACGTCCTTACGTCCGCACGCCTCCGGGAGTCACGATTCTGGAGTACCACTGGACCTTTGGTGATGGCACTGAAGGCTTTGGACCGACCGTCACACATACGTTCGAGGTCGTAGACCCGAACATCGAAGTTACTCTCACCGTCATCGACTCGCGTAATCAGCGCTGGTCGGTTGCTCGCCCAGTCAATCTCGTTTATGAGGCATTTGGATTCGTCTCGCCCTATGTGATCCGGGGAGAAAACACCGAAGAACCGCCGGTCAAAAGCGTGGCAGAAACGTCCGATGTCGCACTAGCAGATGATGGTCCAGCAACGCCCGAATGGATACATCGTGGAGGCAAACGAGTGCGCGATGTCAATGATGCTGCCCTCACGCATGATGCGGCAAGCGGTACGACCCATGCACAGCGTAGGACCGGCGATGTGGCTTTGGCAAGTGACGTGGCGACACGCACGACGCACTTGCACCGGGAAAGCACAGGAGAGGGGGCCGTAACCGTCGATGCAGCACCGACACGACAGGTACATCGACGGCGCACAGTGGAAGACACCGCCACCACGACAGATGTAGCTAGCCCGTAAGGATGAACATCAGGTCCTCGCGGGTGAGCTTGGCGGAGATAGCGTCCTCGACTGCATGCCCGTCAAAGAGAACCTTGTGGTAGCCCTTCTTGATCTCGATGATTTCTCGCTTGCGCTCCTCGACGCTGTTGGCCATGATGAGATCGTACCACCAGGTTGTCTCTAGCTTAGAATCCACTCGGTCGTTGCGCCCTTGACGCTGGCGCTTACGGGTCCACGTCCAAGGGAGGTTGTAGTTGACGCCAACGGCAGCCTCAGGTAGGTCGATGGAGTCGCTCCCCTTGTCCGATGAGAGGAAGACTCGGATATCCGGATCGCTGCGAAAGGCATCCTTTGCCTCCTGTCGCTGTTTGTCAGTCCCGGTGTACGCGACGTAGGAGATGCCCCACTCATCTAGCTTGGCCGTCAACGGACCATAGCCGTAGCTTGCCCACGTCATGTACACGAGCACTTTCTCATTGGGATGTTTCTCTGTGAGGATTTCGTGCAGGGTGTCGAACTTAGTGTGGTGGTCGTCAGTTGGCGCTCGTTTGAGCGATTCGACAAGACGCAATGCGATCTCGGAGCCTTTGGGTCCATCCAGCCGGGGGAGATCGTCCTCGTCACCAAGGTCTGCGATGGTCTGAAGGAACTCTTTGCGATGCTCGGCCGACTGACCGATCATAGAGGGCGCATCGCAGAGCATCTGCATGACCTGGATCATCGCGAGCACATTGAATTCGTCCGACTCAGATTCCTCTTCGAGTATTTTCACTGCGTTGCTAGCAAGCATGTCGTAGACCGCACGGTCGCGCATATCCCAGTCGATGATCAGCGGGTCTTCCATGACCTCAGGAAATAGCTTTGCTACCTCGGGGTCATCCCGACTCACGCGATGGGTCATGTGCTCGATCTGTCCCTCCAGACGATCTAGGTGTCGCCAGTGCTCGGGCTTCCTCGAAATTTCATTGCGCCCTGCCACATACTCCTTCTCGAACTTAGTGACCGTACCCAGTAGCCACGGCACCATGAGCCGAATGCAGTTGAAGACCCCCGCAGGAGAGTTCTCGATGGGAGTGGCGGTTAGCTCCCACTGACGCATCCATTTGGGTCGTGCTGTGGGTCGCCCTCTCTTGGGTTGGAAGACCTTCCAGAGACACTTCTGCACGGCCTCGTAGACTTTCGTTGTGCGTTCACTCAGGCGTGTCGGCATCTCATCCCAGAAGACGAGACAGTCACGCCCTCCCATGAGCCACTTGAACATCTCGTCATCGTCTCGGAATTTCTCGTAGTTGGTGATCATGATCGGTGATCGTTTCTCCGCGAGAGCATCAGAGATAGCCGCATACACGGGGTCACGCTTTTTGGGCGGACCCTCGACCACGAACGACTCGAACCCGGCAAGCGCCTTGATCTTACGTTGCATGTCGATCTTGTTGTTCTTCTTTACGACGATGAGAGCGAGGTCATATGGGTGTCCCCATTCCTCATGCCACTTCAAGGCCGCTGCGATGAATGCCGTCTTCCCGGTACCCGTATCCCAGACCACAAGTCCCGCCTGAAGGTCTTCGTCACGTATGAGCTTGTTGAACCCTTCCGTCTGCCACGAAAACATCCCGTTGACTGTGTTCTCAAGGGAGGAATTGAGAGAGAATGGTGGAGGGTCTTTCAGACTCTCGTATGCTTCCAAGATAGCCTCGGGTGGGTCCTCGAAGACGATGACGTAACCCGTCTCATCTGCGAACGACAGGAATTCGTCCAGCTTGGCTGGAGACACCGTGCGATAGTGCCCGATGATGTCCTCGAAATCGAAGAAGAAGTCGGGCCAGAGCGCCGTGACCTGCCAGCGACCTTTGAACTCGTCGCTCGTGCTCAGGAAGAGATACTGAGCTTGCTCGTCACGAGACAAGCTCTCGATCTTGTCCAAGAGTGGGGTTGTAAGAAGCTGATATCGGGTTCTCTTCATCGGGGTCCCTTAGCCCAGTATACCAGTACCCCGTTATGCTACTGGGGATATATGGGCATGTCTTGACCGGTACGCCGCCGAACGTGGTCGTTTTGATCTCGTGCCACGTTCCGCAGTGCTCGCACTTGTTGAATTCAGTCTCCATCGACAACCGTCCCCTCGATTAGCTCGGGCAGAGGCTTCTCCAGGATACCCTCCATGGCGTACTGTACGTCGTCTTGTTTGCGTATGCGTTCGGCTTCGAGGACGATCTTCTGGATGGTGTGTTGGTCGCACACGACCTGTACAGAGCGCACGAATGTACGCAGCGCGATCTCGTTCTCCTCGGCCTTGACGTTGGCCGTGTTCTCATTGAGATCGTGGAGGAGCTTGATGATCTGAATGAGGTCCTTGGGTTCAACCGTCGTGACGCCCTTGATAACATCATCGAATGCTTTGCGTGCCAGGACTTTGAGCATGCCTCGGTCGGTGAGCGCACCTTGCACTCCCTCCTCGACATTCTGTTGCAGCGCCCTGGCCTCGGCCTCAAGCTCTCCTCGGATCACCATGCGCTCCACATCCATGTGGTGCTGATAGTGATTGGCTATCGAGCGCCGGTCGATGCCTTTACCGTCCTCGTCAGGGGGTACGCGGTCGGCTATCGATTTGTACGAGTGCCCTTTGATGAGGGCGATCTCGATCCATTCGCGGTGTTCGCTCTGGCAGACGCTACACCGTGGCGATGTGATGGTTTCGGGAGCGATTTCGTTTTCACGCCGCTCTAGTGCAGCGCGGTCGCTCTGCTCCCACTTCTTCTTGAGATCAGCGCCGGAACGTTTCTCAAGTACGTTCCGGCGCTTCGCTCGCTCGTCGTCAGAGACGCCGAGTTCTTGTGCCTCGACGTTATCCATCTATCGCTTCGAGTCGATCTAGGAACGCCTGTGCGTGGCCCGGTCCTGGAGCGACCTTGTAGGTGATCGTCGGCTTGTCGGGTGCATCAGGATCGCAGGTGATTACGTCCTCGCACTCTCGCCATAGCTGAAGCCACTCGGGTGGCTGTGGGAACCAGTTGGGCGCGAGCCCGTCCCATGCGCCACTGTGGTCGGCCAATACGGCTGAGAGCAAGCCGAGGGTTTCGATGGTCGTCTTCTCCTCCTTGGCACGTCGCTCCTCGTCTGCCATGCACATGGCGTTGGCGAACCACCCGATCAAAAAGCCCTCGTCCCATTTCTCATCGGGACCGGCAGGTGAATGTTCGGCGAATGCTTGTGCCCATCGAGCGGCGTCAGTGCCACACCATTCAAGTAGCGCTGGACCGTTCATCTCTGTTGTCTTCATCACTTCTCCTTCTATCGTTTGTTGTTGGGGGTATAGCACATCAGTCTAACGATAGTAACTGGCTCCGTTTTTGGCGCGCTGAGTCTTAGTATTGATCTTGCGTCCCTCGGGGTGACTGCGATTGTACATGCCCTGTGTGGGTCTACCGTGCCTATCCATTGTGAACGCTGGATCGGGTGTGCCTGACTCTGTGTAAATCTCTCGACGTTTGCGATTGTACAAGTGACTCTCAAAGAGGATCGGATTCGGTCCTCGGATGTCCCGGCGCTGACCCTCTCCGTGGAACCACCTGTGCCCTTTCTCGCACTTCAGTTCGGGGAACTCCAAGTATAGCTGGTTGCCCTCGTCATCGAGAAGCGGCTCCCCTCCATCGTCGTATTGCGGAACGGACTCGACCTGACCCGTCTCTTCTCCGTAGGGCAGCCAGTCTCCGTCGTCATCCTTCGCCTTGCACTTGCGGCATAACTCTCGGTTCGAATCCTCGCGAAGGAGTTGGTCGGCAAAGGCAACTAGCTCTTCCGACGTGTACTTCCGGGCCGGGTCAAAGACGGCATCCTGCTCTTCAGCCTCAAGGATGTCGTAATCCTCGTCCTCGACCTCAGTCGCCATCGGGTACCTCTGCGAAGTACTTCTTGGCGAGTTGGATCGTGCCTGCCTCGACGTACTGACCAATGCTCACGGTAGTTATACCCATGATCTTGGCAACATCCTTCTGCTTCATGTCAAGGATGACGTTGTAAAAGATCGCCTCGCGCTTGCGAGGGGCTAGTTCCTGAAGACCGTTGTGCAGGTCCCAGAAGGAGATTGAGACGTGCTCCTTGTGAGAGCGCGTGCCATCCTCGTTGTAGACCCAGTACCCATAGTCGAGGACGTGAAGCCGACCGTCCGAGTTGACCAGTTCACGATACTCGGTGTAGTGCCTTAGAACCTCGCGGAGTATTCGATGCAGCGGGATGGGCGCGGTAGGTTTGTTGCTCTTTTTTGCAGCGACCATTTGTGTCCACTATAGCACATTGGTTTGTACCCCTAGGTACCACAACCCTATGGCTAGTGCATCAGACTCCTCGAATACTTTGACATTCTTCATCAACCTCTCCTTCATTTCCGGTAGATGAGTAAGTACACCGTTGCGGACCTGAGGTTTCGTCACTTTCACATTTGGCTTGCGCAGAGCCATTTTCGCCTGCACTGTACGCGCCGATACCTGCTCCACAGGAATGCCGTAGGCAATGGCAATTGCGTGAACGGTGGTGATCATCACGTTGGCCACGTACAACTGCTCAGGGATGCCAGCGCCGCGCGAAGGGACCGTCTCGGAGATCAGAAGGCTAGGGTTGTACTCTTCAATCAACTCGTGGGCCTTGCCTACCCAGTAATCGGTCAGTTCCATGCGGTACTTCTGAAATGGGTGCTTCTTGCTCAGTCGGGGACAGTGCTCGACGCCGGAGGCTATGTAAGTCGGTGGCGCAGGAGGATAGTCACCGAGGATAGCCCACCCTGCGCGCGTGGCACCGGGGTCCATGGCCATGATGTTGCTCATACGGAGATCGGTCCCGTTAGAGGGAGTGGGAACATCTCGTCATCCATGTCTGTGGGTGGTTCACCAGCATCGACGCAGGCCGATACGAATTCCCACTTCTCGTAGATCACATCGATGAGGTCCTGATTGCGCTCGTAGAGGAACTCCTTGAATTCTCCACTATCCTTGTTGATAGGAAGGATGATCGCTTCATCCTCATCAAACAGGTCCATGTAGATGTTGATCTGGCACTCATACTTGGCCTCGAACCGCGCGGGTATCCGTGCCTCTTTGAACGCCTGCGCGTGCATGGTCTTGAAGTCTACGAGTCCCTTCCAGCTAGGGGTTTCTACCGGAGCGAGGTCGCCGGAGCCTCGTACCCAGTGATAGGGTTGCTGGTCCTTCTTAGCGGACCAGTCCTTCGTGGCTACGCGCTCGACAGCCTCCGGCCTACACATCTCCAGTTTGTTGACCACGACGTACTGGAGAAGCTGATGCCAGAAGTGACCGACCTGGAAGGTCTTGCGGAGTGACGTAGATATCTCACCAAAGCCGTCTGTCTCGCCGGTCGCGATCTTGTAGAGCAGGGTCGGGGGCTCTGTGCAATGGCCCGAAGGATGCCACGCCTGATCGTGCTCCTTTTCCTCGTAGCGAAACTCCCACGCGTCCTCGAAGTCTTTGAATGCACGCTCCAGATGCGGCACGAGCTTGTACTTCTTGCCGAGGTTGCGGACGATCTTGTCCTTGTCGATTCCCTTATCGAGCTTGATCATGGTCGTCCTTCACGTTGTACACGATCAAGTCCACCCAACCGCCCACGTCAGCAAGAATGCTCTCGGGGGCGAAATAGCGGAGAGCCAGAGCGGGCGTGCGGCCCTCAGCATATGCCTCCTTGGCGATCTTTTCGAACTCTTTGAGGACCTTGGGGCGAGCGTTCATCGTGGCCTTACACTCTACCAGCAGTGTCGGACATCTGACATCGCCATTGTCATGTCCGGCACCCCCGGACGATGGTGACCGCTTTCCTCCGTAGAGACGAGCGACGTGTTCCTCGTGATCAACCGAGAGGCGCTTGACAGTGCCTCGATGGGCCATTCACGCCTCGACTACCTTGAGCGCAGGCCGCTCGCCATTCGCCTCGGCTGCGAGTAGCTCGTTCTGAATCATCACGGCCATCACATCGCTGCGGATCACATCAAATGCCTCGGGATTGGCCTGGAAGAATTTCCGGGCCTTGACAATGCCCTGAACTTTGCCTTTGGGGAAGACCTGGTGCTCCAGCCAACTGCTTCCTTTGATGACGCCCGCCACCTTCGCCGTCTTGATGACATCGGACACACGGTCCACGCCGAGGATGCCGTAATCCTCCGATTCGATGTTGTAGAAATCGAACTCGGCTGACTTGCTGGCTGCCTGCGCCATCTTGTTCTTCTTGAACACACACTTGAGTTCGCGTCCGACGAGGACATCCTTGCCATCGATTTTCGCTTTGTATTTCTTGTCACCAGGCTTCAGTTGGATGCGTACGAGCGCGTGATGCTTGAGCGCCTCACCGCCGGGAGACTCGTACCACGTCTGTGTACCACCAGAGCCCTGGCGTTGCTGATTGAGAAGCATGAGGCCCTTGTTCGACTTGAAGAGCCGAGGCATGATGGCATTGAGTCCCGACGTGACTGCTCCGGACACCCCATACGCCTTCGTCTTGACATCCTCGCCCTGTACGGACTGATCGCCCATCGCCCCAATGGAATCGACCAAGATGTAGTCGATGTCCGTCTCGTACACGAGATCGTAGAGCATGGCAAACGCCTCTTGTACGTTGTCAGGACGCTGGACCAGGATGAGGTCGGGATCGAGCCCGTGAAGTTTGAACGCCCAGTCGGCGTCCCAGTTAGGCTCCATGGCGATGAGTGCCGGGAGCTTACCCTGGCGCTGCACGTTAGCGAGCGTGCCGTAACCGATGCAAGTGGTCTTGCCCAAGCCGTTGCCCCCGAATACCTCGACCATGCCTCCGTAAGGGAATCCGCCTCGGCCTAGCTTGAAGTCCAACATCAATGATGGGGACGGGACGACGTTGAGCGTGTACTTCTCACTGCCGAGGACGGACGAATGCAGGCCGAAGTTCTCCACCGTCTTGTGACGAATCTTTTCAAGCTGCTTCCGTTGTGTGTCCCTACTCATTTCAGTAGATGCCCCTTCTCGAAGTTGTAGCCCTCGCCGCGTTTGCCGCTTGGAGGGGAGTGACGAATAGTGAAGATACCGACGCTGTGTGGTCTGAAGAGAGCCTTGTTCGTAGGCCACTTGTTCGAGAAGCACGCGAAGGTCAACTCATGTCGTCCGCTCTCAATTGTGACGATGCCCATCGCCTTACCGGTGGCCCTCACCTTGGTTGGTTTTACACCAGTGATGATACCACATACGCGGAATTCTCGATGCCGATCCTTCATCGGAATCTCATCTCCATCGCCGTCCACCCACTCGTACTCCAATTCCGGATCGCTTTCTCGATCCTCCCATGCCATAGCAGCGACTCGGAAGTCGTCACACTTCTCCTCGATCTCCTCTGCGTGAGCTTCTAGTATCTCCTCCGTGTCGTCGGTCAGGATCACGTTGAGGAACTCCTGCTCGAACTTCTGCTTCGATCTCAGATCGATGGAGCCCTCTAGCGCATCCCATGCGCCAACCGCACACACGAGGGAGAGCTTCTTCTCATTGAGGACCTGCTTTGGTGACTTCCAATCGGCGGGAAAGGGATGGCCCTCCTTGAGCGCTTCCTTCTTGGCTGTAAGCTCTTCTTCGTTGAACTCGTTCAGTGCCTCCTCTAGAGCCTCAGGAGACGACACGTCCAGACCCTTCTCGTCGCGTAGTTTGACGAGATACGCACCGCCTATGCCCACGCCCTTGATGTCCGAGAACCCGAAGTAGATGTTGCCGTCATGTACGTCCACCTGACTCTTCGAGTGACGAATGTCTGGAGGCAATACCTTGATGTCCATACGACGAGCCTCCTTGATGTACTCCGGCGTCAGTTCTGCTCGTTTGTCCTTAGCCACCGTACGGATGCAAGCGATGTAGAACTCTTGCGGGCCGTAGTACTTGGCGTACAGGCAACGGAACGCGATGATCGCGTAGGCGATGGAGTGACTCTTGTTGAACGAGTAGCTCGCGAAGCCTACGATGTCATCCCACACCGCTTTGGCCTGGCTCTTCGTGAAGCCTTTCTCCACAGCCGTCTCCAGGAAGCCCTTGCCCTTCCATTCACCCTTACCCTGGAGCAACGCGGTCAGCTTCTCGGGCTGCTTCTTACCAAGTATCTTGCGCATGGCATCAGCGTCGCCGAGGGAGTAGCCAAGCGCCCCCATGAACCTAATGATCTGCTCCTGATAGACGAACAGTCCATAGGTCGGCTTGAGCAGTTCTTCGAGCATCGGGTGCGGGTAGGTGATCTCACTCCGCCCCTCTTTGCGTGCGATGTAGCGGTTCGGCACACCCGCACGCTGCGGACCCGGACGGTTGAGCGCCACGAGCACACCAAGGTCCTCGATAGAGCGCATTTTGAGTCGTTCTGCCAGGTCCTTGCCCGCGTGCGTCTCGCACTGGAAGACGCCGGACACGAATCCTTCTTCCATGAGGTCCCACATCTCCTCAGGATGCTTCTCGCGGTCGAGCCCAGACCACTCGGTCGTAACGCCTTTCTCCTCCATGAGAATGTCCCACTCGGCGAGGGTGTCGAGCGTCTTGAGTCCCAGGACATCGAGCTTCATCAGCTTGAGCTTGTCGATCTCGCTCATCGGGAAGAGCGTGGCTGGAATACCCTCCGCCTTACCTCCGCGCAGATACGCAGGAGCGTAGTCTTCCAGATCGATATCCGACACGACTATTCCGGAAGCATGGATGCCGTAGTTCGAGTTCCGGGAGCAAGCAGCTTCGCACATCTCGATGTACTTGCGTCGCTTCTTGTCTGTCCCGATCCACTCCTCGATTTCCTGTCCTACCTTGTCCCCCTCCGGGTTCTGCTCCGTGGAAGAGTTGATGTAGATCACCTTGTCTGGCTCGCGCTCGGGGCTCCAACCGATCTGTTCGTGGCCGTGAATCTCGATGTCCTTCGTCTGCTTGACGATTTTCTTCAGGTGTTCCATGTCCCCGTGACCGATTTCACAAGCCACAGCGAGCTTCTCGATGACGGCGATGGGCTTCATGCGAGTGATCGTCCCGATGGAGCAGACGCGCTTCTCACCCCATCGCTCGATCAGGTACTCGCGAATCTCTTCGCGTCGAGACTTGGCGAAGTCCGTGTCGATGTCAGGAAAGCCCTCGGTACGGCCCTTGTTCCAGAAGCGCTCGAAGTACAAGTCGTAGTGCAGCGGGTCTACGTCCGTGATGCCGAGTGCGTATGCGACGATGGCTCCTGCGGAAGAGCCTCTTCCGGGACCGATGTTGATCCGTTCCAGCTTGCAGAACTGGACCACATCCCATGCCATGAGGAAGTAGTGCTCCAGGCCGTCCTCGATGAGCACTTCCATCTCGTGCGTGGCTTTCGCCCAAGCCTCCTCCTCACGCTCGGTACCGCCGTAGATGCGGTCGATGCCCTCGCCGACGAGATCGATGAAGAGATCGGTGGCGTTGCGCTCCTCGTCTTCCTCCACCCATGGACAGTCCTGCGGAATGAACACCGGCAGATGCGGCCGATCTACGGCAGGCAGATGTGCATCGGCTCGTTCTCCGACCTCGCGTGTGTTGGCTAGTACTTCATCTACCCTCTCCTCTGATAGATAATGCAGTGCCTCGCGCACCATTCCCTCGTCCTTGATGCACACCGCGTTAGGCGGATGCCACATCTTGCGCTCCTCGACAGGCGTGTAGATCGACTGCCGTGTCTGCGCAGCAAGGTACATGTCATGTTCCGGGTACTGATCTGGGCGGGCATAGTGTCCGTCGTCTCCATAGGTGATCGGTACGCCTCGCTCGTCAGCCGCCTCGATGACGAGTTCGTTGATGAGGCGAGGGGTGATGACGGCCTCCTCATCCTCCGAGTCTCTGTCTCGCCACTCCGCATCGCCAGGGTACGTCGTGATCTCCATGCGGAAGTTGTCACCCAGGTTGTCCAGGTACCAGTTGAGGTATGTCGTGTCCCCTCGGAGCAGGCCCTTGGGCACGAGCCCCAATGGGCAAGCCGACGTGAACATGATGCCCTCCTTGTACTTCACGATGTCCTCGTTTGTCACACGTCCAACGTGATGGAAGTGATCGTGGTCGGCTGTCGCGTTGACGAGTCGCCAGAGGTTCTTCAATCCTTCATCCGTCATCGCGAGGGCGATGAGATGGGCCTGGTCGCGGTCTTGTTTCTTGAGTCCCTCGAAGTCTATGCCGTGGTATAGCTCGGCCCCGAACACGGGATTGATGTCCCGCTTGCGCATGGCTTTGTCGAAGTCGATGTGGCCAGCGACAACGCCGTGATCGGTCAGCCCGCAGAAGGGGCAGCCGATGTCCACCATGCGGTCGCCGATCTCATCGACTGTGGACCAGCCGTCGAGGGAAGAGAACTCGCTATGTACGTGTAGGCTCATTGCGTCCTTGCTTCCGGGCATTCCCGGCTAGCTCGTCTACCAACTGATTGTAGTGGCTGTCGTGATGACCCTTGACCCAGACGAACTCGATGTAGCGATGCTGATCTATCGCCAGGTCGATGCTGACCCAGAGGCCCTTGTTCCTGCGTCGTGCTCGCTTCCTATCCATCGCGCCGTATCCGACGTACTGGCTATCGCTGTACACGAGGACATCGCATGAACCAAGCGACTCGAACAGGTGATCGAGCCCCTTGATCCATGCTGTCATCTCCATCTGATTGTTCGTGACATCGGAAGCGCTGCCGCTACCAATTTCTTCGCCGCCGAAACAGTCGATGGCTGCCCACGCCCATCCACCGGAGCCGTCCTTGTGATAGGCCGACCCATCGGTGAAGAGCGCGATTCCTTTCTTGTTATTGAGCATCAAGGTAACCTCGAACGGCGTCGGTACCCAACTCCCGTACGGCTGCTTTGAGCATCTGCCACGCCCACTCCTGAGGATGACAGGCAAGCATGTGCTCGGTCTGAGAGGCATAGAGGACCAAATTATCGGGGTCGTCGTTGCGGAAATCTTCGTCTTCGTGATGGACGATTTCACCGGGACCAACCGGCGTTCCCGTCTTGTCCCACATGACGACATGGGACCAGGGCATGTGCTGATTGGAGATGCGTGTAGTGACATACCAACGGCCCTTCTTGCAGAACAGATCACGGGTTCCATTACCCCGACGATTGTGTCCACTAATGAATCGCTTACCTGGCGAGGCGGGTTGATTACACCCGCACTCGCACAGGCTAACGATGTTCTTCGGGTTGAGCACCCGTTATGCCTTTGCAGCCGCTTTCTCAGCCGCGCGTGCGCGCAACTCCTTCATCCGCTCCTGCGGAGTCTGTTTGGTTGCGGATTTTTTGGCTGCTGTTTTAGCTTTGGCCGTTTTGGCTGCTGGTTTCGTAGCCGTTTTCCGGGTACGTCCCTTTGGAGCGACCTCCTCCGTAGGCTCCGGGTCACTGGACTCCTCGTTGGGCTCGTCAGCATCCTCGGCCTCCGCCGCTGCGCGAGTAGCGCTACGTCGTGAGCTACGGGGCTGCCGTCCCTCTTTGGTGTCTTTGCCCTTGCCTTTGCGACCTTTCTTGTTGCCGTAGATGTCCATCGACTCCGTGACACCCTCTAGCAACTCCTGGTAGCGGTCGTCGTCCAACAGTTCTCCCTCGCGCTTGTCGAGGAGGAGTTTGCCGAGGTAGGCCGCAGCATCCTCTGGGGATTGCTCCGTAACCGTCTCAACAACCTCGTCCATCTCGTCGGTGAGATAGCTGATGCCATCCACGAACGCAACGAGATTCGACAGGTCGATGGGCTGTTCGTCATACCCCTGAACGGAGTAGGACGTGGACTTGTCCTTGCCAAGGCGAGTGATCTTCAGCGCCGTCACCGTGATCGGTGCATCATTCGCATCGTAGTTGGTGACGTGGTTGAAGAAGTTGTTCGGGGACTGAGAGATGTACCCGATGGCCGGAGCCGTGACCTCTTCTGTTTCGTCAGTGACCTCGCCATCCTCGTCAAGGATGCGACGCTCGTACTCGACCGTCTTGACCTCGAACCCAACCGGCTTGCGTCGGTTTTTGCCGTTGACGTTGACGACCTCGATGACCGGCTCTAGCTCGACCGCGATGGCGACGCTGCGCTGAACGGCCTTGGCGTCCCACTGCTTCTCGAACAAGTCGTACCGCTCGCTGAATGGCTCAGAAGTCTTTGCCACCGCTTCCTGGTAAAATTCGTTCTCGGTCGGGATGAACTGAATCATGTCGAAGGTCGGGATGTCATCGACCTCGTTCAGGAAGAGGACATACCGCTCCTCTTTGTCCTCCTTCCAGAAGATGGAAGGTAGGTAGGGCCTCCACGAACCGCCCTGGCCAGAAGATTCTGCTGCCTCCTGGATTGCTGCTGCTCCTCTGCGTATCTCAGACATGCTATTTGTCTCCGTTCTTGGGCCGGTCTAAGACCGTCAGCCCGATTGATCTCGTTGAGCATAGCAGGTCCCCAAAAGGGGTTCCGGCTACTTCTGCTCGGGACGGCTAAGAACCTGCTGACGCTGCTCCTCAGTGAGGTCTTGCGCAGAGGTCTTGCCTAGGCGATGCAAGCCTGCCTCAATGCGTCGATGCTCGTCGGGGGTCAAGACCTCCGCCTTCTCAACGCTCTGATACTTCGTCATCACCATCACCTATTATGTCGCGCCCTTGCGTAGATTACAGCTAGGATGCGCAGGCTGAACATTGACATAGCCATGCATGCCGCCCTTGACGAGCGGGATGACATGATCGACGTGGAAGTCGCCGTCGATAAACTTCTTGCAGATGCCGCACATGCCGCCATGCATCTCGTAGACGATCTCAGGATCGACGTTCTCAATGAATTGATCCAGCTTACGAGCCCTGCGATTGGCAGCGCTAGCGCGCATAGTCCGTTTGCCCTTTGGACTCGCACCGTAGCGTCGTTGGGCGGCTTTGAATCTCGCCGCGTGTCTCTTCTGCCAAGCAATGATCTTGCTCAGATCGCGCCGTGCAAGGATGGCTGCTTTGTGGCGCTTGTAGTATCGAGCATCGCGTTCAGCTTGAGAGAGTGCCATTGACCTCTACTCTACGGAGAGGCCCGAAACCTCGCCCTTTTGCAAGTGATCGTAGAGGGCGTCCACGGGATCATCCACGTCCATGTAGTCGCCTAGGTCTGCACCTGGTTTGAGCTTGACTGGGGGCAGTACAGTGACCTCGACGTAGCGCTCTAGATATTGGGTCGCGCCCTGCGCGAACTTCTCACCCGGAGCATCGTTGTCTGGGGCGATGATGACGCCCTGTGTGAAGTCGCGCAAGAGACGCAGTTGGCTCTCAACCGCGCCGGAACCGAATGTGGCTACGGCATTGACCCCCATGCTCTCTAGGAAGAGGACGGTTGGTACAGACTCGACCACGACCACCTTCTCGCTGCTCTTGAGAGCGTGAACGTAGTTGTAAAGCGTCGTCGTTTTCGGAAAGTCGCTCGTGTTCGTGTACTTGGGCAGCCACTTGGGCCAGTCCGGATCATCCTTGCTGAAGTCTATCCACCGCTGCTGCCATCCGACGAGCCGTCCTTCCCAGTAGTGGGGGAAGACCGCTACGCGTCCAAAGAAGTCGTCATCGATTTTCTCGCCGCCTTCCAAGGGGGCCGAACGCCTATGGCTGCTGCTGTAGCCCAGTTTGTGGGTGACCATGACGGAGTAGTCGATGCCTCGGCTAGCGCACCATTCCTTGAAGAACACATGGTCCTCTCCCTTGGCATCGAACTGACCCAGGACATGCTCATTGAAGTAGGGCATGCGTTCCGCTTTGCGAGCCTCGTGCTTGGCCAGTACATCGAGGATGTCGTCGGCGAAATCAGAGTCAGAGCGGATGTCCCCGTGCGCGAATTGCTTGAGCCACTCGGTCGCGGCCTCTTCATCTTCGCCCAAGAACTCCATCGCGAGCGACAGGAAGTTACCTCCACCGCAGACCCAACAGTGATAGACGCGCTTCTCGCGGTTGATCGCGAACTTACCGGTAGAGTCACCGTGCTTATGCATGCCCCAGAGATCGGGACAATAGCCCACATCCTCACCCTTGAGATGATCTAGGGGCTCGAAGTCGATGGCTTCCTCGAAGGCGTCCACATCGATCTGATCAGCGAAGGTGCTGTACTTTACAGGGCGTTTACTCATCGTCGTCCTCGTCCATGAGGCGTCGGTACTCTTCATACTCTCGTTTGGCCTCAAGTTCCTCGTCTGTCATCTCATACTCCAACCAATTGATGCACTCCTCATGGAACCAGCGAGCTAGTTCTGCGTCGCCTTCGACCACAATGCAATCGTCGGGATCGAATGGCTCGCCGCAGGGACAGGGACCAACTTGTTCGGAGTCGTCCATCCAGTTAGGAATCGGCGTAGGATCATCCGAAGCCTTGCGTCGGATAATGCGCGCAGGGATTCTAGTCATCCTCTACGACTCCTGTAATCTCGAAGCTGCATCGTTTCGAGAGATCGACATCCACCCTCCAATTGCGGAAGTTGTGATTGCGCGCCGCGAGCACTCCGATTTCCATGAGCCCCGACTTGCGCATGTCTTTGCTGGCCCAGAGTCCCAGGACCACGGTCGATGTCTCCTCAATGGCAGACGATCCCTTGGCCTGCTGCACAACCGGCATCTCCTCGGCGTTGAGTGTCGTGCGATTGAACTGATGGGCGAAGCAGATCGGTATCTCGTCGGACAAGTTGCGTGCATGGTCGAGCACATCGAAGTACTTCTCGGTCTTGTTCCAAGCACCGAGAGACTTGCCATCAACCTCGACGTACTGAAGCTGATCGATGAGGACGACCCCGGCTCCATTGTCTTTGGCACGGCCGACCATCTCCTCCAGCGAGCGCTCGCCTTGCGGGGGCTTCATGATCTTGTGCGCCCCTTCGCTGTCAAGTGCCATCATGGCCTCGTCCATCAGCTTCCGCTCGTCAGGAGACAAGGCATTGTGGGTGTGTTTCCACCATGGTATGTCAGCCATCATGCAGCATGTGCGCAGGTAGGTTTCCTCGGCCGGAAGCTCCAGAGAAAAGAGCCACGGGTATTTGCCTGCGATGGCATTCGAGAGATGAGCTTTGACCATGAACCAACTCTTCCAGGTCTTGGGGGGACCCAGGTAGATGGACACGCCTCGCATTCCATGGAAGTACTCGTCTAGCTCTTCGAATCCAAAGCTCGGGCCGACGCCCTGAGTCGCTCTGTCGAGGTAGCGCTGGATCGCACGTTCGAAGTCTCCGTTGCCGTACGTTTCGCCGCGTCGAGTGAGGAGTTCGGTTAGCTCCTTGCCGTGACGGAGGAGGAGCTTCGGGACAAGCGATGCATCCTCTTTGTACTGTTGGGTGATCGCCTTGAGCGCCTCGCGCCCCTCGTTGTGCATGTACCGCAGGCGCATGCGGTCGATGAGATCACCGATAGCCGTCTGCGGCTCCGTGAACTCGATGTCGAACTCATCCTCCAGGACAAGGGCCGTTGCTACCTCGCCATACTCGCGCAGATGGTTGTCCGCCCACTGGTAGACTTCCCGAATCTCCTCGTCCTGAATCAGGACATCGCGGAAGCCTTCTGCCCGTAGCACCAACCACGAATCGGAGTCTGGCAGATGAGAGAGTAGCTCTTTGTCAGGGTCGAGGTTGGGCACAAGTCTACGCTAGCAGACTACTTGGGCGAATCGTCAACTTCGACCTGCCCTGAACCCGGAGCGCATGCGGTCGTAGCTCGCGCCGCCTGCACGTCCTCTGGGACCTGCTCATCCTTGCGAACGAAGTACAGACGATCTCCCTCTGGCGTGCGCTCGGCCACGAGGGTCGCAGTCTCCTGTCCGTAGGCTTGGTCACCATAGAGTGCGGCGTCGCCCTGCGTGCGCTTCTCGATCTCTTCCTCGTTCCCAACGTGGGCGCGTACGATAGGCTCGCAGGCTCCGGTGACCACATCGCGACGAGAACTTACCGCCTTGCCTCGCTCGTTGACCTCGATCACGGAGGGCGGAGTCTGGATGTTCTGGAAGCCCGCCACTACTTTGGCCGGGTCCCCCTTCATGCCCCATTGCTCCAAGAGAGCATCGGCTTCTCGATAGTGAGGGTCTGCAGCAAGGACCACAGAGAGCGAGCGCTGGTATTCCTGGATCAGGCGCAGCGCCGACTGAAGATCGTTGAGTACACGCTTGCCATCAGGACTTGTCCATCGTGCGATGGCCTCAGGATTACTCTCCAGCTTGACGTACTCACGAATGCGAGCATCCCGCGTTGCGAGGTCAGCGCGACATCCGTTCAGTTGCTTCTGATGATCGTGCGCGGCTTCGCCCAGGATGCGCCGATGAGTCTTAGCCCTCATCAACATCGGCTAGCTCCACTCCGAAGGCATCGAGTAGCTCGCGCTGAAGAGCGTGGTTCGCGGCTTTGTGTATCGCGTAAGCGAAATTGATAGACGCGTGAGCGAGGTCCTTCATGACTTCGTTGTCCTCGTCACGTCGATCAACCTCCTCCTGCCAGCACTCGATCTCCGCCTCAGCTTGAGCCAACGCGAGGTCGCCTTCCTCCTTTTCGCCTTCGGCCTGGTCCAGGTCGGCACTCAGTTCTTGTATCCGTTCGTCCTTGGTGCTCATGTGATTGGCCTTACCTCTCCGTTCTCCGCTAGTTCAATGTTCAGCATTCCGATGCTTTCCCTACGCTTGTCGCCACCATTGACGTTGACGGGCTTCTCCTTGGCTGCCAAGAGGGAATACGTACGCGGGTACACCTTGCCAAGCTCATCCGGCGTCAAGTTCGTTGTGATCATCGTGACTTTGTTGTAGTTGCTCCGGTGCCGGATCAACTCCTCGAACTTCTCTCCGAACAACGCGCGTTGCGCATCCGAGATCGGTCGAGTAAGCTCATCCAATACTAGCACGGTGCAATCACGTAGACGATCCTCCACATCCTTGCGCGCCTCGTACGGTAGCTCAAAGGTATTGACGACCTGGCGAAAGTAGACGTAGTACACAGACTCACCGGCCTTGATTAGCTCTCGCGCGAGCCAGGTAGCGAGGAAGGTCTTGCCTGTGCCCTGCTCTCCATAGAAGCCCAGGCTCAGGCCATGCTTGCGCATGTTGGACCAGTTCTCCAGGTAGCTCTTCACTACCTTGAGAGCAGCCTTGTCTCCCGTGTACTCTTTCAACGAGAGCGTCATGTACTCCTGCGGGATGCGCGCTAGGAGGTAGTGTCGGAACAGCGTCTCCTGTTCTTCACAGTTACAGAGATGCTCCTCGCCGTTGAGGCGGTAGGTACTCGGTGCCCATTGGGTGACGCCCGGAGCAACTTCGACGGCCTTGGCTCCGCAGGTCGGGCATTCATTCTTCTTCGTGGGAGACGCTGTAATCAGCGTATCGACTTCATCAAATTGCTGGTTGCTCATCAGCGGAAGCGACTTCGGTCGCCCACGCGGCATAAGCGTCGATGGTTCTGAGGGCATCCTTGACTTTCTTCTTGGAAGTTCCGTCGAGCGCAACGAGATTCTTGAAGTATCCGGAGACGACCTCCGGTATCTTCTCATTGATCACCGTGTCATATGAGCGACCCTTGACAGCCAATGTCTTCTCGCTGTACGGGAGGAAGAAGAGCAGGTCGTGATCGGCGATCTCCTTCTCGATCATACCAAGGGCTTCCATGGCTACGCGCCCGTGTACGATCAACTCCTGGTCCTCTTTGAGGGCGACATTCGAGTTGACCCGCAACGCTGTGTACAAGACCGTCTCGTACAACGAGCCGCAGGTGATGATCGTCTCAGCCCCAGCGTTTTCTGCTCGTTGTTCAGCACTCCAGCGCTCAAAAAGGATTTGGAAGTTCTGGGGATAGGTAGCGAATATGCCGTAGGCGTAGCCCGTGTCCTTGATGAGACGATCTACGTACTTGTCCACGATCTTCACCGTCTGTCGTTTGACCTCGCCTTTCTGCTCACGAAGGGCGGTGGCCAACTTGGTAGCAAAGGTGCTCTTGCCTGCTCCCGGTGCCCCTAGCAATGCGATCTTCATCGGCTGACCTCGTTGTGAATGACGCGCTTACCCTCGACCTCGACCTCGACATCTGTTTCGACTTTGACGCATGTAAGCGTAGCTGTAGCGAGGCCCGTCTCGACATCCAACTCCCAAGAGACGCGCTGTACGTACGGGACCTCGACCAGATGCTTCCCGTCCACCACGTAGACCTTCGTGCCGAAGCGGGTCCCGTCACTGAAAATCTTCATCGCTCGCTCGTCGTTCATCGTTGTTTGGCTTTCCGGTTGTTTTCGTGCTCGATCATCTCGACCATCGTCATCGTAGCAGCGACTAGCTCTGCTCGATGCTTGCTGATGCGTCGATTGGCGTAGGCGTGCTCTGAGATGTGTCTGATGTCGTCGGTGGTGAGTCTTCGATCTCCAGAAGAGTCGCGAGGGATCGCAATGAATCCCCGGCTCTCCCATCCTCGCAATGTGACCGGGCTCTTGCATAGGAAGCGGCCCAGGTCCGAAATTGTGAAGCTGAATCGCCAGTTTGTGCGGGTAGTGGTGCGCACAAGCTAGCCATCCAACTCACTCGGCTTTGCTTTGCGGACGGGTTCTAGCTTGAGCGACAAAGGACCAGGCACGACGTACTCAGCCAACGCATCGATATCCTTCTCGGATAGCTCATCGAGGGAGATGAGTTCGCGCTTCTCTTCTTGCGTCGCGAGGAAATCCTTGACTCGTCCTTTGATGACCTCATCATCGGCCCACTCCTCGAATTCCAGGAGACAATTGAACCGCGCCATCGAAGGTCGAGTGATGCGATTCCATAGGGTTGGGTCTTTCGCCTGAAGCAACTCGTCATCCAAGGAGTCGGTTGCTTGCGTGACGTTGCGGTTGTAGACCTGACCGTCCGTGAGGTTGACATGGATGAACTTCTGATACGCCGGGTCCTCCTCGATCACTGCCGTCTTGGCCTTGGCAGTAATGATCTGCCAACCCGGATACCACTTTGCTATGTACGCCTCGACATCTCCCTGTCCATGAGGAGGGATTTTGATCGTCTTCTGGGCTAGCGTGTAATCGGTTTCGACGGCCTCCGTGCAAGCCTTGAAGAACTCCTGTCTCTCAACCTTGAGTTCCTTTTCGGAGTCCTTGCTGGTGCGGTAAACCTTGCCTAGTTTGGTGGTGATCGTGTCGAGGTCCATGGCTGCGACTATAGCACCCACTCGGCCTCACTCTTTGTCTCGCCACCGCATCGAGGACAGATGTGTTTGCGTCTCTGGTCAACGGTCTGTGCCTCCGGTCCCTCGACTGAGGTCCATCGACACAACGTCTCAAAGACCTCATCCTGATGTCTGCACGCCCCTCGAAAAACGAAGCCTGGACATTCGCAAGTGAGTTCATCTATCGGATCATCAGGGTAGGGAACCAAGACCTTGTAAACGACCCCCTCCTTCAACTGAGATAGAACCTCGACCACGAACCAAGGCTCGGCCGAAAGACATCTCTGCGTCATGATTAGCGACATTTCGAGCGACAGTGTAGCAGCCTAGCTTCGCGCGTGAATCGCGAGTCTTCCTAGTTCAGGCTGAAGAATCTAGCTAGGGCCGTCTTGTGGAGCGGTGGGCCACGAGTTCGGGAGAGGACCAATGGGAATTCAGGCTGCTGTCCTTATCTATACAAAGCGTTTTCGGGCGTGCGCGCGATATTAGCAGGCCGATCTTGCCTCCAGATTTTTGTGCCGGGGTAGCAGGCCAGCTACCCACGTTGCTATCGTGGTGGGCGAACGATAACTGGCACCGGATCACGACAGATAGGCACCTAGATGGAGGCAGCATTACTACCCGCCGAGGCGGGTTTTGAATTTGCAGATGCAGATATGATGAGCGAGTGGGCTCACAAGCAGTACCTCGACAAGTACTCGTGGAAGGACGAGGATGGGGAGCCGACAGAGATTTGGCCGGACACGTCCTATCGCGTTGTGCGACATGAACTTGGCGCACTTGGCTACACGGATCACGACTGGGAGTTCCGGCGTCTCGTCCAACTGATCACCGAACGCATCGTCATCCCTGGAGGCCGCAAGCTTGCACAAGCTGGACGCCAGTACCACCAGACCAACAACTGCTTCCTCTATCGTTGCCGCGACTCGCGCGAGGGATGGTTCCAAGAGCTACTGCCCAAGTGCGGCATGGCTCTTTCCTCGGGTGGAGGCATCGGCGTGGTGTACTCCGACGTGCGCCCATACGGAACGCGCATCCGCAAGACGGGCGGCATAGCGACCGGCCCGCTCACGCCAGCCAACATGGTCAACGACGCTGCTCGTAGGATCATCGGCGGAGGCAATCGACGCGCCGCGATCTGGGCAGGGCTTCACTGGAACCACCCGGACATCTTCTCGTGGATCGTGGAGAAGGATTGGCCGGACTACGTGAAGGACATGAAGCGCCAGGCCGTCGAAGAAGGCAAAGACCAGGACGTGATGGCTCCGCTCGACATGACCAACATATCGGTCATCTTGGATGACGAATTCTTCGAGGCGTACCGCGACGATGGGCATCCTCGCCACGACCTAGCGCACGAGGTCTACTGGAAGGCGACGGCCCACATGGTCGCGCACGGAGAGCCCGGCTTCTCCATCGACTGCGGCGAGAACGAGGGCGAGAACCTGCGCAACGCCTGCACCGAGATCACGAGTGCGGATGACAGCGATGTCTGTAACCTCGGCTCGATCAACATGGCTCGCGTTGAGACGCTCGATGAGTTCCGAGAGATCGTTCGACTCGCAACCCTTTTCCTCATCGCGGGGACCGTCTACTCTGACATCCCCCACGATGAGGTCCGAGTAACGCGCGAGAAGAACCGACGCCTCGGCCTCGGGCTCATGGGTCTACACGAGTGGCTTCTCGTGCGCGGGTATCGCTACGAGATGGTACCTGAGCTACGTGAATGGCTAGAGGTTTATGCGGGCTCGACTGACACGGCGGCAGAGTGGGCTGACAAGCACAACCTGAGCCGACCGATCAAGACACGGGCCATCGCTCCGACTGGCACCATCGGGATCATCGGTGAAACCACGACGGGTTGTGAGCCCCTCTTCTGCGTGGCTTACAAACGACGCTTTCTCGATACGGACATGCGTTGGAAGTTCCAGTACGTCATCGACCCTATCGCTCATCATCTGATCGAGGAGAAGGGCATCGATCCGGATCAGATCGAGGATGCTTACTCGTTGAGCTACAACGTCGAGCGCCGCCTGCGCTTCCAGGCCGACCTTCAGGGGTACGTGGATCACGCTATCGCTAGCACGATCAATCTTCCGTACGCGATTACGGACGAGCAGGAGGTCAAGCAGTTCGGCGAGACGCTGATGGAGTACCTGCCCCGTCTGCGTGGCATCACCTGCTACCCGGACGGCACGCGTGCAGGCCAGCCACTTGAGGCCGTGCCATATGAGCACGCTGTTGGGATGACCGGCGTGACCTTCGATGACAATCGCGATGATGCATGCAAAGGCGGCGCTTGCGGAGTCTAGTCTCGACGTGCTACACTGCGCGGCGGTGACCAAGAAAACTTCAGCAAAACCCATCCGGCGAGACTCCTCAGGGTGGCAGCATTTCCTTGACAACCGCGACTACGCGCCCGCGTATCGTACGTTGCCTCCGAACCCCATCGCGCTCGACAAGCCGCCCATCAACCACCCGCGTGGAAAGGATGGAGGCTCGGGATCATGAGCACGCTCAACCAGGACCTAGAGGAAGCTGGTCTACACAGCGGTCGGATGATCAATGGCATGAAGCAATGTCCGGAGGGCCATCGTTGCTTCTTCAATGCTTGTCTGTTCGACAAGGATCGTCGTCCCGTCTGGTACGGAGACATCGACTTCACCGCGAGCGAGGATACCTTGCAGGCAGTCGCAACTGCACGCGGCGAGACGTTCTACGTGACGCGCGAGCAGCCTTTCCGTTGGGACGGCCTCGACAAGAAGCTCGCGAAGCACCCTGATGATCGTGTGGTGGTCTTCAAGCCATGAGCCTCGACAACCTGCGTTACGAGGTCAAGTTGTACGAGCTTGAGAACAGACGATGGAACTACTACGTCTTCGTCTCTACGCGCGCGGGCGAGCGCTGGTCGCAGAGCATCAAGGTCGGCGATGGCTCAGAGGATACCGAAACGCAGGCTATCGATGCGGCACAAGAGAAGGCGACCGCTGATCGCAGCACTCGTGAGCAAGAGCGCTCGCATATGAAGACGGTATCGCTAGCATGATGGGACGCGACGCGTAGCTGCTATAGTGCGCAGCATGTCAGACTGGTTTCCTTGGCTGGCCCCCTTCAGAGGAGTCAAAAGAATCGGCCACAGCACCCGTAGACAAACACCGAAAGAGAAAAGGAAGGCGCAAGAGAATGGGAAGCTCCACCGCAACATCCACAAGTCGTCCTCCCTCAGCGGAGGAGAAGAAGAAGTTCTTGGCCGAGGCCCAGGCGGCAGAGTCCCAGGCAACGCTCTTCGAGGCTGAAACACGCGTCCAGGTAGCCGAGGCTGAGCAGCAGGAGATCGTTCTCCGCGCAAAGCAGCGCGTCGAGAAGGATGAGCTTGCAAAGAACGCGCACAACCATGTCTACGTGTTCGACCAGCCGGTCGGTGAATCGTCAGTCAAGGCGTGCATCGATCAGCTAACCGCATGGACACGCCAGACGCCTGGCTGTGCCATCGAGATTCAGATCAACTCTCCCGGAGGCGATGTAGTCGAGGGCTTCGCGCTCATCGATTTCCTCAGCGACCTCCGTCAGAAGGGACACGAGATCGACATCGTGACTCTCGGCATGGCGGCATCGATGGCAGGAGTCATCCTCCAGGCTGCGGACAACCGCATCATGGGAAAGAACTCCATCCTCCTGATTCACGAGGCGTCATTCGGAGCCGTTGGTTCCTACGGCGAGGTCGAGGACCGGATCAAGCTGGTGGACATCTTCCACGAGCGCATCCTGTCGATCTTTGCGGAGCGTGCGCAGCCGATCAACAACAAAACGACGAAGGCATTCATCAAGCGCAACTGGAACCGTAAGGACTGGTGGCTGAGCGCCGACAGCGCTCTCAAGCTTGGTTTTGTGGACCAGGTTCGGTAGATGTCACTCGAAGATGCAGGAGGCGATGTCCTCGCGCTTGCGCGAGAGGCACGCACAAGGTTGCGCGAGTCATGCGAGCCGGAGGCCGGTCGATTCCTGAACGAGGGAATCAAGAAGCTCAGTCCGGTGCTGGCTAAGCTGATCACGGCAACTGAACGTCTCGCTGATCCCTCTCGGGTGACTATCGGGCTTGGGGAGGATGAGGATACCTTCGGACTCCATCAGAGCACCGATCATGTCGCAGCGTTTCGTGACATGCTAGAGACGCGGGGCGTAGAGGGTCGGGTACCTGACGAACGGACCTTCGCGATCAAGTTTCCGGCCGTGGTCCTGAGCGAGGATGACATCTGGCCGGAAGGCGATGGACCTGCGCACCCAACGCCAGAGGATGTTCTGGAGCGCATGAAGGAAGAGAGTTGTGTCACGCCCGCAAGCATCGCAGTTGAGTGGCTTCTGCTCGACACCCTCCAGATTGAGGACGAGGAGGGTATGTGTGGCGTGACCTGGGAGGCAGGCGAATGACCGGACTGGCACATGTGCGCGTCCCGGAGGAGTCTTTCGTTCCGGAGGCATCCTTCACTGAGTTCCCGAAGATCAGCAGGCTCTTCCGTCCCATCGTGATCACGGAGAAGATCGACGGCACCAACTCGGCGGTCGTTGTCAGCGAGACATCTCTGTACGGCTACGGTGCGGACGAGATCGTCGGTCCTGGCATCGTCGTGAACAAGGCCCCCTTCGAAGGACATTTCGATGGATGGGACCCCGTGTATGTCTACGCGCAGTCGCGCAAGCAAGTCATCAGCCCGGAGCAGGACAACTTCGGCTTTGCCAAGTGGGTCCGCGAGAACGCACACAAGCTAGCGGCTGGCCTCGGAGTCGGCGTTCACTTCGGTGAGTGGTGGGGCTCTGGCATCCAGCGCAAATATGGCTTGGACGAGAAGCGCTTTAGCCTCTTCAACGTCTCCCGGTGGGGCGAGTACGAGGAGGCGAACGGATTTGGCGAGACGGTGATCGTCAATCCTCGACCAAAGTGTTGTCATGTTGTGCCCGTTCTGGCGGAAGCTGATACCTTCGCGGTGGATGCGGTGATCGGAGCGCTCGCATCCTTGGAGGATGATGGGTCGCGAGCAGCACCGGGCTTCATGGACCCGGAGGGTGTCGTCCTCTACCACAAGCACAGCAACTCCCTCTTCAAGGCGACGATCAAGGGCGACGACAAGGGTAAGGAGCACGGTGCCTGAGCCACTGCCCCATGAAGAATGCTGCGACTGCGAGTGGTGCGAGCCATCAAATCGTCGCGAGCTAATGGCCCAAGCCAAGGTCGGGATGGACGCTCTGATCGATGAGGCCACCGGGTATCAGGACGTGCGTTCCGAGGGGGAGCTTCGCGAGCGCTACGTGAGATATTGGGCCGAGGGCTGAGCCCAAACTTTCGCCTCAGAATTGTTTCGGCAAAAGTTTTCGCCGAGGACCCTTGAAACTAAGGGGGACCCCGTGCTAGAATACGTGATGATGTATTTGTCCCCCAAACTGAATGACCACGCCAAGCAGGCCGGAGAAACGGTCGGCCCTTAGTCCCTAGACGCGCCAGAAGTAGGCCAATCTAGGGGCTCCGAAGAAAATCTTCGGGGCTCTTGTTGTTTCAGCAGGGAGATGTGTTATCATCGGCTACGCCTCGTAAGCCAAACGGAAAAGGCAGCGCTCTTCTAAAGCGCGATCATCGGGTTCGACTCCCGAACGGGGCTCTAGACGGGAAGCAGAGCATCTGCTATAGTCCCCGTCGAACGGCACAGAAGGCACCGTACATATTCAACGCCTTCCAAGTTGGGGCAAACCCCTTGAGTGCAGCGGTAACCATACCGCATGATCCCGAAACGCGTAGTGGCGTGGGATCAAGTTGCTCGTCGGATCGCGCCCGGAGATCAAGGACCCAACTAGCATGCCAGCGAGATCACATGGAGTGATAGCGGATTGTAAACCCGTGGCCTCGGCAAGAAGGTTCGATTCCTTCCGCTGGCACTGTAGTGGCCCGGTCCCGCCTCTGCTCGTCCATGGACAGAGTATGCGGCCGGGTCCTTGAAAAATTTTGCCCTCGCGTATGCGAGGCATTATGATAATCACCCGCGCTGGTGGTGGAATGGTAGACACGCCACGTTGAGGACGTGGTGGGCGAAAGCTCGTGAGGGTTCGACTCCCTCCCTGCGCATCAAGAATCGTCTTTAGGGTGTAAGACCGATGGCCTCCCTAGCCCACCCAATCAGGGAGTTGATGGGACGGCACGCTCTCGATGTCGAAGAATGAATACAGAAGAGTACCCCTCCTAGCATCGAGAGCAGGAGGACACGCGGCTCTGACGGGAATTGGTATACCTGGCACGCTTAGAACGTGTCGCTTGTGGGTTCGAGTCCCACGGGCCGCATCCGGACATGACTCCGGCAAACGACACACGAGTATGATGCAGCACCCCAGGCTAACCGTAGACGTGGAGCCGAAAGCATTGAAGCGTCTACGCTCTGGTCTGGGCCTTCGCCTCCGTATGGTTAGTGGTAGACCGCCGGGCTTTTACCCCGGATGCTGGAGTTCGATTCTCCACGGGGGCATTTGGCATCACCTGGCTGAGAGATAAAGGCTCAGAACAGGGGTGCCGTATGGGCCTGTAGCTCATCTGGGAGAGCGCCTGCCTTGCAAGCAGGAGGTAGAGGGTTCAAGTCCCTCCAGGTCCACTGCCCATCCAATCAAGGAGGGTCTATTGGAATACAGACGCCATAAATCTCAGCATGAGATTTTGGAGCAACTACTACGAGAACAGAGGAAGCTAGTGGCAAACACCGATGCACTCACGGCGGCAGTTGCCGCCAACGAAGCCGCTGTAGCGGCTAACACGACGGCCGTCACCGCAGCCGTTGACAAGATCACGAACGACCCAACTCAGGCCGCAGTCGATGCGGCTACGACGACGGTCACGGCAAGCACATCTCAGGTTGAGGCGAACACGACTGCACTTGACGATGCAGTAACTCCGCCAGCGCCGGTCGAGCCGCCTGTCGAATAAGTAGCAACCGGTATGACCTCGGCATGGTAACCCGTGCCGACTACGGGGATAAGTGTTGGTGGCCGCACCGGGCGTTTGGAACGCTCTAGCGCAGGTTCAACTCCTGCATTCCCGATAGTCTGATCGATGGCAGACTCAAATGTCCATCCACGCTGAGGCCAAGCCTGGCTCAGCACATGCGTGAGTAGCTGAACGGTAGAGAGGCCGTCAAACAGTCTCCACAGCACTGGTTTTTCACACCAGCGAATGCGGGTTCGAATCCCGTCTTGCGCACTGTCGGAAATCCCATCGCGAGGGACGTATCCAACGGGACTCATGACCCGGAGGACATCGAAAGTAACGGGTCCCGAATGAGTTGCGCACGGCCACCAGGCCGTAGGCGGATTCTGCAAGGACCTGTCTACCCGATGCGGCATCTACAGGGTATGGCGCAGCTTGGTAGCGCGCTTCGTTCGGAACGAAGAGGGCGGAGGTTCAAATCCTCCTATCCTGACTAGGAGTGACACACGAAACACGAGGCGTGAGCCCTGTGGTGGACGCGATCTAACCTCGCTAGCGTCCTCAGGGCGGGTTACTCCTTGCCTATTGCTCGGTCGGCCCCCGGTAGAGGGATCGCGGACGGAGCGCTCCTGTCGTCAGCCGTAGGGCTCATGGACAGGACTGTTGTACGGCCCGGTCCCGCCTCTGTCCCAGGTACCTGGGGTATGCGGCCGGGTCTTTGATGCCCGCGTGGTGCTAAAGGTAGCATGCGTCCATGGTAAGGATGAGGTTCGGGTTCGATTCCCGACGTGGGCTTGAACACAGGAGGTCCGCCAGTAGATGTCGTGGACACCATTGCGGTCGAAGTTCAAGGGTGAATGTGGTGTTCTCCCCTTCGCCGTCACCAGGGTTTGCCGGGCCACTCTCTTGTGTTCTATGCCAGCAAAGCATTCTTGGTGATGCACTCGTTTCGTAAGCGAGAGAACTCGGTTCGACTCCGAGTGTTGGCTTGGCCGGACGAGGAGCGGTCGGGGAGTTGATCACCCCGCGAGTACTTCGTCAGACTCCGGCCTCTTGGGGTGAAGGTCATGGTGACCAAATAAAACCATGACCTTCTCCTACATAACTGATGATGGCGCTTGAAGGCACAGCCAAGATCGAGTATCAACGTCAGTACCAGAAAGACAATCGTGAAGTTCTTCTGGCCCGTAAAAGGGTCAGAATAGAGGCTCAGAAGCGTCTCATCCGTGAGGCCAAGGATCGCCCATGTGCTGATTGCAAGGTGGCCTACCCCTACTACGTGATGGAGTTCGATCATGTACGCGGAGAGAAGAGATGTGAGGTTAGCCGCTTTGCCAAGATTGCAGCGGCATGGGATACAATCAAGGCAGAGATCGCCAAGTGCGAAGTCGTCTGCGCCAATTGTCACAGGGAGCGCACGTATCAACGAGGGAGATAGGCTATGGCAGCCAAGGAGCCTCCAAAACTCTAGGACGGGGTTCGATTCCTCGATCTCCCGCTTGACAAGCAAGCGGTGGTTCGGTAGACTACGGGCATGACAACCAAAGCGAAGCTCCTCATCGTCGTAGCAGTGCTAGTCGCAGGTGGTATTGGCTTCTTCGCTGGATACGAAGTTGAGCGGGAACGTGTAGTCAATGCACTTACGAGTGGCTTGACGCACGCCTCAAAGGAACTTCAGAAGGAAGCTGTAGCCGTACCCCATCCTAAGCAAGGCGAAGGATTTCTTGGTAAGGAAGGTTCCTGGTCTTCGACACGAAGCCTTGAACTTCGGAGGAAGATCGAAAAGGAAAAGACCCCCATTCTTACTGAACAGCAGGCCATCTGTTCCACGGAACATCTTACCGCTCTCTACACGGCTACAGAATTTGAACAGATTTCTCACGTTCCACTGAACATCATTGACGAAATCAAGACCGCTTGCGGGATTGCGCAGTAAAAGTAATCGGGACGCCTGGATGGACCTGCGGATTCCAAACCCGCAGGCGAGGGTTCGATTCCTTCTCGCCCCGCTGCCGACTAGATCGGCCAATTGCATACAAGTCCCCTGCCCGTCATCCCCAATACGATGACTCCCGCAGGGGCACCCTTGGGTCCTTAGCTCAGTTGGTTAGAGCGCTGCCCTGTCACGGCAGAGGTCGCCGGTTCGAGTCCGGTAGGTCCCGCTCACGTTTAGGGTTCGCCCGGCGTGCGATGCCTGTCCCTCTGTGGGCGGGCACATGCTCGGTTAGCTGAGTGGTTTAGCATCACGTTTACACCGTGACGACGAAGGTTCGATTCCTTCACCGAGTACTGCTCCCAGGTTGAATGCCTGTGGAGAGCCCGGCATCTGGACTAGACTACCAGTGGCAACGGGCAGCCTAGACGATTAGCTCAGTGGGAGAGCGCCACGGTGACAACGTGGAAGTCACTGGTTCGAATCCAGTATCGTCTACTAGGTAGCTGACTTCGCCCTTTCTAGACGGGCCATCTGAGGTTACCTTGTCCTTCAACTTACAGGGGGTGATCCAGGCAGTACCCAGTTAGTCGAGTAGCATCGGCGGGCGGGGTGCTATCTAGCCTCGCCCCCGCATGGGCCTTACAGGTATCGATCTGGTAAGACTCGGTTGTTGTTACGCAGCGGTCGTCACACCTACCTGACACAAGCCATAACAGGCAACACAGACACCCTCGCGATCCCCGCGAGCTTCATGGAAGACCCCGTACCGGGGCACTCCCCGTCGCTCTCGGCTCGCGAGGCAACTCTCGCTCTGGTTTAGTCAGAGCCGGGTCACCGTACGCCTCGGAACAGAAAACGGTTGGTAGCACCCCGCGACAAGTTCCTGGACTCAAACCAGGTGGTGCATCAGTCGGGCTTCGGCCCGGTGCCGTTCTCGGACGTAAACCGAGTGGTGGAGACGGGCCAAGCCTGTCCCAAAGCTGCTAGATAGTAACGCAATACGAATGCCGGAGACGTGGGTTCGATTCCCACAGGGTCCACTTCGTAGTACGCCCTTGTAACTCAGCGGACAGAGTGCCCGGTTCCTAAGCGGGTTTGCGCGGGTTCGAATCCCGCCAAGGGCTTGGACGTACAGAATGCCCTGAATCAGGTTGGGTACCACTGGTATGGTAACCCGGCTGAATGTGACGAACATACCAGCACGAAAGGGCAAAAGTTTTCGGGCCTCTGGTCCGGGCACGTCCACCATTTGGAAGGTTGGCAGAGAGGCCGAATGTACCGGGTTGCTAACTCGGCGTGGTGAAAGCCACCGTGGGTTCGAATCCCACACCTTCCGCTTCATTTCTGATATCCTATCCACATGGATTGGTGCTCGTACTGTCACAAGTCGTACCCATCGGGACAGGGGCATCTCTATCGATGCCCCGTGCTCAACGAGCGCATCAAGAGCATCCATCCCAAGCGAGGAACTCGTAGGTCAGCCCCTCTCCATAGCCTGACGCATGAAGGCGAGCGAGGAGTAGGTCGGCCCGCGCTGTGTAACTGCGCAAATTGCATCAAGCTGGACGAGGAAGAGTGATCTTCCTCTGCATTCACGGCTAGCAATCAAGGCGAATGCGCTCGGCTGTTACCCGAGTATGAGGCTGGTTCGATTCCAGCGCCGTGAGCTACAAGTCTGGCGTACACCATGGTATAATGCCACAGGTGGAGCAACAGATCAAGACCTGCAAGAGGCACGGCGACGTGTCTCATTGGAGGCGACCTGACGCCGCTAACAGTTGGCGTTGTCGTCCGTGCGAGAGCGACCGCATCGCTGAGAAGCGACGCGAGATCAAGCGGAAATTAGTCGCAGAACATGGTGGTCGATGTGAAGTGTGTGGGTATGATCGGTGCGAAGGTGCTCTTCAATTTCATCATCTCGATCCGACCACGAAGTCCTTTGGCATTGCGGCCAAGGGATTTACTCGCGCCTGGAAGACGGTTCAGGCAGAGGCCGCGAAGTGTGCTCTTCTCTGCGGCAACTGTCACACCGAGGTCGAAGAAGGTCTTGTAGTGCTGTAGTACATTGGCGTCGTGGCGGAGAGGCTACGCAGTTGGCTGCAACCCGACTCACTCCGGTTCGAATCCGGACGACGCCTTAGAGCGGTAGCGTCTCCCGGCCTGAAATGGCTCTCGGGGCGGTCCGCTCCTGGAGGGCCGCGCTGAATGGTCGGCAACTAGTCTTGAAAACTAGGCCAGGGCTTGCGTCCTGAGGGTTCGATTCCTTGTCCCTCCGCTGAAAGTGCTATCATCCGTCGCCTAATGGGTGGCATGTACCAAGAGCAGAAGAACCTCCTCGCTGGAGGCGCGATCATCGTTCTGCTGGCGGGCCTGAGACGACGAAAGATGAAGATGCAAGAAGACTTCGACATTCCAGAGTTCATGCGGCCCACGAGAATCCTTTGTGAGGAACCTCATTGCGTGAAGCGTGCAATCAGAGGCAGCAAGAAGTGCATCGACTGCGAAGTAGAGGAGTCCATGCCCAAGGTGCTCGATCAGGTCGAAGACATCTTGGCCGGGCAAAAGTAGGGACCTGTAGCTCAGTCAGGTAGAGCACTGCCCTGAAAAGGCAGGTGTCGGCGGTTCGATTCCGCCTGGGTCCGCTGTGTAGTGCGACGACTGGGGTCCAGACTAGGTGCATGCACCGGGGTCCGGCAGGTTCGATTCCTGCGTCGGCTCTGCACTCTCGGGACCCGGACTAAGCCCCGGTGCTAGAAACTGCCGAAGTGACGCGGCGGAGTCCCAAACTACCTGTCGTAGCTCAGTCTGGTTAGAGCACTCGTCTGATACGCGAGGAGTCGGAGGTTCAAATCCTCCCGACAGGACTCGGCTGATCGTAGCCAAAAAATTTGGAGGGGACCCCCTAGGGCCTCTACCGAAAGCGGTTGCTTCCTCCGGAAATTTACGCCTCGCGCATGTGTGAGGTTAGCATAATCACTTCGTATATGCTCTCCTATCCCAATTGGTAGAGGAAGCCGGTTCAAGCCCGGTCCAGTCTCGGTTCGAATCCGAGGGAGAGTACTTGCAGTCAGGTGGTCTGGTGACCATTCAAGGCCCATAACCTTGAGAGCCCGTGTTCGAATCCGGGGACTGCTATCCCTTTGAGGGGGTGAAACATGGCAGTAACCATAGGCGGCGGTAGCGTTCTCGCTTGGCTCAGCGCCGGTCTAGTCTCTTGGACGGTCGAGCGTCTCACGTCGTAACAGAATTGGCCCGGAGATTCTTTCCGGGCCGCATTGCGGGATCGTACTAACGGCAAGTGATCTGGTTCTGAGCCAGAGGATCGAGGTTCGAATCCTTGTCCCGCAGCTTTCGCTATACTGGACCCATGTGGTTCATCACCAAGAAGAGGCACGAGCGGATCGTGCAAGAACGTGAAACCGCTGTCCATCGGTACAAATACAGTATTGTGCGGATGCTGACTGAGGAGCTTCTACGTGTCAAGAATCCGCAGATGCAACGATCCTTTGCGGGTTCGTCCAACGGCAGGACCGCTGGCCTTGAACCAGTCAATCGGGGTTCGAATCCCTGACCCGCAGCTAGCCCTGATTCGACTTGACGCTGATGCTCGTTCAGCCGAGTAGTGAACCAACCACTGTACTGCGCCCGTCAGGGCGCGACAAGTAATGGCAAGTCGGCAGGGTTTACGCCCCCTTACCCCAATTGGCAGAGGGATACGGTCTAAACCCGTCCATAGTCTGGATTCGACTTCCAGAGGGGGCATCGCGTCGGTAGCTCAACCGGGTTCAAGAGCACGGGTACATCGAATCCCGGATGGGGAAGGACCTAAACCCCTCGGCGCATCATGGTGACCGTAGTTCAACGGTTAGAACTCGTGGTTGTGATCCACGCGATGAGGGTTCGATTCCCTCCGGCCACCCTGCATTACCAAAACCAACATCCTAAAGGAGGGTGAAATGGCGAGGCGAGACATCGAATCGGTGTATTGTCTCAACGCGAGCGAATACGATGCCTTCAAGATGTACTTTGAGGGCAGTACCGTCCCGCAGATCAGTCACGCGCTCAACATGAGTACGACGCAGGCGGGCCATGTGCTCGACTCTGCCCGTGGACGTGTTTGGGGCGGCATGACCGAGAAACGAGAAAATCGCGGTGAAGTGTCAAAGGGACTCGTCACCAATCATGGCAACGCAAAAGAAAGCAACCAAACCTGAACCCGTCGCAGTATCGACGGTCTGCTCGCTCTGCGGGCTCGACTGGAAAGGGCACGGTCGGAATCCGACCACGGTGGACTGCATTCGGCTCCTAAAGAAGGAACTGGCGAATCAGCCCATCTCGGTTCCACGACCGTATCCTCTCCCATACCCAGTACCATATCCGCGACCATATCGCGAACCATGGTACGGCGAACGTCCCTACTACGGGGTCAGCAAAATTGACTGTGGGACGACAACGCACAACGAAACAACACAAACACCGGCCTTGGCTGAAATTGCTCCAAAGGCGGTATCGCATCTTTGACCCCTTGGGCCTCGCGAGAGGCCCATATGGTCCTTTAGCTCAATGGTTAGAGCACCCGTCTTATGAGCGGTTGGTTCTCGGTTCGAATCCGAGAGGGACTACTTCACTCCTTACGGGGAGAGGTCGCAGGTGCAATTCCTGTCATGTCACCGAAGTCTGAAGTCGGAGTACTACGACGAAAGAAAGGATCGCCCGATCAGCGATGCTTGTGGCGTGTAGCGTCAGCAGTAGAGCGCTCCCCTGTATGGCCCGGTAGTTCAGCGGTTAGAACGCGGCGTTCTCAGCGCCGTAACCAGGGTTCGACTCCCTGTCGGGCTACTTGACGTGTGCTGTATACTGTAGGCATGTCGCGAGCACGAGATTGGACCCATCCCGTCACGGGACAGGTCTACTGGTTCGACTCGTATGACGGCGAAGCTACGGTCGAGCAGCTAGAACTCGTCGCGGAGGTCGAGGACGCGGACATCGATGATCTACTCGATGAACGCCTCTCCACGAAAGCGGTCCTGTACCGCCTCAATCACAGCAGTGGGCTGATCCCGCATGATGTGATCGAGGCCAAGAAGGAACGCGTACTTGGCACGCAGCATTCTCCTATCTGTCGCTACCACGGCGAGGAGGGCGAGTGCGACGGCCGCATTACACGACACCACTTCGTTCCTCGCTGGCTGATGCTGGAGCTTCCAGACTACATCAGCTACGCGCCTCGGTCGTTCTGCACGATCCCCGCCTGCGTCGGTTGGCATCGGGACCTGCACAAACGAGATGGCGGCAATGGCAAATCCATTGCGCCTTACCTCACGGAGGCCGAGAGGGACATTGCAGAGCACCTTGTTGCAAGCTTGAAGGAGGAGAGGCCCGTCCTCTTCGACCTGATCGCCCACGGAGACATCACGAGTTACGAGTACACCCTTTTGAACGATTGGAAGGAAGGTCGCTTTAGCCGTAAATCCGAGGGAATCACAGGTGACGCCGGAAACCGCCGAACCGCCGAATACGCCTGAAGGGCAACCCGACATAGGGGCTAAGCGTCGTGCGTGCGAAGCAGAACAACGAGCGGTTCCAGGCGGAGGTCATCCTGGGCAGTGCGTGAACATTCAGTAGGAACAGCGGTAGCCTCAGGCGAGGTACCCACTATAGCCATGGTGGAGGTTGTGGGTTCGAGTCCCATCTACCGCTCTGTATCAGACGGTCGCTGGAGGTCCGATCCCTCCAGAGGAAAGTCCGGACATCCTGGCCGAGGAAACTCGGTCTGCGGCTGAGGAAGCCGCGATCAACAGACATCGCGAAAAGAGGCGGGAGCCGAGAGGCGTTTGTACCGCACGCAAAGCGTCGAGGATGAAACCCATACAGAGAAACCTAAGGGCGGTGGTACCCCTGATGGCGAAAGCCGTGTCTGCGATGAGCAGGCTTGTTGTCCGCAAGGGCTATACCGCAAAACGGGCCACCTATTGAAGGGGTTGGAAAGCCTACGGTCATATCGGGTTGGGGAACCGCAGTTGTGAGGCGGCAGCTAAGGCTGAGATGGATGATCGTCCAATGACAGAATCCGGCTTATCGATACAATTCGCCTGCTAAGCATAAATGGTGATGCTCCGGTCTTGTAAACCGGCGAACTCGGTTCGATTCCGAGAGTGGGCTTCGTGAGTAACAGCATGCGGTGAAAACGAGCCTACGTAGGTGTGTGCCGTACCTACGGATGATAGGACGATATGGCGCACCTGCGGGTATGGTCTAATGGTATGACAAGAGCCTTCCACGCTCTTGATGTCGGTTCGATTCCGACTATCCGTTTCAACATCAACCAACGCAAGGAGGTATCCCCATGACTAGGTAACCCTAGCCAAAGGAGATACACATGCCCAATCGGGCAAACCCGCTTGACGTAACTCACGCCAAGTTGATGAAAAGGAACAACCGCCGCAAAAGCGGTGGCGACCGTAAGTGGGGCCGCAACAAAACCAAGTGCGAGCGCTACCGCGCCCGCGTTGGTAAGCCTCTTGGACCTGGTGAGCCAGGTCAGAAGAAACACGGTTAGGAGAACAGACCTTCGCAAGAGGACGCTGCTCTAACTCACGTCATCCTTGCTATGTGCCGCACCCCGGATCAGGGAGCACGTAGATGACGTGTTACACGAGTACCCGCTATCCCGTGCAAGCGGTAGGGGAAAGCCACGCTCTCAGGCTATGGGTGCCAAGGAGGATCATACCCTCTAGGCGCTGGTTCGATTCCAGCGGGAGCGACTAACAATCCGGGCGCGACCTCTCCCATAATGGGTGACATCATGGAACGGGACCCATCTAAATGCTTCGCCTCATCTGTTGGCTTCTCCGGAAGCACGCTTGGGCTTCGTACGAAGTCTATCGAGGCGAATGGTGGGATGTCTGTCTGCGCTGTCACAAGGTCCGCCCACACGAGAGGATGACAGATGGCTACCATCGCTAGACTCAAGGAACTGATCGGCCAGACGCACCAACACGGCGTCAAGCTCGAAGCAGAAATCAAGCATCTCCGAAGTGCAAAGCCTCGCGGTTGGATTCCTCAGGTCGCAGCTAAGCGCGCTCTGCTGGCGGGCCTCAAAGCACTGAACTTCAAGCGCCGGGCTGAACTTGCGCGTCTCGAACACAAGCCTGCGCCAAAGCCCGTTCCGCCGAAACCGCAGCCGAAACCACCGGCTCAGCGATTCACGATGTACGACTCGACGGACGTGAACACCGGCCTGCCGGTTTCTCACCCGGAGGCCGTCGCGGGCTACGTCAACGGCAAATGGCCTTCCTACAACGGACTGGTCAAACGCTATCCGGGCGCGAAACATCTCTCTATCGCAGTCAACACAAGCGCTGACGCTCGCTGCCTCGATGTCGAGACAGGAGACGCTACTCCTGACCAGGCTCCTGCCTGGGTCCGGCGTCAGCACGCTCGCGGTGTCAAGCGCCCGGTCGTCTACGCCAACACGAGCACGATGCCAGCGGTCGTTGCCGCACTAGAGCATGACTCGATCAAGCGCGACGAATATCTGGTCTGGACCGCCCATTACACGGGCGTCCCGCATATCGAGCCAGGCTCCGACGCAACGCAGTACGAGAGCGTCGAAACGGCTGGGCATAACTATGACGCCAGCCTGTGTCAGCCCTGGTTTCTGTAAAGGATCAACGCGCCGTTACATAATCGGGGTACAGGTAGCATTTCTCTAGAGAAAGAAGGAAAGCATGTTAGTAGTCACGAATCTCGTCATCGCGGTGAAGAAGCTGTGGGCCACTGAGCCTGCTCGCGTCATCTCTGCGGCGACCGGAGCGGTTGTGTTCGTAGCGGCAAACTTCGGCCTTGTGGTCCAAGAAGCAAACGTTACGACCGCTGTGGCGGCGCTGCTGGTGATTCTCCTTGGCGGCGAGGTTACTCGCTCCAAAGTCGCACCGGCAAAGTAGCTCGTCAAACGCAGCAGGAGAAGCCCTGGTAGGACTTTCTACCGGGGCTTTTCTGTGTCCTAATAGGAGATGGGTAAGTGGGTACATCGTCTGAGTGAGATCGATTCTGAGAGCCGTACGGCTCTTTGTGAGTTCTGTGGGCCAACCCGCATCAAGGCAAAGAACTCGAATCGAGGTCCAAACAAATGGCGTTGTGTGAATGGTGATGCCAATAATCGCGGAAAGAGTCGGCACTGGCGATCCTTCGTTGGTGATCATTGCGAGCGTTGCGGGTTTATCCCTGAGCATCTGTGTCAACTGGATGTGCATCACAAGGACGAAAACAAACGCAATAACGATCCGTCTAATCACGAAACTCTTTGCGCGAATTGTCATCGGCTCTCATCCATCTCTTGTTGAGCCGGGGCTTTTTCGTAGGCGAGAACAAGCCCATAACGAGTGATGCGTACTTCCAGCAAGATGGGTCTGCGGATTTGGAATCTGCTGCTCGACAACTACGATCACGAACAGCTAGCGGACAACTGGGCTAAGGTCGATGCGCATGATCACACGCCGGGTCGAGGCGTCCTTATTCCGAGCGAGGGAATCGCCGACGAGGCTATCGTACCGCGTCTCCTGTCTCCCACCATCTTCCCTGTCGTCTCAGCCGTAGGCGGAACGCTGACGCTATCTGCTGCCGAAGAAAAAGTCCTTCCCGGTGGCCCAGAACTCGTCATAGAAGCGACCGGCGAATACGAAGTCGGGTTGCTACTCACAGGCGAGGTCAACGCCAACACTTTGGCAATCCTGACTGGCTCGATCCGCATCAATGGGGTTCCGACTTTCGATCTCTTCGACCTCGCTTCTGCAACGAAAGAAGCGAAACAGACGACGACCAACTTCGTACGTGCAGAACTGAGCAATGCCGACATCCTTACCGTTGGGTGCAAATCAGACAACACGACAAGCTGTACGTTCAGTAACGCTCGCCTTTCGGTTTGGAAAGTCCAATGAGCGTCGTAACCTCCAACCTCGGCCTCGTGGCATGGGACCTGGAGTCCGACGACTTCGAACACTCGCAGTTGGCTGATAACTGGGTGCGCATTGATGAGCATAGCCACCTTGGTGCGCTCGAAGAAGCCACGTTTGATGAAGAAGGCAATCTCGAAACGGGTCATTGGGTCGCAACCGGGCGCGGACTCGCAATCAAAACGGGAGCCATCGAACCTGAAGCCATTGCCAAATATCTGATCAAACAGCGCGCTGTCGGTCACTTGCAGCTAGGTCTGCAACAGGTCTTCTCCGAAAACATCAAGAACAAAAACGTCCTCGATCAACACATTGGTGATGAACAGGTCAAAGATCGTGCCATCGAGGAACACACGATCACCATTGACAAGTTCGAGCCTGGCATTCTGCCTCTCGGTAGCGTCATGCTCTGGTTCCGTGCGAAACCAGAAGAAACTCCGGGGGACATTTGGGAGGTCTGCGACGGGCGCAACTGGCACGAAATCTCGAATGCCTGGGGACTAACCGAAGGTCAGATTCCCGACATGCGTGGACGCTTTGCTCGCGGCACTGATGTCAACGGCACCGGTACGACTGGCGGCAATGCTAGCGTCGATCTGAAACATCATCACAACGTATCGACTTCTGCCCTTGCCCACAATCATCTCATCTCCGGGGATGGCAATCACCGCCACGGATTTGCCGATGCTAGAAAACCGGGCGGGCCGTTCCATCAGTTGTTCCAGCGCGTCACGAAATACAAACAGGTTGAAGGAGCGCAAGAACTTCAGAGCGTTTGGGATACCTTCACCGAATCTCCGGGCGAGCAGGAAGTGGTCATGGAGATTACTGGCCAGCACGCTCACGGCGGAGCCACGGGAGGCAGTTCTCTTGGTGGCGGCGGAGCGGACACCGACGAGCGGCTCTCTGGTATCGATACGACACCCCCCTACGTTGGGCTCGTATACGTAATGCGAGTGCGCTAATGCACATAGAAATCATCTAGTCCCGTCGAAGAATAGATGACACCGAAGCTTCCGAACCCTTGGTAAGGCAGTAGGCGGCGCTACTAGGGTCACTCAGAACAACACAACAAAGGACACAAATACCATGGCCCCATTCCTTCCCGTCCGCGCGGTCAACCGCTCACAGCGAGTCCGTATCGGCAAACAGACAGTCAAGGTCGGCACGACAACGTACGTCGATCTTGCATCCACCGTCGAAACAGGCGGAATCCCGGCAGGTAGCTCGCTGCCGTACTCTCCGTTCAAGGAGCTTCAGAACCACGTAGCCATCGGCGCAGTCATCGTCGTTGGTCCGATCACGGCAAGCAACAACGATTGGGTCGAGGTCGGCACAGGCGGCGTAACGACAGCCACCAAAGAAGCTGAACCCAAAGTTGCCACCACAGCCGGTGAAGTCAACAACCGCGCAACGAACGCGTACTTCGCCTTCCCTGAATTGGCAGCCAAAAAAATCAAAGTTGCTGCGGCAGGCAAAGAACGAATTGACATCGTGACCGTGAAAGAAGCTGGCGGATCGGCTCCTACTATCACGGCAGGCGTCGCTGCCCTCAAAGGCGCAGCCGTTGCACCCGCGACTCCCGAAAAAGAGCTATTGCTCGCTACGGTCAAAGTAACTGACGTAGCCGAAGTTGCAACCGTGACGAACGTCGTCGTTCGCGCGTAACTCGCTCCATCACTCCCAGTTGGTAACGGGTCGTCTGTAATAGGGCGACCCGTTGCTATTCTGCGACCATGAAACACGGGCTAAGCACATACATGAACCACGGCTGTCGATGCGCCGCGTGCCGAGAGGCCAATCGCCTCTATTATCAGGCGTACCGGCAACGCAATCTTGCGCAGTACCGATTGGAATCTCGTATCGCAGCCGCTCGCCGCCGCGCAAGACAGCTTGGTCAGTTCATAGAGGATGTTGATCCCGATGCGGTCTACGTCATGCATGGCGGGCGCTGTGGCATCTGTGACGAGTTGATAGTCGGCGATTTCCACGTAGATCACGTCATTCCGCTCAGCAAGGGCGGGATGCACGGATACGTCAATGTGCAGCCCGCACACCCGCTCTGTAACTTGCAGAAGGCTGCTGCGCTATAATGGGTAAACATGTCTGACATCGTTACCTCCCCTACTCTCCCGACCGACGACGGAATCGTTACGTCGGCCAAGCAATTCTCTGATGCCCTGACACAGGAGCTTACCGATGAGGAGATCAAGCAGGCGTTCGAGTTGACGATCCGCATCACGGAAAAGTGGCACGAGAAATTCGTTCGTCGCTTTAGCGGTGGCATCTTCACCCCCGAAGAAGCCCTTGAAGCCCTGGACGAATTTGAAGAGGAGTTGAAGTACGAACTGGCAACCAGGCTGCACGTCTATGCCACCGTCGATCCTTCACCGGTCTTTGAAGGCGAGGGACCCATCGTTGAGTTCATGGGCGCGTTGCCATCTCACTCGATTGCTAAAGAGGGCTTCGATCATGACAAGAAGACATGGGAGGTCCAGCATGCGACAGAGCGGGGCGAGAACTACTACGGCCAGAAGGGCAAACACAAGAGGAAGAAGTAGATGGCCGCTGATCTACTCGACCAAGCGCTCAACCAGCTAGCGCCAAAGCACGTCAGCGTCGAGGAGTTCGCCGAGAGTGATGAGTACTGCAACAAACCGCTGTATCCTGGCCAGGCTGTCCTGCTCAAGACGATCTTCCTGGAGGAGCTAACTGGGCCAGAGGAGGACATTCTCGATAACTGGATCGCGGGCGGTCGCAACGGTACGGAGGTTCTCATTTCTCCCAACATCCGGGAGCGCGTTCAGTGGCTACGCGATGAGGGCTACCCCCACTTCCGCGAGATCATCTTGGTAGGTGGTCGTCGTAGCTCCAAGGGATTCTGCACCGGTATCTCCATGGCCAAGACCATGTGGGACTGCCTTCAGCTTCAGGACCCCGGCTCTCACTACGGAATCGACCCAGAGAAGGAAATCTACTTCTCATGCGTCGCCGGTTCTGAGGAACAGGCGAAGGAGTTCCAGTATGCCGACTTCTCGTCCACGGTCGAGACGTGCAAGTCGTTCGATCCCTATCTCGTCAAGTCGTTGGAGACGGAGATTCGCGTTGCTACCAACGCGGACCTGAGGCGCATCACGCAGGAGAAAAGCCGAGGCAACCGCATTCAGAAGGACATCGCTCGACTTCGTGGCAAGGCTCTTGCTGCGAACGCTGGTACGCTGCGTGGATCAGCGACCATGTGCATCTGCATAGACGAGATGGCGCACATGATCCCTGGCGAGTCGAAGGCTGCCGCAGATAAGGTGTACGAGGCGGCGGACCCGTCGCTCGACCAGTTCGGTGCGGACGGCATGATGTTCTGCAACTCGTCTCCGTACACCAAGGTGGGGATGTTCTTCGAACGCCACGAGGCTGCCCTGGTCAAATTCGACCCCGAACGCCCCATCGATGAGATCGTCGCAGCAGGTGAGGAGGGCGACATCGACATCAAAGACCTCAACGGCAACCCGCGCATCTTCACGCTCCAGTTCCCCTCTTGGCTACTCTTCCAGGGCTACCAGAAATCGAAGAATCGCAAAAAGCTCAAACACGTCCTCATGGGTTGCCCGGAGTGGGATGTCGATGAAGTAGATGAGAAGGGCGAGGAGCTATGGAATGACAAAGACAAACTGCTCATCCGCGCCGCTCGTGCCAAGGAGCAGGCTAACCCGGAGTCGTACAAGGTCGAGCGTCGAGGAAAATTCGCCGAGGTCACCGATGCCTACATCAATCCGGCGCGAGTCGATCAGATGTTCGGCGGGCTGCCAGCCGAGTGGATATACGAGAACGGCCCAGACGAGCCGCCTAAGATGCGTCTTGAACCCTTCAACACCAACTGGGGCAAGGGCGCGACGAACATGTTCAGGTACAAGTTCCACCTGGACCCGTCATCTACGACAGCGGGCTTCGGATTCGCCATTGCGCACACGGAGATCATCGCCGACCATCAGGGCGTAGATGAGGAACATGTCGTCTTTGACGTGATCAAACGGTGGCAGCCGGAGAGATTCCCTGGCAAAGTCATTCGCTGGCCTACGGTGTTGCAGGAGGTCATGCAGCTAGCCGAAGCCTTCCATCCGTTTGAGATCACCTTCGACCAGCACGAGTCGGTTCAGCCGATTCAAGAACTCCAGGAGAAACTCCAGGAAAAAAACCAGACCACGCGCGTCTTCTTGAAGCCCGCTACTGCCGAACTCAACTGGCGGCGTTGGGAGGTCTGCAAGACATCGATCTATGCAGGGGTCGTGCATGCTCCTAACGACACAGAGGACGCACGCTGGTGCTCACAGGAGTTGAAGTTCCTCCAGATACAGGGCGGCACAGGCAAGTTCCCGAAAGTGGATCGTCAAGAAATCGGTCCTGTGCAGACAAAGGATATGGCAGACTGTGTGGCCGAGTGCATCAACACCTTGATCGGCAACAAGATCATGAACCGTACGCGCGAGCGCCTCTCGCAGTCGGCGATATACGGAGGCGCACAAGGGGGTTTCGGAATCGGTGTAGACCCCGATCCCTTCCAGCGCGGTGGTGATCCAATGGGTGCGGCAGGCTCATATCACTATCCTACAAACAAGGAGCGTGCGGCCGACGCGTATCAGAACCCGGCACGCGGAGTGCTCGGCGGTGGAGGCCGTAGCGGACGACGGGGTAACCGAGCGCGCTGGTAACCATGACTGAGGCTGAAAGACGTAAGGCTCGTGAACGGTATCAACGTCGCAAAGAGATTCATTTACGAGCCGTACGTAAGTGGCAGGCTAAAAATCCCGAAAAGTTCAAAGCGTCTTTACGCAATTGGGAAGCGAATAATCCACTCAAGGTCAGAGCCAAACGTCATCGCCGTCGTGCTCTGGAGACGGGTGCCGTAGGCCATTACACGGAGAGGCAGCTTCAGGCCCGGATCGACTTCTATGGGCGGCGCTGCTATTTGTGTGGCTGCGACTGGGATACGTTGTCATCATGGGATAAAACCATTGAGCATGTGATCCCGCTTAGTCAGGGCGGTACCAATTGGCCAGCTAACCTGCGTCCGGCCTGTAGGGCGTGTAATCAACGTAAGGGCATCACACCTTTATATCGCGCGCGAACTAGCTCATAACGAGTGATGGCAACCTACACACCCACGTTCGTTCGCGAGGGATCACAGATTCTCGCCTTCTTCGAGGATCGAGTTATTGCCTCTGGCACCAGCTTTGCGAAGGTGGAGGAGAGCGCAGTTGACTACCTTGATAACCTGAGCAAGGAGCGCGATGGCGTAGCGGCGGAGAAGAAAAAGTCGTCAGCGACACACATCGTCACTCCCAGCGGGCTCAAGGGTGAAATCCTTGGCAGGCACGATGGCCAATGGGGAGAGAAGCTCATCACCGTCCGCCTAGAGAATGGCCGCATTGCGCGTTATGAGGCGCATGCAGGCAACGACGAGAAGATCGACTACCAGCGCATCGAGGCTGCACAGTCCGAGAGCGCGCTGGAGTACTTGGAGAAAACCCTCAACGAGGTCCCTGAGGGCAGCAAGGAGTCGCTTGCTCATCGCATTACCGTCCTCGACGGACTAGTCGTCAAGGCGGGCTCCGTCATTCAGAGTGGCGTGGCTAACGCAGACGAGATCAAGCTCAACGATATCGTCATCGCAGCCGAGCACGAGAAGCGCGAGGTCAAGGAAGCTCTTGAGCACCTAGAGCAGGCTGACGCTGAGACATTCTCGCCGCCTGCTCCGTATGACTTCGGCGTAGCTGAGCAGGCCGACCTTGGACGCAGCAATGGTACGTGGCTTGATGACACGGTGGACGAGATGGTTGCTGAGAGCGAGGCACAGGACTTTGACAAGCTACTCACCGAGGAGCCTGGACAGTTCGTCACTGAGCTTGATACAGGCGCACTCGGCGATGCAGCAGTAACGCGCGAGCTTGCTCTCTCGCACATCGTTTCGAAGACTGCTGGACTTCGCGGCGAGGAGCTTGAGAAGTACCGTAGCCAGTTCCTAGCCAAAGTTGAGCTAGCCCGCCGTGACGAGTTGAAGGATCGTAAGCAGCACGTCAAGGAGGCGGCTGTGGCGAAGGAGGCCAGCGATGACTTTCCGGATGAGGCTCTGTTCAGCTAATGAGCGCCCACGCAGGCATCTTCGAAGTACTAGCTTCAGACGACAGCGATAGTCGTCTAGCTTCGCGCAAGGCACTTGTGCTAGCGCGAACGCGCATTGACCAGCGTCTTGGCACGTTCCTCGTCGCAGCACAGTCTCGCGACGAGTTCGACTCTCGCTACGCGCTGGTCGGCGCAGATTTCGCTTCCATCGTTCGTGTCGCTGCTGACGAGGTAGGGCACGAGGACGCAAACGGCCTCATCAAGTCTCTTCACGCTCATTACCGCCACGCGGGCAAGCCGCCGTGGCTGGAGAACGACGATGACGACGAGTCGGATGAGAAGCACGAGCACAAGGATGACGACGAGGACGATCACAAAGCTCCGCCGTTCGGCAAGAAGGACGATGATGACGACAAGAAGGAGTCATCGGTCCACGAGGCGCGCATGCCTAAGATGTGTCCTTACCACCACGAGATCGTAGACATCGGTCTGGCGACGGGGGACCCGCAGGCGGGTTACAGTGCGATGGCCAGTCACGCGTGGGGCGATAATCACTGTCAGGGGGCCTGGGAGGGCGGCAAGTGTAAGTTCAAGCGCGAGATGGTCACACAGTCTTACTGGGACGACCGCCAGAAGCAGCTTGACGAGCGCCGTCAGGAGCGGGCTGACCAGGGGCAGGAGAACGTCATTGATCTTCCGCAGGATGAACCAGGCGACTACGAGGAGACTCCGGTCCTTGAGACAGAGCCCGAGGCCGAGATCATCGAGTTCCCATCTGGCGATGAGATCGGGGAGTCGGTAGTAGAGCCGGTCGCGGATGCCGTCCCTTTAGCGGTAGCGGCATCGACCAAGCAGTCTGACGCAGGTAATACCGATCTAGGTGGTCCATCGCCGAAGATAGACAAGAAGCGCTGGACTCCTGAGAGCGTCAAACCTATCGATGTGCCGAGCACGAAACACCCGACCAAGCAGAAGGACCCGACCGAGGTACAGGTCAAAAAGAACCAGGGTCCTCCAGGCGACGCAAGCGCCATCAAGGAGATCGGTGAGCAGACAACTACGCAGGAGACACTTCCGTCTGAGTCAGAGAACTCCGGTTTCCAGGGCGGCGGCGAGGACTTCGGGCCAGCTACGAAAACCTTCCCCAAGGGACCACAGACTAGTCCTGTGACTCAGCCGACGCTTGAGAAAGCAGCGCGATGGAGCGCTACTCGTGTCGTTGCCGAGATGCCGCAGGGTAAGGAAATCTGTCCGCGTTGCAAGGGACAGGGATGCAACGATTGTCAGGGCACCGGATCGGTGGCTTCACAAGCGCCACCGGATAACATGCGCACTGAATGGGACCCCGGCCAGGTCGCTACACCGGGGCGCTAGCATGCCCAGTCGCTTCAACAAAAGCGAACGAGATGAATTCCTCAAGATGGCGAAGACATGTGCCGCATGTAAGGATGGCGACTGCTCTGGGTGCAAGGGCTCTTCATGTGCCTGCTCGCAGTGTCATGGCGCGAGTGTCCTAGACGCACTTGAAAGCAAGACTGCTGGTCCATCTATGCCTCCCGAGGCCGGACCCGCCCCCGAGGCTGCACAGGCACAGCCGTACAATCCGGGCGCATACGAGGGCATGGTGGATCAGATGCATCCGGCAGCACAGTTCAAGTATGAACGCGCCGTGCAGCAGGGCGCTACTCCCCAGGCTGCGATGGCAGCCGCACAGGAACAGCAGACGGAAATGATGGAGCGCGCACAGCAGGGACAGAACACCGAGGGCGTTCAGATTCCTGTGATTGGTCACGCCGATGACGTTGACAAGAATCCAGTTGCAGAGATCATTCACAGTGATTTTGGCGGATTTGTGCCGGTTGCGACTGTGCAACGCGTGTTGGGCACTCTGCCCCCCCCCCACAGGAGCCCGACCAGCTAGAACAAGCGTATAAAAACGCTGTGGCTTTCGGTGATCAACACGAAGCGGAGATGCTGTTTAGGATGATTCAGGAGAAAAAGCAGCGTCTTGATCAGCCGGGTACAACGATCTTTCCGTCCGCCTGGGCTTGAATAGATTCGTTACCTGCTATGATCATGGTGCATGATTCAGCCTGCACAAAAGATGCGAGAATATCGTCAACGTCATCCTGGCGTTGATAAAGAAAGCAAAGAACGATATCGGGCTAAGCCTCAAACCCAAATCCGCGAAAAAGCGGTTCGTTTGGCTAAAGATCGTCGATGGCGTAGTGACAATCGTGAAAAGGTACGTGCTTCACAACGCCGACAAAACCATATTCGACGCGCGTCGGAGGGGTCGTACACAGATGATCAATTGATGGCGCGGGTAATTTTTTGGGGTGGGTTGTGTTATCTCTGCGGGTGTGATTGGGAAGCTCTGCCGACTAAGGCCAATGTCCTTCTGGGCCAACGTTACAAAACCATCGATCACGTAAAGCCCGTGAGTCGAGGCGGTTCTAGCTGGCCTGCCAATTTGCGTCCCGCTTGTAACCTGTGCAACTCCAGCAAGAATGCCCGAAACAGAGGGGTAATAGTAGATGCCCGAGTATGATTCAAAGCGGTTGGACGCCGAGTTGCAGCGTCTTCGGCAAAATGGTCTAGTGATGCCCCGGCACTCTGGTCGTGCCGCGCAGTCATACGGTGAGGCCGTTGACACGACCCGTCGTCTTCAGCGCGCCGCAGGGGTGGGTCTTGACAAGCTGTCTTACTCAGTCGGCAAGCCGATCAGAGACGGCGACGATCTCAACTCTCCTGAGGTCCGTAGGATGCTCAAGGAGAACGAGGCCAAGGTACAGGCCATGGGCAGTAAACGCATCCTCTCGAAGAAGATGCAGCGCACGGGGGGTATCAATCCTTCCTCGCCAATGGGCGGCGACGCCTACAACGCGATTCCGCGCTTCTATGACCCACTGGAGTACTGGGACCTATCGGGCCTCCCGTGGAACGTCGCGGACGAGGGCCATCGCCACAAGCTTCACAAGTGGCTACGTCTGTACTACGCGACCCATTACCTGGTGCCGACGCTGATCGACATCTTCACTCGCTTCCCGTTGATCGGCATGGAGCTAGAGTGCAAGGACAAAGGGCTCACCGATGTCTACGAGGAGATATTCCTCAACAACCTCAAATACGCTGACTTCCTCGTGGCCCTCGGTCGCGAGTACTGGTGCGTTGGCGAGGCATTCCCGCTCGGCTCCTTCGATGAGGACCTCGGCGTCTGGGAGCACGAGGAGTTGATCAACCCGGAGGATGTCGTGATCGACAACTTCCCGTTCCTCAATACGCAGCAGTTGAAGATCGTTCCACCGGACTACCTGCGCCGCATCGCTCAGACCAAGAGTCCCGCGCGAGAGTGGTACCTACTCCAGGAGCAGTACACGGACCTCATCCCGTACTTGCTCAAGGGCGAGCACATTCCGATCTCTCCGGTGATGATCCGCCAGGTTGCCAACAAGATGAACAACTGGGACGACCACGGCACGCCGATCCTCCTGCGTGGACTCCGCACGCTGCTCTACGAGGAAAAGCTACTCGCGTCTCAGGAAGCTATCGCCGAGCGCTTGTACTCGCCGCTCATCCTAGCGAAGCTTGGCATCATGGACATGGGCGATGGCCTACCGCCGTGGTTGCCGACGCCTTCTGAGCTTGAGTCCGTTCGAGACGACCTCGACATCGCGTTGTCGTCGGACTTCCGCCTCATGGTCCACCACTTCGGGCTCGACATCACATCGGTCTTCGGGCGCGAGCAGATGCCGCGTCTGGGCGACGACTTCGACCGCATCGAGCGTCGCATCATGCAGGTCTTCGGCGTCAACCCGTCGCTCCTCTCCGCAGGCTCGAACTCGCAGCCGTATGCTTCGAGCGCCCTCCAGGCCGAGTTCATGAATCAGGTCTTGAAGACCTTCCAGAACATGCTCAAGAACCACTACAAAGAGCGCGCTCTGGTTGTCGCCGAGGCACAGGGTCATCAGGACTACGAAATGAAGGGCTCGACACGCGTCCCGATCTTCGAAAGGGTCGTCATCTACGACGAGGAGGGCAACAAGGAAATCAAGGAGGTCCCGAAGCTTCTCGTGCCCGAGTTGAAATTCTCGACCTTCGATCTACGCGACGAGCAGACCGAGCGTCAGTTCCTCATGGAGCTACGTCAGATGGGCGTGCCGCTCCCGAACGAGGACCTCTTGATCGGCGTCGAGTGGAAGTACAAGGACAAGTTCGAAGCCTACAATCGCGAGTTGAAGGAACAGACCATCGCGCAGCAGCGTGCGAAGATGGAGACGTACTACGCGCTTACCGTCCAGGGCTTGCCGGTGCCGCTCGACCTCAAGGCTGAGTGCGAGTCTGTGCTGGTCCACGGTCCGGGCGCTGGAGGCGGAGCCCCGCAGGGCGCAGAGCAGGGCATGCCGGGTCCTGGTGGACCAGGTGGAGGCGCACCCCCAGGTGGGGCCGCAGGAGGCGCAGGAGCAGGCCCAGGAGGCGCAGGGATAGTCATGCCGCCAGCACCGCCTGGATTGGGAGCCGGTCCGGGCACAGCGCCTCCAGGGGGCGGACCACCCGCAGCTAGCCCGATGGCCCCTGGACCGGCTGGTACCGTACCCCAGGTATCCAACGAGCGCCGTCCTGGTTTGACCTACAACACGGCCATGCATCCGGAGACGGGCGAGACGATGTGGAAGATCAGCGCACGCAAGGAATCGGACTTCGATGCCTTCATGGAGGAGAACCCGGACCTCGGCCTCGCGTTCACGGACTTCATCGCTGATCGCACGACGACCGAGTACGCGGACCTCTCGCGTGAGGAACTAGAGGACATTCACGCAGACTGGCCGAAGGATGCCGCGACGTATCAGCAGAAAGTCTCTGATGAGATCGCTTGGCGCATTGTGGAGGCTAGGGCTACCGAGGAGCGCGAGGATACGGAGAAGACCGCTGCTATAGTGGACGCACCAGCAGAGACAGAGTTCGTCTTGAAGGACAACCAAGAGCTTCAGAAGACTGCCAGCGGCGATGAGTACATTGTGGAAACCCCAAGCAAGCGTCGCGTTCGAATCGAGCAGCAGAAGAAGTACTCGATCATCGACAGCCTTCACGCCGACATCGACCCAGATTTAGACCTCGACCCAAAGGATGATGACAAGAGTGAGTCAACAGAGCCAGAGTCGTCTTGACCAGGAGCCATACTTCTCTCTCGCCAAGCAGTTGATAGAGGCAGGCGACACCAACAGCGAAGTGGCACATCGCATCACTGAAGACCTCGATCTGCCGACCACCGAGAAGTCAATTCGTAGGTTCCGGAAACGCAATCACATCGGAGCACCATGTCCGGTGGACTCACGAAAGGGCAGCGTGCGTTATCACGATGGCGATCAGGCCGACGTGACCACGCCAGCCGGGACTGGGCTTGTGCTGGATGACCCGGATACGATGTTGCGTGAGCGCGGTCTGAATCCCAAAGACTGGGTGATCGACGGCGCGACTGTCAACGAGTGGGATGGACCGAGCCAAGAGGGACCGGTCACCTATCACCAGGCGAAGCTCCATATCAAGCGTAAGCGTCCTGAGCTACAAGTCTTCCCTGCGCGCTCCGATGGATGGACCGCCCCTCCGCGAGCGAAAGCCTCGAACAACAAGACCAAGCTTATCGTCGTCACGGGCGATCAGCAAGCACCCTTCCATGACGAGAAGCTGCATTACCTGTTCTGTGGTTGGCTAGAAGAGAACGAGCCGGACCAGGGCGTAGCTCTCGGCGACAAAGTGGACTTCCCGGACATCAGCCGACACAGGCTCGATCCCGAGAACACCGCTAAGGTCAACGAGTGTGTCCAGTCGGGCTACGATCTATTTCGCGGCTATCGCACGGCGAGCCTCGATACCGAGTGGCTCTTCATGCCGGGTAACCACGACGAGCGCATCCGTAACATCCTTCTCGACAAGCCATCGGTACAGCCTCTCTATGGCGTCAAGCGTGCGACTCCCGAGGGCGAGGAGGACGAGAAGGTTCTCACGCTCCCGCATCTGCTACGTCTAGATGAGCTAGGCATCACGTATGTCGATCCGGAAGGGCCATACGACATGGCGCAGATCAGCCTAAGCAGCAAGCTCGCCGTGCGTCACGGTTGGATCGCTCGACAGGGCTCTGGCGTTACGGCACTGGCCACTCTCGAACACCTGGGCTACAGCGTCATTGTCGGCCACTCCCATCGGCAGTCCCTCGTCTACAAGACGACGCACGACATCGAGGGTGGCACCACGACCCTGACCGCAGCCGAAGCAGGCTGCATGTGCCGGATCGATCAGCAGGGCGGTAAAGGCGTTCGGAAGTTCCCGGACTTCTCCGTCCTTCCGGACTGGCAGCAGGGCTTTGCTACGGTCACGCTGCACCCGGATGGGCTCTTCCGCATCGAGCATGCGACCTACGTCAATGGCGTTCTGCTCTGGCGTGATCAACGCTACAAGTAGGCTGCTACACTGCGCGAACACGTAATCTTTTATCGATCCCGAGGCAATAATAGATGATGACCACGTACGACATATACAAGGGCGACACGAACGTAGGCACGGTGACCGTTAGTACGCACCGGGGTTCTTTCAGTTCGTCACGTCTGGTCAATACGTTCGGCACAAGAGCCACCGAGGGCCTTAGTGAAGAGATGGCGGAGGGTTTCATCACCCACGCGCGCATCGATTGGCCCGTGGTTGATGTAGTGGAGGCAGGCGAGACGGATTGTCCGTGGCGTCTGGTCGAGAGTTCAGAGCAACCGCAGGTATAAGGGTCCGCTACGCGGGCCGTCAAGTCCAGTCACAAGGAGAGAGGCACGATGCCTGTCCCAACAGTCAAGAAGGGCAAGAGGTCGAAGGGCCAGACGTACCAGCAGAAGCAGAATGCGGTCTGTATCACCCTCTATGACACGACCGGCGAGACGCTGAGTCCCCTCGCGCGGGAGGAGTTCGAAGAAGATGCTCTGCGAGTCGCGCAGCAGCACCCCAATGTCCTCCTGAGCATTGCGACGACATGAGGTTCCGTCGCCGTACTCCCATCGAGCGCCTAGAGAAAGTGCTTGTGAGGATGCTGGAGCGCGACCTGCGGGAGGATGCTCCCGAGTTCGCATTGATCGAGTGGTCGATGAGTGCGAACGATGGCAGGTTGAACCTACATGTGGCGACACAACCTGCGTACCGTCGTGAGCCTGTGGTATATTCGGTACCAGGAGGCGGTCCTGACTGATGAGCAAGCTAGCCAAACTCAACAAGCTGAAGTTCATCCCGGCCGGTGATCTGCCGAAAGAGCAGCAGAAGGATCGCGACGAGTATGAGGAGAACGTCAAGGAGTTCTTTGCGAATCCCCTCATCCCCTGGTGGACGAAGGTAGCAAGCGTCGTTTGTCCAGTTCGTCTGCACAAGCCGGAGCGCACACCAACCTGGTGTAAGCGTTGCGGACGCAAGCACAGCAAGCGGGCTGCGTGTGCCCTCGTCATGGTTGAGGACTTGACGACGGAGCCAAAGCAGTCTGATGACCCGGAGCAACAACGTCCGACCAAGCGCGTCGGACACTACATTCAACTATCGACATTGAAGGAGCAGACGGCATGAGTGACACGGCGGAGGTTCGCATCACCAACGAGAAGACCGGGGGGCAAAAGGGACAGAAGTTGCAGCGCTACGACCTGATCCCTTGGACCGAGATGGACAAGGTGGCTGCACTCTACGCCTTTGGTGCAACCAAGTACGCCGACCACAACTGGCGCAAAGGGTATCTCTGGTCCTTGTCATTCGCATCGCTCATTCGGCACGCCAAGGCATTCTGGGAAGGCGAGGCTCTCGATCCAGAAACCCAATGTCACCACTTGACCTCCGTCGTGTTTCACGCTTTGGCCCTGATGTACTTCGAAGACAATCACCCGGACCTGGATGATCGCTTCGCATCTCAAGACCAGAGCGAACCAGTGAGCTTGGAGGACCGATAGGTCGCATGAAGCTCCTACTGATCTACGTGACCTGCGTTGGCTTCGCGCTCCTGGGCGTCGTAAGCTTCGTAGAAGGCAATCCCAAGGTGGGAGTCGCGACAGTCTGTCTTGCGACGGCTAACGCGCTCCTTCTGCTATAAGGAGGGACCATGAAAACAAAAACGAAGGCATACCTATGTGGGCGGATGAGCGGCATTCCGCAGTTCAACTTCCCACGGTTCGATGAACGCGCAGCGCACTGGCACAGCACGGGCGACTGGGACATCGTGTCCCCTGCCGAGCTAGATGATCCGAAAACGCGAGTAGCCGCACTGGCTTCTCCGGACGGTTCACCGGGCTCCGGATCGAACAACGGCGAGACGTGGGGCGACTTCCTGGCCCGCGATGTCAAGCTCATCGCAGACGAAGGCATCGAGGCCATCATCTGCTTGGAGGAATGGTACCTGTCGAAGGGCGGACGCCTGGAGGTCTTCATCGCGCGTCTCCTTGGGCTCCCGATCCTCAAAGACGCTGATCTCCAACCGGTTACGGCACAGGAAATCAAGAAAGCCTACGGTTTCCTCTTCGAGGGTGTTTGATGCCGTACATCACGCCCGAGCATCAGAAGGACGTGGACATGGGTACTCCCCCCGCTAATGTGGGGGAGCTAACCTACAAGCTTCAGCAAGCGCTGCGCGAGTACCTAGAGGAACACGGTCTTCGCTATCAGCAGCTTGCTGAGTGCCTTGGCGCGCTTGAGGGTTGCAAGTTGGACCTCATCGAGCGCGTGGTCAAACCCTATGAGGCGAAGAAGCGCAGCGAAAACGGAGATGTTTGGGGGACTCTTGCCGAGTAGTTACTACCTCAAGCGCAAGAGCGCAATCCTGAAGCGCCACAAAGCCAACAAAGACAGGGTTCAGGAATACAAGTTGGCGGTGGGTTGTTCGCGCTGTGGGTACAACAAGTGTGCTCTAGCATTGACGTTCCACCACACCGATCCTTCCAACAAGCGATTCAACGTGAGTCGTAGCATGAGCTATTCGTGGGAGACATTGAAGCGGGAGATTGCGAAGTGCATCGTCCTCTGCGCCAACTGCCACTACGAGTTGCACGAGGAGGACGGGGATAGCTTTGGGCGTTCAAGGGGCGATTTCTTGCCCGAGAGTCTGCTACACTGAGGCCCATGGCCGACATCAAGCACATCAGCATCAAGGAGTTCCGCGAGCGCGGATACCTCCAGGAGGCCAATCGGCGCTTCTTCCATCCCCTCGGTCTGGCCCTAGAGGTTACGGTCGATGACGAGACAGGCGAGGAGACGCTGAGCGGCGTCTGGGACTATCGTGAGGACCCCGAGGGCATGATCTTTGCCGAGGGCTATGGCTTGGATGTGACCAAGGCGGACAACGTGGACAATGACATTCGGGCGCACGAAGACGCCCGCTTCAAGCTCTTCGGAGCTATCGTGCAACCGTTGGAGCAGTCCTGATGAGCAACATTTCGGCTCCTGATCAACGGCTGCCCGACGAGCCTGAGATCGAGGAGACAGAGGAGACAGGGGTTCCCGATTGGGACCCAACCGAATACATTCCGGTGATGCGGCATCATCTGCATGACACGCTACTGAGCATTCATAACGCCCTTGGCAAACAGTCGGCAGAAGATATCGCTGAAGCCTACCGTGACAGGCGCGAGGTATCACGAACGTCGAAGCTGTCTGAGCAACTGATGCGCGTTGCAAATAGACTCGAAGGGTACCTGGGGTTCCTAGACGAGGAGGACGAAGATGAGCGACAAGATCGAGACAGTATTTCCGAGGATGAGTAGTTTCTCCCAGGAGCGTCCAGTGCGCGTCGAGCGCGCCGTTCCTCGTACGATCACTGAGCACACGAAACCCGGTCCTCCGGAGACGCGGATAGCAGCTTCAATTGACGCAGGCCCGAGCAAGCGTGAACTAGAGGAGTGGTATCACGTCCTCAATGACCTGGTACACCAGGGCAACGAAGACGAGGAGGTCGCCGATCTCCGTGACTCGATCTATAGGTACTTGCGATGATGGGACGCGTCAGGCCACGCCTGTTCATTTTGGCCGGGGTACCCGGCTGCGGAAAGAGCACATGGGCGCGGACCTTTTTCGAACCTCGGCTGATCGTCAGCACCGATGCCATTCGCGAGGTCAAGTGGCCCGGCGAGCCATACAAAGCAGAGCGCAACGATGAGGTCTTTCGAGAGTTCCACACTCGGATCGATTTCCTCTTGCGCCATGACAATGATGCCGTGGCGGATGCGACCTCTTTGGCATCTGCGGCCCGTTACGAGCTTTTGCGCACTGCCCATCTGCGCGGAGTAGAGGCCCACCTGGTCTTCTTCGACAATCCCTCGCAGGCGTTGCATCGTAATGCACAGCGCGAGGGATACGCTCTTGTGCCCGAGGATGCTCAGCAGGGAATGCTCAAGAAGTACCAGCAAGCGCGATGTGATATCCTAGACGAGAAGTACGCTTCCGTCACGATTATCGCTGGCACGCAATGACATCACAAAAGGGACAAGAGCTAACATTCTGGGACATCCTTCGGGGCGCTCCTGCTTACCTCATCAATTACGTTGTTGGGCTTCTCCTTGGCGGACTAACAGACCTGACGATCACGAGCACCTTCTTCGCTAGTGTAGCGTTGGCCCTCGCCACCAACGTATACTGGGCTGTCGCGTTCTTCTTCGTGATTCACATTGTTGTGCGTATCGTCAATGCGGTCAACAGCGCCATCGTGACGAACGGGCGTCTCGCCGGACAAGGCGCTTTGGCAGTTGCCACTGCTCTTCAGCCACAGGATCACAACAGGCTCGCGCTGGACCCAAAGGACCCTGGCCCGCCAGCGGAGACATCCTGATGAATCTCTTGACGATCAAGCGCCAGCACGATGACGGCAACCCCTATATACCGGGGCATCGGTACGAGGATACTTGGGAGCTTGAAATCGGCTGGAACCGGCTCAAACTCAACTACACCCAGTACTCGAAGAACCGTGGATTCTGCACCTGGTACCCGTTCTCGTTCTACTGGTGGCCACCGAGCAACCAGTGGTTCCGTTGGCGCATTCTGGGTATCAAAGTGCGCCTGCGTCAGGGTGGGCCTTTCAGTTACGCCACTCCGGGGGCATAATGTGTGGAAGCAGGAGATCAACGTGCAGGAGCCACAGCAACGATTCAAGGCTAACGCTCGCGTCCGACTACGCGAGGGGGTTGATCCTGGTTTCTACAACGGATTCAGTCGCGTCGGCAACGAGGGATGGGTCAGGAAGAGAAAACTAGACAAGTACGGGTACCCTCAAGTCCTAGTAGAGTGGGACAAGGATCACTGGGCCTACAACGGCCAGCCGGATGGCTGGACCTGGGAGGGTCACTTCGAAATCGCAGAGGATGCAAATATGAGCGAGACACCAGATAAAAACCAACGCGATGAGGCGCTTCAGACGCTAGCTGAGACGTTCGTCAAGGGCGTCGTCTCAATCATCGATGGTGGAGAGGGTCCGGCTAAGTCGGAGCCCGTGGTAGCAGAGGGGGCCGTCGAGGAGCATTGGACGGAAGCTGCGCGCGAGGCCGCTAACGCAGTCTTGAACTCTCCAGCATACATCGTGATCGCCCTGGACGAGCGGCAGGGTGAGGGCGAGGATGGTCCAACTATCGTTGTACCGTACATCATGGTCAATGCCCGTGACGAAAAGCTTCGCATGATCGCACAGTCGCAGCTTGGTCATCTACTGGCATCGCTTCAGGATCGCGCTTTGGAAAGCGCACTCAAGCAGGATACCAATGGCTAAGCATGGCCGACGAGTTCCAACAGGCAGGCGATATCTGCTCGAACTGTGAAGAGCGGTGGGAGAAGGCTGGTAAGCCTCCCATTGCCCTTGTCTCGCTTCCTAGCTTCACGATGCGATATCACGCGGCGGTAGCCACCTGCCCGTACTGTGATGGGCCGGTGCATGACATCGCTGCTGCGACGGCTAGAAGGCGAGAGGTCGATGCTGCTGAGTCCTGAAGAAGGCATTCCGGCCGTTAGCCCTGAACATGCGGAATCACTGAAGAACTCGGACTATGCTCCGTGTGCTAACTCTCAGTGTAATTTCCATATCGCGCCAGATACGCAACAGACCATCGCAAGCCACCAGGATCGTGGCTACTACACCTGCCCCAAATGCAAATGGTCGGCCGATCTACTCGCCGACGAGATGCCATGGCACGGCGCTGATTTCGAGTCCCCTGGCGAGTGGCTTGCAGGCGGCAAAACACGTATCGGACTCACGATGGATGAGCAGGGAGAAATCGGCGAGAAGCTCATTCAGGGCCTTGGCAGCCTACCTGGGTATGGACCGATCCTCTGGTGGCACCCTGGCTCAGCGAACTCTGGGTCCCCTCTTGATGGGGCGACCGCCCAATGGGGGATTGAGGTCAAGACGCGAGGCTTTGACGCCACACACCATCGTTTCGATCCGGGACGACCTGTTGAGCGTGAAGCCAAGAACCGCGAAGCGGGCGAGATGGGACTCCAGGGCATCCTTGGCATTCTCGTCATGCTCAACTTCCGCACGAGCATGGCCACCATCTATGTCAAAGAGATGCCGCTTGAACCGTGGAAGAACTCGCAAGGACAGACTTACCAGGGCATTTCTTCTTTCCGCACCAACGCGGGTGAACGCCTTCTGGAGCAGGTCCCATTCAAGAACCCGTTCATGGACCCCCATCATCCCGCACCGGATGCGCCAGCCCCGCAGCCACCCGAGGATGATCTCCCCTTCTAGGTGGTAATGAGTATGGGCTTTGATCCCGATACCATCACCCAGGACAAACTGCACGAACTGCGTAGTGCGGCCGAACACGCCTGGGGAGACGAGACGCGTCATCCTGACTTCCAGGGACACCCTCAGGCTAGTGCCGGTCAGTGCTTCGTCACGTCGCAGTGGCTAGCCGACAAGCTCGGTGGCTTTGTGGGTACTAAGCACGGTCACTACTTTTGGGTGTCTCCGGACAAGCAGTACGTTATCGATCTCACTGGTGACGAGAACTCTTACGAGCCGACGACCGCAAAGACGAGTCTGTTGGATGAGGACGACGAGCCATATGACTTCGAGCCCGAACAGAAGCGCCATCGCTCAGGGCCGATTATCTACACACGCGCAGACAGCCCTCTCTATCGTGACTTCCGCATCAAGACATATCCGGATCATCCGCGTGCAGAAACGTTCGCACGTCGAGCCAATGCGGCACTGGAGCGAGGCATCCCTAAGCAGGCGGATAGCGGCGAGTGGGGAGACGCATACCCCGGCGAAGAGCCGCAGGCCAATCAAGACTTCGAAAATCGCTACTTCCACGATACGCGCAGCGATCTGGAGCTTTCGATGGAGAAACCAAACGAGAAGGAGTACAAGTTCTTCTACGGCAATGGTCAGCTTCATGTCTCGCCGATGCATAGCCACGATGAACTACGCGATCACTCTGGGACTCCGGCGAACCATGAGGGTCCTATGGCGGTGGGCTACGTCACTGTGCGAGGGCGTGATGCTCTCTGGAGCGTAGAAGGCAACATCGCACTGCGCGGGCTCGTCAAAGAGCTTCAGGACTACGGCAAGCGCGTGGGTTGGACTTGGGGCGGGCTCGTGGACGGTAGCGGTCAACCCATCCACGATGACTTTGGAGCCAAGAAGTCCTACTGGTACACCACCAAGGGCGGACTCAAGCTAAGCGAGGCACCGTTCCGTGGCAGCAAGGGACGTATCGTGGTCGAAGGCAAGATGGCGAAGATTCAGGGCAAGCTCAACCCGGCCGCACGAGCGGGGCTAGAGGAATGGGCTGACGACTTCGGTCTTCGTCTAGCCGAGTATCCCGGCGGCACGGACATGAACGACCGCATGAAGAACAAGGAGTGGACGGAGGAATACGACAAGGGCAACCCGGAAGCCGAGCCCCAGAAGGCATTCGATGGCGAGCCGCAGGGTGAGCTAACGTGTTCGACATGCGGTGTCGTGCTGCCGAACTTTCGCCAGTACGTGTTGCACAACAAGCAACATGATCCCCTAGATGCGGCTCCCGCTTACCTGGATGACGGTCACTTCCCAACGCTCAACGACAAAGACGACGTTCTTCCTCTTCGTCTTCGCAACAGCGAACCTACGGCGCAACCGCTAGCTTCCTTCCGCGAAGCTTCGACTGTCGAAGACTTCGACCTCTACTCCAAGCTCTGGGGTTACAATCGCGACGAGGGCTATGTCTTCTACGGCGGCTATCTCGATGGTCAGATCGTCGGCTATGGCGTTGTGCGCCCCGGCGAGGACGAGGCGGAGGTTGTCATGGTGCATTCGGCAGTGCATAACCGAGGCGTAGGCACGGCCCTTTTGCAACGGATGCTGCTTCACTACCCGAATGCGTACACGCATGCAGACTCGCCAGAGGGAGAACGGCTCGTGCGCCGCATGGGCATGGTCAATACGAGCGGGCATCGCTACGTGACCGCAGCGGGCGGCAAGGAACCAAAGGACCTGCTCGAAGCGCCTCTTCCGTTCGTCTACGACATCGACAAAGACTACATCACGGTAGGTCATCCTGGTATGAAGACCTCGGACATCATGGGACAGTTCACGCCGGGTGGTATCGTGGAGGGCTACTACGAGCCCGGTGGCAAGATCGTCATCAACACGACGACCACGATGCCGTACTCGACCTATCACATGATGCAGCTTTGGTACTGGAGCCATCCTCACATGGAGATCACGAGCCTCGAACTTGAAAATCAGCAGGGTAAGGCACAGAAGCTCGCCACGGCGGACGTTGGCTCCTACGTCAAGACACTCACTGCGGCCGATGGAGCAGCCTGGAACGCCTTCCAGGCGCTACGTAAGGCCGGGGGTCATGTCTACGTCGTGGGCGGTGCCATACGCGATGCTCTACTTCAGAAGGAGCCGCGTGACATTGACTTCATGGTGTCGGGCCTCCCGGCTGAGCAGGTTGAGAATGTGCTCGACAAGCTTCCGGGCAGCGTCAACTGGGAGGGCAAGCGCTTCGGCACATACAAGTACCGCACCAAAGGACAGGAAGTGGAGATCGCTCTGCCGCGCACGGACACCTACGAAGAGGGTGGACGACGAGGCCAGGGCAAAATCACCGTAGACCATAACCTACCAGTGGAGAAAGACCTTGCGCGTAGAGACTTCACAGCGAACTCGATGGCGGTTGACCTTGAGACGGGACGACTTGTCGATCCTTACGGGGGAGCGAAGGATATTGAGTCCCATACCCTCCGTACTACTCACCCCGATTCCTTTGACGAGGACCCGACGCGTTTGGTACGCGCTCTCGTTGCTGCTTCACGGCACGGGTTGGTGCCGGATGAGCGCACCCGCAAGGAGATGGAGGAACACGCCTACCGACTCGACAACGAGTCGCCAGATGCGCTCAAGCAGCAACTAGACAAGCTCCTCGCAAGCCCCAATCCTGCCGGAGCACTACGCCTCGCGCAGGAAACTGGCGTGCTGCATCACATGTTCCCGGAGCTAGCGAACAACTTCGACTACGATCAGCGCAACCCGCATCACAACTACTCCCTTGGTGAGCACAGCCTGAACGTGCTCGACAACGTATCGCATCTGACAGATGATCCCGAGGTCCGTCTCGCGGCTCTCCTCCACGATGTTGGCAAGCCAGCTTCATCATGGGTCGATCCTGCGACAGAGGTTACGCATTACTACCCCGGCATGATCGACGGCCAGCCGGTCGGTGCCGATCACGCGAAAGTGGGCGCAGACATCGCCGAGCAACGTCTCCGTGAAACGTACAACTACCCCGTCTCGAAGATTCGTAACGTCCACAATCTCATCAGCCATCACATGTATCCCGATTTCAGTTCTCCTAAGGGCGCAAGACGTTTTTTGAATCGAGTGGGAGATTCGGCAGATGATTTGATGACCTTGCGTGAAGCGGACATTGCCGGAAAGGGTGCAGAGAACAAGCGCAATCAAGCAACGGTTGATCAGCAGCGCGAACTGGTTGAGCAAGCTCGCCAAGCCGGTGCTCCGACCACCCAATCGATGATCTCTGTGAACGGAAGCGATTTGCTTGTTCTGGGGCTCAAAGGACCTCAGATAGGCACCGTTTTGCGACAGTTGACAAATGACGTAGTAGAGAATCCCGCCTTGAATGAGCGCCCTGCGTTGCTACAGAGGGCTACAGAATACGCTCAAGCGCAGCCTAATACGTAGAACAACTGTGATTTCAGCGTTTACGGACTACATTTGGGCGGCGGGCTTTCTTGACGGCGAGGGAAGTTTTTACATGGACAAGCGATTGACCCGTGGGAAGTACTTGACGGTTCGTTCTCATGTTATGGCAAATCAAGCCGTGTATGCTGCGCCCATTGAAAAGCTACATGGTCTATTCGGTGGCACGTATCGGGAACGAAAGGCGCGAACAAGTACGGGCAAGCGTGTCTATGAGTGGCAGGTGACCGCCAATGAGGATGTGGCGAATACTCTAACGTTGGTGTTGCCGTTCCTTGTTGTCAAGAAACCGTTGGCAGAACTTCAGCTAGAGCTTACGCATCACCAAGGCAATCGTTTTGGGCGGGGTGGGAATCCGCACGCCGAGGAGCGCTTGCGTATTTACGACCGCTATGCTACACTCAGAGCAGAATACCATGCCCCTGGGTCTTCCGAGTAGGATCAAGTACATCAATGTCAGCCGACGGCCTAAACGTTATTTCGTCAAGCGAGCCGATGGGGCGCTTGAAGAAATCTTCTGCATCCATCTTGTTCATCCCGACCGACGAATTGCCGAGGCGCTTTCTATGCGCTGGCATCAAGACACGAGATCAGACGTTCATGCTAGTTCATAAAGAGTGTAATGCCGAGGATAAACGAACAACCAAGGAGTCTCTATGAAACGCCCGAAGGTCCCGGTTGGGGCACACATCAAAGCACACTGGCCGAAAGCCCCGAGGGCAATGGCCAAGCTCAAATAGATGATCCCTACTTCCCGACTGCCGAGGATGCAGTAGAAGCCAATCGGGCATCTTTCGCGGCCCATGGGCAGGCCAACCATGCTCTTCTTCGTCCCGAGGTCCTACAGGGCGCTCTAGGCCGCGCACAGAACCAGTACAACTATACGGGCAGCATGGCCAACGCAGCAGCGGCACTCGCTCATGGCGTAGGACAGGCGCAAGCGTTTGAGGATGGCAACAAGCGTACAGCCTATTGGTTGACCCATCACTTCCTGCATGAAAATGGGTACGGCCAGATCGCCCCAAGCGATGATGAGGAGCTAGCTGACCATCTCATTGGGTATGGAGAGGGCACGCACTCGATGGAAGACACGGCAAACATGTTCCGGGGTCGCGGGCACATCTCTCGCACAGCCAACATCCTTGATGAAATCCATGCAGAACTGTCACCCTTGGTATGGGACAACCCCGCCGCGACCAAGCCAGTCCTCAAGCCTCTCCACGCGCACTGGATCAAGAAGTCGATTTACGATACACTCGAACATGCGGGTTACACAAACGTGGAGGATTGGCTCACTCTTGTGCTGACGGGAAGTTTGACTACGTACCAGTATTCAGAGGACTCGGACTGCGACGTGAGCTTGTTTATCGACAGTCGTATTTTTCCTGAGTGGTCCCGCGCAGAGATGATCGCGCTCATGGTAGATAAGCTCGATGGCAGACAGATGCCGGGAACGCCGTTTCCTCTTCAAGACTTCGTGGTCGGCGGAGGTATCAAGCCCAATGACCTATACAAGCCGGGACTGCGTTCCGGCTATGACATCGACACGAACCAGTGGATCGTGCCTCCCGAGAAGAACCGCGTGCATGATGTGAAATCAGAACAAGGAGGCTTCTACGCATGGGCGCTCCAGATGGCAGACAAGATGGAACGCCTTCTGCGCTACGAGCCCGACGCGGCGATTCGCTTCTGGCACTCGATCCACAAGAAACGCCAGATCGACATGAAGAAGGGCAAGGGCGACTATGCCGAGTCCAACATCATCTACAAGATGCTGGCCAATCGCGGGCTCTTTCCTCAGATCAGCGGCGTAAGCGGCGAGTACATCGCTAAGACGGCCGCAAGCGAT